TTATGTCTTGTATTTGAACCGGTGAGCTGTGCCGTTTCGGAAGGCGATGGCGGTGATCCGTCCGTCTGTTGCTTCGACCTCCTGCACGATGTTCAAAACGAAATCCCTGATTGCCGTTGGGTCGAGTGTGCGGACGAGCTTTTCATAGTCAACGCTGGCGTCCTCGATCAGCTTGTTGACCATGATGAAGTAGCTGGCTTTCTTCAGGAAGTCCGAGCTGTCCTCACTGCTCGAAAGACCGGTTGCGGCCAGTTCTGCGATCCGCTTGTCTGTCTCCGCGAGCTGGCGTTCGATGTTGGTACGCTCAACGATGAAATCCTTCTCCGGCATCGCCTCGTCGTCGTACAAAAAGAGCGCGTTCAGACGAGAGAGCGCCGTCTCCAGCTTTCGCTTACGCGCCCGCAGGTTGTCCATATCCCGTCCCTCGCCGCTGGCTGAGGTGAATGCGTACTGAGGGCGATACTCGACAGCCTCACCAGCCTCCGCGAAAGACGACAGAAGCTGTTGGATGGCTTCGGAATTGATACTCTCGACGTCCTTGAATGTCTCACCGCGCAGCAGCTTGCGCTCCAGAATATCCGGCTGTACGTCTGCTGCGCTGTTGCGAGCTGCTCTGATGATGTTGGCGGCGTAGTTCAGGACGAAGGAGCCGACCGTGAGATCCGAGATGTACTTGTTGGTGCAGGTCGTTCCCTTGCGGCGACGGCTGGCGCAAGCATACTGAGATGGGCGGAAACCGTTCGCCCTACGCCTATCTGCTGAGGCCGACATATTTGACCCGCAGATGCCGCACCGCATCAGGCCGCTGAAGATGTGTGTATGCTTTCTGGCGTATGACTTGCCCGGTGTCGGTGTCCCGCGCCTGTTCCGCGTGAGCAGGAACTTGATACGGTAGAACTGATCCTCGCTCAAAATAGGCTCGTGATGATGCTCGACGCAGACCCACTCGCTCTCGTCTCGTCTCTCGACGCCCTTGCCGTCCGAGTGGACATTGTAAACGTACTGACCGATGTACCACGGGTTCGTAAGAATAACATGGACTGAGGTCGGCGTCCACGCGAAGCCGCGCCGCGTCTTTACGCCGGCGTCATTGAGCCACTTGACGATATGCAGAAGAGACTGATGTTCCTCATATAGCTGCGCCATCCGGCGCACATAGCCCGCCTCCGTCTCACACAACTGGAACGAGGCTGTTTCCTTATCCCAAAGATAGCCGTATGGGACGCGACCACCGTTCCACTGGCCGTTACCTGCTCTCGACAGCATGACGGCTGTGACACGCTCAGAAGTTTGCTTCCGCTCGAACTGCGCGAAGACCATGATGATCTGGAGCATTGCCTCGCCCATTGCCGTCGAGGTGTCGAACTGCTCGTTCTTACTGACAAAGGCGACGCCGAGATGCTTCAGTTCCTCGCTCATGGTGGCAAAGTCGATGATGTTACGGCTGATGCGGTCGATCTTCCAGACCAGCAGGTGCGAGAACTCACCGGTACGGATGCGATCCATCATCGCCTGATAGTCCGGTCGGTCTGTGTTCTTGGCAGAATAGCCGGGGTCAGTGAACACGACGTAGTCGTTGATGCCAAGAACCATCTGACAGTAAGCAATCAGCTCGCGCTCCTGCACCTTCAGCGAGTCCTTGTCGACCTGCCAGTGGGTCGAAACGCGAATGTATATCGCCACCTTGAGGGCGGATAGTTTGTCTCGAATAGACATAAGAAGACCTCCGTTTGAGAAATTATTGGACAGTCCACGGACAGTCCCGCGGAAAGTCCGAGGATTTTCCACGGCAACCGTCACCGTCACCTACACCGTCACCGTCACCGTATCTATACCGGAAGATAATATAAGGGCGAGGCGTCGCTGCGCGAGCCCCGCCCGAAAGTGATTCGACTCAGTAAAGGACCTCGATTAAATGCTTGAACATTCCGTCGTCGAAATCGCATAAGCACTTCGTTCCGTCCTTAAAAACGATGGAGACAGTGTGAATGCCCTTCTTCTTGGCGGATGAAGCGCCTGCAATGGCGCCGACAGCGCCGAACGCGGCAGCTCCGAGAATACCGCGAGTTACGCTGCTGCCGAAGCTCGTATTGGTCTCCTCGCCGATGACCTCGTAATGGTCGACCGTATCCTTGTTGATGAATGTCTTCTTGCCGAGACCAAAGGCACCGTAGATATACAGCCCCTTCTTGGCGTTCTTGAAGTCGATGTACCCCTTGTAGTCGCCTGCTGTGATGACGTTTGTGATAGTCATGGTCAATGAACCTCCACATCAGATTTTGCAACAGAGAGAGCGAATTGCTCCGCCGCGGAGACGAACGCGATCTCTCCGGAAAGCACCTTGCCGATGTCGGCGTAGTAGAACCCTGCCTCGTACTCATACGGAGGCGTTTTGCAACGACGCAAGTCTACGAAAGGCTTGTATGCCTCAAGGAACGGCTCCACCTCAAAAGAGAAGACCCCGGCGCGTTCCAGAGCTGCCTTGATGCGCCCTGGCATAATGTAGAGATCCGCGTGTCCGCCGGAGATACTGAATGTGAACAAAGCGAATGAGCGACCATCGGGCGTGGAGAGCTGAATGGTCAGTTCGGTCGGCATGATTTTGACAGATAGACCGGTTGCGGACTCCAATGTGTACACCAACTCCGTGATTTCGTCTGGATCGTATCCACCGTTTTCGGAGAACCGATTGATGAACTCGCTGCGGGACAGGATCGGGCCGCTGACATACTTCCATTTGCGAGGCTCTTCGACGACTGGCGTAAACGGAACGGCTCGCCGCTCAACTATGGACGTCTTCGTCAGGAGGTAGGGAATGACGATGGTTTCGTCTCCGCGCTCGTAGACCTCGATCTCGGCTAAGGCGAGGTTGAACGACATTGAGGTGTTGTCGTTCAAGAAGTCAGCAAGCTGCTGTACACCGGTGCGGATGCCATCGCCGATGATAAGAAGCAGAAAAGAAGCGTTCTCCAGATTGACATTCAAACTGTCCGTGAGAGACTTTTCATCCGAAAAAGACAGAAACCCCTTCGCTGCCATCAGGTCGATGATCCGGTGCGCCTGACCGTTCTTGCGGTAGGTGTAGTTGTACGCAATCTCGTCCAGCTTGGCGGCGTCCCATTTCTGAAGCTCTTTGGCGTAGTCAATGATCTGAGCGACGACAGTGCGACGCGCCTCCTGATTGCGGTACAGCTTCGTCTCGACAATGACAATGCCGCCGCTGGGGGTGACATAGAGATTGTCGATGTAGCCCTGCGTCTCACCGGAGCCGACGGGGACTTCACGACCGATGCAGACGAGGTCTTGGTATTCCAGCGAGACGCCGGCTGCGGGGATCATGGCAGGGTTGTCCTCCAGCAGTTCCTGAAGCCACGCCTCGTTGAAGTTGCCAGACATGAACGGTGTGCGCGTCAATGGTGCAACCGAACCGTTCGTGCCGATACAGAATGCACTCCTGCGAGTGCGCTCACCGTAGATCATGGTCAATTCTCCTTTCGATATTTGTTCAGAACAGCTTGAATTACCCTCCGGTCTTCGGGGGAAGCGACCTCATAGAGGTCTGCGACATCCTGAATCTCCTGCGGCATGACGTTGTACCGTTCGCCGGAAAGACCGAGCAGCCAGTCAAGCGAGACGTCGAAGAAATCGGCGAGGCGCATCAGGTTCGGGAGATCTGGCGTTCGCCCGCCGGACAGGTAGCGGTGAATGGTGGTCGGCGCCATGTTTGTTTCTGTGCCGAGGTCGACAACAGCAAGCCCTCGCGCTTCAATAAGGGCGGTCAGGTTCGCTCTGAATTTGGAAAAGTCCATAGTAATAGTCCTCCTGTTACCGATCTGCTTATATGATATTGCATCGCGGCCTGCTTTGCAAGAAAAAACCTACCGCTACTGACCAAAAAAATACCGAAAGCGGCCGAAAAACTCTTGACAATGACCGATTGGTAAGTTATGATAAGTACAACGGTAACACCAAACACCAAAAGGAACGGAGGTGAACGAGATGAAACCGCTCGAAATCAAAGGAGCCCGCACAAGGCTTGGATACACGCAGCAGTACATGGCAGACAGGCTCGACATATCCTTGGACACATACAGGAAGAAGGAGAAGGGAGTCATTAAGTTCGCCGACACCGAAAAGGTGACTGTTGCGAAGCTGCTGGAGCTGACCGCCCAGCAGGTGAACGACTTTTTTTTCGACGGGCAGTTACCGATTGGTAATGCTCAAGATGTGACGCGGTAATTCGTTTTTTATTTACCGACGAATGACCGATTGGTTCGTTTGCCTTGTCACTATGGTCATTATAAGCGATTGGAGGGCGAGAAAAAATGGGTCGTGGAGCCACGAAAGCGGCGGGTAATGTCTGGTACGAAGCCAGAATGGAAGCCGCAAAATGGAACGACAAGCTCCTTAGTCGAGCTGGCGCCGCGGAGGCGCTGAATATGTCTGAGGATGCGGTGAAGGACGCAGAACTTGGCTTGAACAAGTGTATGCCCGTAGATAAGGCTGTCCTGATGGCGGATCTCTACCGCAAGCCGGAGCTGCGGAACTACTACTGCCTGCATGAATGCCCGATTGGCAGAACGCTCGCCATCTCGGATGAAGCACCGGGGCTGGAGCGCGTGACAGTGAAGCTGCTCAAGAATCTGCGCGTCGAGGACTTGGAAGGCGTCAAGGACAGGCTGGTTGACATCGCAGAGGACGGGAGAATCAGCGATGACGAGAAGCCGGCACTGGAGGAGATCTTGACCTATCTCGACCGTTTATCGAAGACGGTGAGCGAACTCCGCATCATCGGCGAAAAGGCACTTGGAAATGGGTGGCGCGATGAATGCTGATGAAATCGTCCGAATCCTCGCCGAACAGTACGGCATCCGAGGGGCTGCCGAACTCGACCAGAGAATCCGAGAACAGAAAGCTCTCGACATATCAATATTTCGCAGTATAGCCAAGGAGGAAAAGGCATCATGACCAGAATGGAAAGACGGAGACGCAGACAGCGCCAGATACGGCGGCGCGTGGCACTGGCGCTCACGGTGGCGGCGATTACGACCGCTGCGGTAACGGCGGCGGTGACGAGCATCAACGCCGACGCGGAAGATACCCCGATGGAAGCCCTGCCGACGGCAGAAGAAGTCGTGAAGCAGGAGCCGATGGCGGAGCCGGTGCAGCTCGTTTACGAAACGCCTCTATGGGCGGAAAAACCGGAGCCTCTCGCGCAAGAGGTAACGGAAGACCCGGAGAAGCCAGAGAAAATCGAGCAGGCTCTGGTGGAGCAGGGATACCTGCACGAGGAGATACCACTCAATTTCGACCTGCAATGTCACCTGATTACCGTCTGCGAGGAGTACGGAGTTCCGTACCATATCGCGCTGGGCGTCATACAGGCAGAAAGCTCGTTTACGGCGGACGCATCGAACGGAACCTGCTTCGGGTATATGCAGATTAACAAGATCAACGCCGAATGGCTCTCTGAAAGCATCGGCGTGACCGACCTGACTGACCCGTACCAGAACTTACGGTCTGGGGTGTTCATCTTGAGCGACCTGTTCGGAGACTACGGAGACTGGCACAAGGCACTGATCGCGTACAACTACGGTCCGTCCGGCGCTCAGGAGCACGTCTTCAGCAAAGGATACACGACCACTGGTTACAGCAGAGCGGTGATGGAATACGCAGACGCTTGGCTGGAGGTGGTCGGAGAATGATCGACACCGGCAAGCTGAACTTTGACGCGCTGGCCGACATCGTATTTGACGTACAGCGACGCGAAAGATACCGGTTCGAACTGGACGACATCGCCGAAATCATCCGGTACACGGTTAGAAAGGCCGATCTGAACCACAAGGATGCGGATTACGTTCCGATCCTGTTCGAGAACGAACTGCGCGACCATGTGATGCGCGAAAGAATCAATGCAATGGGGAGGAGAAACTTATGTGCGACATCTGTATGCGCAGCCCTTGCCTGAGCGGCTGCCCGAACGCTCCGGACCCGATGCCGGTGGCGCACTGCTGCTCCTGCGGAGAACCGATTATTCCCGGCGACGAGTACGGCATCATCGACGGTGAGACGTGGTGCGAGGACTGCTTGGAAGACCTGCCGCTCTGCGTCCTGATACCGAAGCTGGGCGGAGAATGGAGAACCGCGAGCGAGGAGGACATACCTGATGGATACGACGGTTAAGATTCCAGAAACGCCAGAGCTTCGGTTCGACGAAAAGAGCCACATCTACCGGCTGGACGGCGTAGAGATACCGAGCGTATCGCGGGTCATGAAGCCGTTGAAAGCGTCAAGTTACGCAGGTATCAGCGAGAAGACGCTGGCGCGGGCGGCGGATAAAGGCTCGTCTGTCCACAACAGCATCGAGAACTGGCTGAAGTTCGGCATTGATGACATCCCGGAGGAGCATAGACCGTACTTCGATGGATTTCTGGAATGGTGGAACGAGTACCAGCCGGAAGTGGTCGCCTCCGAGGTGAAGACCTACCACAAGCTGATGCGATACGGCGGGACGATAGACTTGCTGGCGTATATCGGCGGGAAGTTGACGCTGATCGACTTCAAAACGACGTACCGGCTGCTGGAAAAGACCTGCGGGGTGCAGCTCGAAGCCTATGCTCAGGCACTGGCAAGCCACGGTATTACGGTCGAGGAGAAGCACATCTTGCACCTGACGAAGGATGGAAAGTGGGCGTATCCAGAGTTCCCCGCAAAAGATCCTGTCCGCTGGCGCGTATTCAGCGCCCTGAAATGCGTGTACGACTACACGGTAGCCTGAAAATATGAAAGGAGTGTCAGTATGAACGAAGCAGCCGTTATTGGCAACAACGCCCTTGTCCTTGACACGAAGGAAGAGGAGAACAAGCTCGGCAGGCAGGTCAGCCTGATCGAGCAGAAAGCAGAGTCGGTCGTGGTCGACAGCGATGATGGATTCGCCTATGCGGGCGAGCTGACCAAGCAGGTCAAGCAGATGCAGGCGAAGGTGACCGACTACTGGGAGCCGATGCGTAAGACCACCTACGAGGCGTACAAGTCGGTGACCGACCACAAGAAGGAGATGCTCGACCCGCTGGCGTCCGCCGAGAAGATCCTGAAAAAGAAGATGGGCGCCTACACCTTGCAGAAGGAGAAGAAACGCCGCGAGCGCGAGGAGGAGCTTCGCCGTCAGGCTGAGGCTGAGATGAACCGTAAGCTGGAGGAGGCCGCCAAAGCTGAGAGCGAAGGCGACGCACTCGGCGCGGAGATGGCAATGACCGAAGCGGAGGTCATGGAGAATGTAGCGACTACCGCCGTTATCAAGCCCGAGGCACCGACCATGAAGGGCGTAAGCACAACGAAGACATGGAAAATCACGAAGGTTGATCCCACGACCGTTCCGACCCACGTTCAGGGCGTGGAAATCCGCCCGGTTGATGAAAAAGCAGTCCTCCGCCTGATTAAGGCGACCAAGGGAACCATCAAGATCCCCGGCATCGCCTACGAGGAAGATGTGGCGGTCAGCGTCCGCAAGTAATTTCGACATAGGAGGTCAAGAATATGAGCACCGCATTGAGCAAGGCCGAACAGAACGCGCTGACTGTCAGCTATGACGTTCTCGGCACCCACGTCGAACTGGACCTCCAGTTCGTCAAAAGCTACCTCGTAAGAGGAAATCCTGAGAAGATCACCGATCAGGAGATTGTGTTCTTCATGAACACCTGCAAGATGCAGAAACTGAACCCGCTGGTGGCTGGCGAGGTCTACTGCATCAAGTTCGGCAACGAACCGGCGCAGATGGTCGTCGGCAAGGGGGCATACCTCCGCAGGGCATTCGAGCATCCTGACTATCTCTGCAAGGAAGACGGCATTGTAGTCGTCAGGGGGAGTGACATCCTCCAGAAGGAAGGATGCTGCCTGTATCCGGGAGAGACTCTTCTGGGCGGCTGGTGCCGCGTCCACTTCGTCCGCAACGGCAAGGAACGCACAGCGTTCAAGGAAGTTCAGCTCGCCGAGTATGACAAGGGACAGGCGAACTGGAAGAGCAAGCCGGCAACGATGATTAACAAGGTCGCCATCAGCCAGTGTGTCAGAGAGGCGTTCCCCAAGGATTACGAGGGGCTGTACTCGGAGGAAGAGATGATCGCGTCCGGCGCCATTCCGGCGAACTACACGATTATCCCTGAAACCGGAGAAGTCATCGAGGACGATCCGACCATCACGCAGGAGCAGCGCCAGACGATGTTCAAGATGGCACAGTCTGCGTTCGGCGCAGAGGAGGGCAACAACCTCCTGAAACGTCTACTGAAAGAAGAAGGATATGAGTCCACCCACGAACTGCCGACCTCGGTCTTCAACAAGGTTGTCAACCGCATCATGGAGTTGAAGGCACAGAAAGAGGCTGACGATGCGGAAAACGGAGAACAGGGCGAGGAAGCCAACACCTCCGACGATCAGTGAGCAATCAAAAGGCGGTGCAAAGCCGCATGACATGGAGGTGAGACCGTGGCGTGGATCAGCGTACACGAAACCATAAAAGGTCCGAAGCTGCGTGAGTTCCGCAAGCAGCTTGGGTGCTCCGAGTTCGAGGCAACGGGAGTGCTGATTTACCTGTGGCTTTGGGGACTCGACAATGCGACGAAGGATGGGCTGATCCTCTCGGCTGACGAAGACGACATTGTGCAGTTCATCTCGTATGCGGGAGCTGGGTGCTCGCTCGAACCGAAGAAAATCGTAAAGGCTCTGTTCGACAGCGGCTGGTTGGATTGGACGGAGAGCGGCATCTACATCCACGACTGGGATGTGTGGCAGGAGCAGTGGTACAAGGTGAAAGAGAACCGCGAGCGAGACGCAAGACGTAAACGTGAAAGCCGTCGCCATAAGCCCGTGATCGAGACGGTCGCAGACGCTCCGGCGGACAGTCCGGTGGACATTCCGTCGGATAGTCCACCGGAAGTTCCAGAGACACCTGAAGCGCCACCGCAGGGTGGCGACGAAAAACCACAAGACCCCGCATACCCGACGCCATTTGAAGACTGGTGGACGGTGTACCCTCGGAAGATCGAGAAGGGGTACGCTTACAAGAAGTATCAGGCGAGGCGAAAGGATGGGTATTCCGATGCGGAGCTGCTCGAAGCGGCGAGGAACTATGCAGCACAGTGCAAGAAGCTGAAGACCGAGAAGCAGTACATCAAGCACCCGAAGACATTCCTCAGCGAATCGCTTCCGTTCCTCGACTTCATTCCAAAGAAGACGCAGCCGGAAGTGGTCGAAACCGCGAGCGGAGAAAACCCGTTCCTCAGATACAGGGGTGATGACGAATGAACTTCGACCCATATTCGATGCTCAAGGCCATAGCCGATAGAGGCATAGCGAACCAGAAGGTCAATCCCGGCGATACATACGACGCTGACGGATGCCTGACCTGCGGAGTCTGCAAGCGCCCGCGGCAAAAGTTCATCATGGTAGCCGCACCGACAGACGAGGAGCCTGAGCGAAAGATGCGGATGAAGGTGACGACGCAGTGCGATTGCGAGATAGCCAAGGAGAACGCAGAAAAACGGCTGAAAGAAGATCAGGACGCGATGGAAAAGGTCATGCGCCTGCGAAAGGCAAGTCTGATGGACGCCAAGTTCAAGGGCGCGACTTTCGACAACTTCTCGGTGACGAAGAGCAATGAGCGGAACCTGAAGCTCTGCAAGCGATATGCCACAGCATTCGATACGATGCTGGAGAAGAACCAAGGATTGATACTCTGGGGGAACGTCGGAACGGGAAAGAGCTTTGCTGCTGCCTGCATCGCAAACTACCTGCTCGACCGCGGCGTTCCGGTGATTATGACGTCACTGGTCAAGCTGCTGGAGCTGATTCAGGGCGGCGAGGAGAAAGAAACTGACATCCTCGCAAGGCTGAACAGTGCGAAGCTGGTGATTTTCGACGACCTCGGAGCTGAGAGAAACACCGACTACGCCCTTGAGAAGATTTACAACATCGTTGACAGCCGGTATCGCAGGCAGAAGCCGATGATCTTCACGACAAACCTGACCGTTGCCGAAATGCAGGAGGAGACAGACATCCGGTACAGCCGCATCTATGACCGAGTGTTCGAGGTCTGCTACCCGATGCAGTTCATCGGTCAGAGCTGGAGAATGAAGACCGCCAGCAGGCGCTTCGACGAAATGGAGCAACTGCTCAACGGAGAATGAGAGGTGACCACAATGGAGAAGAACAGCCAGATGCACTACCTCAAAATTGGGAGTGAAGCCGACCGAGTAACGGTTGCTTCGATCCTGTATAAGAACGGATATTCCGTCCAGCCCGTGAAGCAGAAGAAAGATGGACGGAGCAATGAATACCTCGTCAAGTATTGGATTGGCGAGACGACGGTGGAGGGGGTCGAGATGCCGAAATGAAAGTGAAGTTCACGGTGCTCGGCGAACCGCAAGGGAAGGGACGACCGCGATTCCGAAACGCGGGAGCATTCGTCCAGACATACACGCCTGATAAAACAGCATCGTATGAGAACCTGATTAAAGTAGAGTACAGGCGGCAGTGCAGGGACTTCAAGTTCGAGCCTGAGACTCCTATTGACGTCAGAATTACCGCATACTACGGCATCCCGAAGAGCAAGCCGAAGAAGACGCAGAAGCTCATGGAAGAGCGAAAGCTCCGACCTCTCAAGAAAGCGGATGCAGACAACGTCATCAAGGTGTATCTGGACGCGCTGAACAAACTTGCATATCACGACGATGTGCAGGTTGTAGACCTTCAGATCAGGCGGTTTTACAGCCGAGACCCGCGTGTGGTAGTCACGCTGCAAGAAGCAGAAACGTGGTAACGAAATAGGAGGTAAATATGAAGAAACTCGCAACACTCAGCCCCGGACAGATCTTCAACTTCGCCGGTGAACAGTTCGTCGTTATGGAACAGCGCGACGGCGCTGCGTTTGTCCTGCTGGCTCAGAGTAAGGAGTCTTGCCCGTTCAATGACAAGGACAACGCAGAGAACCGCAACGACTACACCTGCTCTACCTTGAAGGAGCGTATCGACAAGTGGGTGGAGGCCCTGCCTCGCACCTCGGAGGAGGCCGCGGCCATTCTCCCGTTTGAGGTGGATCTGAGCTGCACCGACCGTAGCAAGAGCTACGGCACCATCACGGTCAAGGCGGCGCCCCTGACGCTTTGGCAGTACGGCCAGTTCAAGGAGTTGATCCCGCTGAACGAGGATGACTGGTACTGGCTCGTCACGCCTTGGGCGTGTCGGTGGCTCCGCTCCCCGTACACCTACTACACCGTCAGCGTGTGGTTCGTCTACTCCAATGGCAACTACTACAGCAACTTCGCATCCTACTCGCGCGGCATCCGCCCCGCTTTGCTTCTTAACTCTGACCTCTTGGTCTCTTTGGACGACGAGGTTGAGAAGGAGTCCTGCGACGAAGGCGATACCTGCACCTGCGGAAAGACTGTGGACCTCTCCGGCGTATGCACGAAGGACCTGATGGCAGAGATCTACCGCCGCCTCAGTACAGAAGAAGGGGAAGACGACGATGCGTGACGAACTTGAGTTTGACGGCTTCTGGGAAGGAGCAACGCCGTACCGTTGCGATTGCTGTGGGAAGGTAGAAAAGTTCCGCTTCGACAGCAAAGACGAAGCATTCGACTCTAAGAAGCACCGCAAAATCCTGCGCGAGCGTGGGTGGCTCACGACCAAGGTGAACGACCAGTGGAAAGACTTCTGCTCTGAAGAGTGCAGAAACAAATACATCCGGAGCAATACGCTCTGAGACTGAAGGAGGAACATACAATGTGCAGCACCAATGAAAGAAACCTGAGCCTGAATGGCGACACCTTCGCAATCCTGAAAGAGCAGTTTGACAAGATCCTGAACCGCACCGTCGGAAATATGGAGATGAAGGGCGCAGACGACGCGGTCATCACTCTGAAGCTGAGCGTCAGCCTCGAAAAGAGTTCCGTGACCGTCGGTGACGACATCAAGGAGGTCACGAAGCCGACCTTCAAGCACGACATCTCCTCGGTGATGCAGGTCAAGGACAAGGTATCCGGCCAGACCACCGACGATTACGCGCTGGTGTGGGATGAAAACGAGAACAAGTACGTTCTTCGCAAAATCGAGAATGGCCAGATGTCCTTCGATGACTTCGACGCCAATGGGAACCCAATCTACGATGCGGACTACCACGAAGTTCCGGCAATCGGAGAAGGCACCAGAGGGCTTCCTGAAGCCGCTGAGAGCAACGGCACGGCAGACGGTGAAGATACCTCGGACGAAGCGGATGACACGACTCCTGACGCTTCTGGCGAGTTTGGTGACGGTTCTGTCGACCCCGCGCATGATCCGACCACGCCGTTCGGCTGGCTGCGTCAATTCATCGGCGAGAGCATGAATGTCACCGAGGCGATGGGCAACTACACCGTCCGCACCCAGAGCAACAAGGTCGTCCTGTCCTCCGCGACCGGTAGCGAGAACCCGTTCTATTGCCCCGCGGAGAAACTGAGCCCCCACGTCGGCCACGAGGTCGTGTGCGTAGGTTACGGCGGCGAGGAGATCGTGAATATCTCCATCGAGTGCGAGGACTGCAAGGAGGTCCTGTTTGACATCAATGCACCCGGCATCAATGACGGAGCCGACGCGGACGCAGCCGATAACGCCGAGGAAAGCGCCGACGTGAGCGAGACGGACGGCTACGAGTACGACAAGCCCGAGGAGGAATGACCTCCTCGGCTCTGAAAGGAGGGCGGTCGGATGAAAACCCCGATTGACATCGTCAAGGGACGGATCACCGACATTGACGAGCACGGCATCGTGACCATCAAGTGCCGGTACGATGACTGGAGAACGCTGCTGCGAAGGCAATACAGCGAATGCCTCGTCCAGATGATCGACAGCCGACCGCTCTCCGACAAGCAGCGCAGAACCTGCTACAAGCTCCTGCGGGAGATTTCCAACTTCACGGGCATGGGACTGGACCCGACCAAAGAGTACATGAAGCTGAAGTTCTTGGTGAAAGACCTCGAACAGACCGCTGACCAGATGTTCTCTCTGAGCAATGCTCCCATGAGTCTCGTGTGCGCTTTCCAACGGTTTCTGGTACACTTCATCCTCGATTGGGACATTCCGTGCAGCTTTCCATTGCTCGACTTCGTAGACGACGTTCAGGATTACATCTACGCCTGCCTGTCGAGCAAGAAGTGCTGCATCTGCGGAAAGCCGTGCGATCTTCACCATGTCGACCATGTGGGAGCTGGACGTGACCGAGACGAAATTATCCACGAGGGCATGGAAGTCCTCCCGCTTTGCAGAGAACACCACACCGCGGTACACGCCATCGGCTGGCTGACATTCCAAGAGAAGTACCATCTGAATGGCGGCGTCGTCCTCGACAAGGATCTCTGCAAAATCTACAAGCTGAAGCGAAAGGAAGAAAACGAATATGCTGAACAGGATTGTACTGATGGGGCGCCTGACCCGCGACCCTGAACTCCGCAGAACCGGTAGCGGAACCGCCGTCTCCTCGTTCTCCATCGCAGTTGACCGAGACTTCAAGGGGCAGAGCGGTGAGAAGGAGACGGACTTCATCGACATCGTCGCGTGGAGGAACACCGCTGAGTTTGTCAGCAAGTATTTCACGAAGGGCCGCATGGCTGTTGTGGAGGGCAGACTCCAGATCCGCGACTGGAAGGACAAGGAGGGTAACAACCGGCGCAGCGCGGAGGTTGTAGCCGACAATGTCTATTTCGGGGATAGCAAGCGTGACGGAGACGCTGTGGGAGGCAGCTACACCGGCGGCCAGACGGTGCAGAGCGGAGGGTTCAATGAAATCGACGAGGATGACGGCGAGCTGCCGTTCTAAGTGGAGGAGTTGGTTGGATGATTAAGACAAAGATTGAGTGGTGCGACTCCTCGTGGTCTCCGATAACCGGATGCTACCATCCCTGCCCATACTGCTACGCCAGAGCCACAGCCAACCGTTTCAAAGGATGCGACATAGCCGAAAGCGGCGCGGCGGACACGCCCGTTGTGGACCTGAAGGAACGGCTGAAGGTAACGAACAAGGACGGCGTGACCAGAAATGCTGCGTACCCGTTTGGTTTCACTCCGACCTTCCACGAGTACAGACTGGATGATCCAAGAACCAAGGGGTTCGGAAAGACGATTTTCGTCTGCTCGATGGCTGATATGTTCGGTAGCTGGGTTCCGGAAGAGTGGATCGTGAAAGTCTTCGACGCCTGCAAAGCTGCGCCCGGTCACAGGTATCTGTTTCTCACCAAGAACCCACAGAGGTACATAGACCTCTACAACGCCGGCATCCTGCCGGACGGAGACGAGTTCTGGTACGGCTCGACTGCAACGACTGCGGATGCGCCGGTGTTCTGGTCAGAAAAGCACCACACATTTGACAGCGTCGAGCCGATCCTCGGGCCGTTCAATTCGGAGGACGGCCTCAAAACGATGGGCAACACGGATTGGTTTATCATCGGAGCTGAAACCGGCAACCGCAAAGACAAGGTGGTTCCGAAGCGAGAGTGGATTGAAGGCATTGTCGACTACGCAAAGGCTACTGGCAAGCCGGTGTTCATGAAAGACAGCCTGAAGCCCATCTGGGGTGGCGACCTGATTACGGAGTTCCCGTGGGAGGCAGAAGAATGAGCGTCGTAGCAGCAAAGGTTTACGAAAATGGCACCATCAGAGTCGCTGCCGACTCGATTATTGTATCCGGTTGGTCGAAAAGAACGAGCAATTTCGGAAAACTTGAGCAGATCAATGGCATGATAATCGGTAGCGTCGGCACCGCCTATGAAGCGTCCTTGATGTGGCAGTACATGAGAACCCACAAGCCGGACGGAGGGACAGAAAAAGATGTCCTTGCTTTTATCGTTGAGTTCGTGAGGTGGAAACGAGAGCTTACCGGAGATGCGACGGTGGTGAACGATTATCTGCTGGCGTACAAGAACAAGCTGTTCGAGGTGTCCGGATTGTTTGTTCATGAAATACAGGACTATGTTGCGATTGGAGCTGGATGCGATTTTGCAACGGCTGCTCTATACCTTGGTCATTCCCCAGAGGAATCGGTCAAAGCTGCTTGTGCGTTGTCCTGTGTGGTCTCCGAACCGATTGTATCGTGCGAAATGTAGGAGGTGCGACATGGGGAAGAACGGATACCTGCAACGGCAACGGAACACGGTCAATGTCTACCGACAGGCGGAGAAGGAGACCTGCATCCAGTTCATGACCGATACGCTGATCCTGACCCTGAATGACCCGGCAGTGATGGGGAAGGACGTGTTCGGCGAGAAGCGGATCAAGAAGGTCGTAGAAGCGTGGGGCAAGGTGTTCGACAAGTTCCACGGAGCACTCGAAAAGGGAGATGAGCAGGACTTCTGGCAGATCAAGCTCGATCAGAACCTGATGGGAGTTTTGGGCGAGAAGGACTTTGTTCCCTTTGCGAAGCGGTACGAGTGGGTGAAGGAGGGCTGACCTCCGCGGTGCTCGGAGAGAGTGAGGTGACGGGCTGCCCGAGCTATGGACGAGAAACGATATGACACCGACGCGGTGAAGGCAAAGCTGGCGGAATACGTCGAAAAGGTGAAGTATTACCGGCATCAGTGCGAAAGAATGGACCGGCTCCAGACGAAAATCATAGGTGTGGGCGCTCAGGTTCTCTCCGATATGCCAAAGGCTCCAAGCCACGACAACGACAGGGCTGCCGACCTTATCGCCCAGAAGATAGACCTTGAACAGGAGCTGGGCGATACGGTAGCGGAACTGCTGGAGGAACGGCACGGAATCGAGAAAGCGATACGGTCACTGAAGAACGCAGATCAGCGAGCGGTGATCCTGAGCCGATACATCGACGGTGACAGCTTCAAGGATGTCAATGAGCTGGTGTTCGGAGGTAAGGCAGATTTCGCCGACAAGGAGGACAGCTACATGAGAAGGGTGTTCAACATCCACGGAGAAGCCCTGATCGGGCTGGCAGCGTACTACGGGCTGTATCAAACGGATACAGAGAATACAGCGGAAGCGTAGCCTATACTCCATCATTCGGCAATCTTCCAGCGGTTTTAGAAGCCAATTTGCAGCAGAGGACGGCAGAGATGCCGCCCTCTCTTTTTGGTGTACGATAAATATATATGTTGATTAGTAAGAAAATATTTTAGTAAAATCAACGGAAAACACTTGACTTAGGCGCACGGTGTCGTATAGTTAAGATACGATAAATCATACACCAAGCCCGAAAGGCAGGAGGATACGAAGATGACCAGATTTCAGATGGAACTCAGCGGAATGCTCGGTGAGTTCTGGAAGAAGCAGGCGGAGCAGGAACTTCAGAAAGTGAAGTCCGACTTGGACTCGTGCAGAATCGCCATCGACGGAGACGGAGTCGCTCGCAACTGCATCGGCCGTGCGCTGGCTGATGATATGCTCGAAAAGGTCGAGCTGGTCGCCCCTGACTGTGTGAATGTGTCAGCGACACGCGCCACCCACGCCGCGGAACGGGACGAGGTCCTGAAACGATACGCCAGCCGGGAGGTCGGTGCGGAAGAGATGCACGAAATGAGATCGGCTTTCGGCGCCGGAACCACGGTGGTCGATGCACTGACCGGCAGAAAATATGTGGTCTGAAAGGAGATCAGAAATGGAAAGATGTTTGCTTGACCTGCTTCAGCGGGAAAAGGATTACGCGACTCGCATCAATCGCTCGGAGGACAGAATCGCCGTGCTCAAGGCGGAAATCGAGCACACGAAGGAGGCTTACTGCCCGTCCGAATGGAGAGACCGAGATATTGCGGCGACACAAAGGTGGATTGCTCAGGAGGAAGACGAAATAGCTTGGGCGAGATCCAGTCTTTCTGATGCACGGAATGAGATGCGAGTGTATTTTGAGGAGGTGTTCAAATGAAGAACGGAGGTTGGGTTCGGTGGAGACATTGGACGGAGAGTGGGCTGGTTGCGTTCGGGCAGATGCCTATCCGAGATGTCGGGCGGGAGCTTCAGAAGTTTGAGGCTGAAGCCATCAAGGTCCTGAAAGAGACCGGCGCAGATCACGTCTTGTACGGCGTGAAAGAATACGACAGCGATGGGGATCTGGACACGGTACGCTTCTATCTTGAACCGATGTCGGAGCAGGAGTTCGAGGATCGCGTTGTGAAGAACAGCGCAGGGATGACGGTCTATGCCGTACACAAGAGATAAGGAGGAATGCGAAATGAAACTGAAGGACATGGTGGAACTGTTGTCAAACAACGATGCCTGCGTGGTACTGAAGGTGAAAGACGGGCAGGAAATGAACCTGATCTCGCTCGGCTGCTTCAATGGAGATGAAGTGATGATGCGCCTGACGAAAGGAAGAGATGTGACCTGCACATTGTTCCGAAAGAACGGCAAGAACTTCTCGTGGCACTGGGGAGCAAGCGGGTTTACGCTGGTCACAGATCAGGTGTGGCGAATGGGCCAGCTCATTCAGAGTTGTATCGAGAATGATTTCGACATCAAGTGTAAGTATTGAGGAGGGAGAAGGCATGATTCTGAAAGTCCGTGACGAGGGAGACTTCAACCTGTCCATGAGGTTGAACATCAACTACGACATGGAGTACATCGAGGTCACTGTGTATGTGTGGAACAAGAAAGCACACACGACCATCACGAAGACGTTCAAGGCTGACCACTTTTCTGAGGCGCTGCGGTACTTCGAGCAGCAAGAAGCGTTCCTGTTTGGGAAGAAGGAGGATTGACGATGGAAAGAGATTTCTGCGTGGACACCCCGCTCGGCACCCTGCACGTCTATGCAAAGCATAGCATCACGGATTCGCCCGCTGATTACCCCGGCGTGTATGTGGATCTCGTCCGTAACGGCCATGACCCGGAGATGCTTGCCTGCGTGGAATATGACAGCGGAGATGGCACGATGCTTACCACCGCATACGACATTGGATGCGACGATCCGATCTTTATCCACCATCACGACCTGAACGATGGAGAAGCTGAAGACGGCGAGGGCGATTATACAGCATCCATCCGCGAAGCTACTTCTGGCCTGTATGTTGTGGAGGACGAGGAGGGCGCCGTCGAGCTGGGCGAGAAAGGTAAGCGACTCTTGTTTTACGATGAATGCGAAGCAGAGGACACGCTGGAGCGCCTGAACGACGGAGAAGATGGGTGCTACGTCCTACTGAGAGAGGATGGGGAATATGCGAAACGAAGAGAATGAGCGCACCCTGCATAGAATTATGGAGCATCTACGGAACGGCGGCTCATACGCTGAGCGAGTCGAGAATGTCCGCTATCCATACGACCACAAGGTATTGTATCGGACTGCGCATGGGAACATCGGTTGGAGCCACTTCGGTTCAAGTGCCTGCGGAATGAACCTGCGCGATTTGAACTGGACGATCCGGACTATTTTCGAGATGACCCCGTCAGCGTTCTTGATGCGCTATAAGGAACTGCCGGCAGGTGCCTGATTTGACACCGACTCGCCGCAAACGTTGATGCGGAACGAAAAAAATCAGAAAATCAACGATTTTCCTATTGACTTAGGAGGTAGGTGTTGTAACGTAAAGTTACGATAAATCAATACCACAAGTTCCGATAGGAGGACATGAAAATGGCAGGCTTTACGAAAAAGAACATGGAAGTCATCGTCAACGAGGCGAGAACCTTCGGCGAGTGTTTCCTCGGCAATGTCAGCTTTGACACCATCAAGGACAGCCACAAGTGGCACAAGTTTCTGAGAGAGAATCACATCGAGGATTGTTTCCTCACCCGCCGCGACGAAGGTAGCCACAACGATGGCTGGTTCCTCGTCTGTGTTTGATGCGGATCTGCACCTGCTGGATCAAGAAAGGAGATCGCTGATATGAAATGTGCTGATTGCTGCTACTGCTGGAAGGAAGATGACGAGCAGTACCCGTCCTGCAAATGGGAAAGCCGCGGTCCCGGCGATTGCCCTCCCTGCGAGGTTGACGACTACGAGGAGGGTGAGTGAGATGAAGGTGCTGACTGAGCGGACAGAGATTGCCTCTGCCATCAACTTCAAGAAGTACCCGGTGGTGACCATCGACGTTTCCAAGCGAGACGACTACGGCATCGTTGGATGCCCTGTCTGCGTGGATGCTGGACTCTTCCGAACTGGGGAGCCGCATTATGTCCGTGCAACGTGTCGCGTGTATAGAGACGAACAGAAGCTGACGTTCTCAAGCGGATGTGTTGGCCTTAGCGCCGATTTCGGATACCGAGACATCGAGGAGATGCTCGAATATGCAAACGCGCCGATCATCCAGAAAGACTCGGAGATGCTGGTGGTGATTATCGACAGCGCGAATAGGATCGCGTACTCACCGGTGGCTGTGAGAACTGGATCTCGGGTAGACCCGAACTGCCAGACACCTATCAGTTTGGCGGAGCCGCTGAGCTTCGCAGCGTTTTTCAAAGAAAGAGAGGGCGAAGGCAGATGAAATACTACGCGACGATCACGCATAGCCGCGGCCAGTTCGAGATCGGCGGCACAAAGGCAAGTTTGATCCGAGATCTGAAGACCATGAGACGCTCTAAGAAGATCGACGGACTCGAAAGCATCCGCATCTATGCGGTTGACCTGAAAACCGGAGCACGGGCGGAAGTATCGCCGGAGGAAGAAGCCGCAATTTGGAAGGAGGCGGGACTGTGACTGAACACCAGACCGTCCCGATGCCGTGTGGACCGCACCACAGCGAACTTGCTGCACTGCATCGAAAACTGCGAGGTGACGCTCGATACCAGAAGGCGAGAAGCTGCAAGCACTGCACCGATACCGCTGATAGCTTTAACCGGTATGTTTCGACCTACTGCCACTTGCGACAGGAACACATCGCCGGTGCTGATAAGGACTTGCTCGACAGGTGTATGGCCTGCGAGCTGTATGAAAGGAGAACATGATGTACCAGATCGAATTGCACTACGGCTATCAGGAATGCGAGGACGGCATCTACCATGCCTTTGAAACGTCCGACATTGATGAATGTGCTGACAGCCGAGAGGTTGCAGCGAGACTCGCCGGGTTACTCGACTGCACACCAAACGACGAGAGCTTCAACTGGAACTCGATGTACGTTGCGCTGCCTGAGAAGACGGTGGAGCGCATCCGCGCGGAGGGCTATGCGGCCGGCAGAGTTGGCGTACTGGCCCAGATGATTGAGGGACCGTGGAACAACGACGCCTGCAAGGGCTATGCCATCATGGCAATGGAACGTGCTGGCCTTGACCCGGAGATGATCCGCAAGGTCAGTAGTGCGATGACTGACTGCTTCGACGATACCACGGTCGCGGAGGCCGGCCGGTACTACGTGAAAGGGGCGGTTCGATGAACGACGAGACTACACGGATCGCCGAACGGTACGGCATCACCGAGAAGTGCGCATCACTTGAACGCGACCTGCTGAGCATCGACGGTGTGACCAGCGTGGAGTTTGACCTGAACGGGTTTCTGGATGGCATACATCAGGTGATCGTTCTGGTGGGGTACGATTTTCACATCGTCACAAGAAAGCTGCGGCTCGCTGTTGATGTGGTGAATACAGCGTGTCTGCATGGACTCGAAGAATCTGGCGACCGGATTGAGGACTACGGGGAGCACCTGTACCTCGTCTTCAACTGCGGGCCGAGCTGGCCGAAGAAAGGAGAAACCGAAAAATGAGTGACTACGAGAAGTTCCGGTTGCAGTGGATGATCGAACACGGGCATTCTTTGCGCGAGCTGATGGAGGAGCTGCAAAGCCTTCAGTACGATGATCCGGAAGACAGCGACCGCATTTCCACTCCGATTACGGAACTGTTCGCGGAATGGGAGGCGGATCGAGGCTTCGGCTCCGAGATCTGGCCTTGCGAGGAAGAGTATGAGTCCTGCGAAGCTGTGGAGAGGTATCTGGACGAACTGCACGATTTGGTAACGAGGGAGAACGAAGGAGAAGTCCTGTCCGAAAGCGAAAAGCAGATGTATGTTTGGCTGGCGGACGAAATCCATCGACGGGGCGGAGACATTCCGTTCGGTGTAGAAATCTGAGGAGGAGAAGGTATGAGTCTGTATAACATGATTTGCGGGTACAACCCGGCTTGCTTCTGGCTGATGCCAATGCTCGGACGACGGCAGGACGAATGGCCGCGTTTCCGAGATTGCTTCGTCGGAGATAAGGGTGACACCATCGTTATCTACACGCGAGTTGGAGGCGGAAACAGAAACGCCGGGTATGGGGAGGAGGCACTGTATCAAGACCCGAACTTCGTCAAGACGTGGGATGACGAGTATGACAGCACCTATGGCTGTTATGAGTTTTCCGTTCCCGAGCAGTGGAAGCTGGACTTCGAGAAGATTATCGGCGGCAGAGCCAAAGAAATCTCCAAGGAGTACAAAGCAGTTCTTATGGAGTTCTTTCCGAAGCTGGCACCGCAGATCTTCGATCCGGATGTGCAAACGGAGAGTGAGACATGAAGAACATCTATTTGCTGGCCGGACCATCTGGTTCTGGCAAATCCAGCGTTGCACACGAGCTGACGAAGCGATACGGCCTGAAGGAGGTGTGGTCGTACACGGAGCGCCCGCCTCGTTATGATGGTGAACCCGGCCATGTATTCGTCACGCCTGAGCAGTTCGACGCGGCTGGCAAGATGTGCGCGTTCACGTTCTACAACGGCTACCGATACGGCGTACCGGGGTCCATCATCGAGGAGAGTGACATCTACGTCATTGACCCTGCCGGAATCCGGTATATGCAGGAACGGTATTCGGGCAGCAAGGGCATGGTCGTCATTGCCATCTACGCTTCACTGGAGGAGAGGGCTGCGCGAATGCTCGAACGCGGAGATACACAGGCGGCAGTACGGAAGCGCCTACAAACAGATGAAAAGGAGTTTGAGAATCTGCATCTCATGGCGGATGCGTGGTTCAGAAACGATAAGCTGGATGAAACCGTCAAGGCGGTGCATCTCTATATGATGGCAAGGGAGGGGCAACTGTGAGCAGAGCGAAGATTGAGCGGCGCTACCGAAAGATGCAGGCGGATGCAAAAGCGTTCGGGGCAGAGCTGCTGACGAAAGCAGAAACCTTCATCGACGACGAACACCTTGACCCCGTGTGGTACGGCGGATACATCGGTGGCCTGAAGTACAAGGGGTACGAGCTGTCGCTGGAGGTTCACGGTGACGTTGAAATCTGCGGCTTCATGAACGGGCGCGACTTTGAGTATGTGAACCACCTGAACACTGGAGCAATGAGCTTGACGGCATCCGACCATCTGAGAACGACATTCAAGAGCGACGCGGAGCTGTGGGATGCGGCAAATGCAGGCCCGGACGCAGAAAACAAGATCGAGTTCAACGAGAATAGCTGGGTGGATGCATTCGTCCTGTACCCTGACGAGACGTGGAGCGAAGGGACCGTTGTCGATGACGCGGACAACGTGCTGGACGCCTGCGGCGGGATCTCTGCGTGGATTGACTGGCTGGAGAAAGAGTTCATCAAGGAGGGGACGTAAATGAACACAAAAATCAACTACCTGTACCGCGACGCGGACAACTACAAGGCCCGTAATGAGTGCATCATCCGCGGAGAGCTGACGGAGGAACAGGAGAAACGCATCATCGGCAGCTTAGACGAGGAGACGTATTTCGTACCAGCTTGCGTAGGTATGCCGGAAGAGAAGTTCGGAAGCGAGACAGAGGCGGACCACCCGTGGTTTGAGTGGTGCGGAACCGAACCGACTGAGAGGAAACCGACGCTCGACATTGACGCCGAGGAGCTGACCGTGCGATTTGAAAAGGCGGGTAACGGGTGGCAGGAGGTCCGGACAGCACCGAACGACGGGAGGCTCCCGTACTGCGTCACCATTCAGGAGAGCTTTTCACGCACAGTTATTGTTTGGGCGCACGAGAGAATCGGTGCAGAAACAATCGCACAAGAGCTGTGCAACTCCGGAGAAATCGACCTCGGCGGAAACGACTTCATCGACCGCGAATGCACCTGCGATGGCGTCGCTACGAAGGGCGATCTGAAAGAGTTTAAGGAGTACCGCGGCATTCAGTGATTTTCTGTCTCGTTCACAGAAAGACAGGAAATGTCACATGATTTCAGGAGACAGCATAAAAGTTCATTGCAAATCACCGTTTTCCTGTATTATCGTGTAGCATAGAAAATCTGACAGAGCTGTTAGGGGACAGCAAATGTCACGAAGCACCGCCGAGAGGCGGTGCTTTTTCATACACGAGCGAGGAGGTACACGAAAATGGATAAACGGATTGAGGTGGTCGAGCGCCGCGTTGGAGAGCTGAAGCTCGACTTCGGCAACCCCCGCAAAATTAAGAAGCAGAAGCGTGAGGAGCTGGAAGAATCCCTTGAACGCTACGGCGACTTCGGGACTATCATCATCAACGAGCAGAACCAAGTAATCGGCGGCAATCAGCGCGTGACCATCTTTCAGAGGCAGGACCCCGATATGATCGTGTCCTGCAAGCTGCTGATCGGATACTCCCTAAAGGAGCAGAAGTACATCAACATCAAGGCGAACAGCCACGCCGGCGAATGGGATCTCGCCGAGCTGGGAGACTGGACGGCCGATCTGGTGGACGGCTTCAAGCTCGATTTGGAGTCCAAGCCCGACAAGAACGTGGAGGAGCGCAGCATCAAAGAGATGGAGCCCATCCACTACGAGAAGTACGACTACGTCCTGATTGCCTGCCGCAACGAGCTCGACTACAACGATCTCGTCCGCAAGCTCGGCATCGAGGGTGGGCAGGTCAAGGTAGCCAAGACCCGCCACATCAAAGGGCGGGCGATCTGGTACGACCAGATGAAGGCGCAGATCCTGAACCCTGAAGAGGTGGAGGCAAGGGAGGGTGAGCAGAATGCGTAACATCCGATTTGCCACACCTGACATCAGCCGACTGGAGACTGAAAACATCAAGAAGACGGTCGACACCCGCTGGATCACAGCGGGGCCGACTGTTCATCTCTTTGAACACAGAATCGCCGAAATGAGTGGCTGCGATAAGGCGGTCTGCTTTGATAGCTGCACTGGAGCGATGGAGATGACGCTCCGCGCTCTCGGTATCGGACCGGGAGACGAAGTGATTACTACCCCGTACACCTACTCGGCAACGGCGGAGGTGATCCGAAATGTTGGAGCGACCATCGTGTTCGTTGATTTGGCACCGGACAGTTTCGAGATGGATTACTGGAAGGTGGCGGATGCCATCACGCCGAAGACCAAGGCCGTGATGCCGGTCGACATCGGTGGAAAGCTGTGCAACTACGATGCCCTGTACGAAGCCATCAGCCGCAGGCAGGCGGTTTTCCATCCGTCCAACGAAATTCAGAGAGCGTTCAACCGCGTGATCGTTGTCGCAGATGCGGCACACAGCTTCGGTGCGGACTGGGACGGATTCGTCACCGGCCAGCTTGCCGACTTCACTTGCTACTCGTTCCATGTCCTGAAGAATGTGACGACCGGCGGCGAGGGCGGAGCGGTGGTCTGGGATAGCTACCCGTACGAATTTGACAGTGAGGCGTTCGAGGAACACCTGCGGCTGCTCGGTGACCACGGGCAGACATCCAGAGACAAGAGCAACGGGTGGGAGTACGACATCGCCTTGTTCGGATACAACAGCATCATGACCGACGTGGACGCCGCAATGGGGCTGGCACAGCTCGACCGCTTTGAGGAAATCAAGCAGAAGCGCATTGACGTGACCGCGACCTATGACGCGCTGTTCGACGAGATGAACGAACACGGACTGCTCGTCAGACCGATGATCCGACATTTCGGCATGAACTACACCAGCGCGATGCACCTGTACCCTGTACAGCTTCCTGAGAGCACATCGGTCCGGTTCGTTCAGTTCCGTGACGAAGCGCAGGAAATCTACCGCAACGCTGTGTGGCGGTATATGAAGGATGCCGGCGTCCCGTGCAACGTGCATTATAAGCCGCTGCCGATGATGACCGCATACAAGCAGGCGGGATTCGACATCAAGGATTACCCGAATGCCTACAAGACATACGCCAGCCTCTTGACGATCCCGTATCACACGGAGCTGACTGAAGAAGAACAGAGATACATTGTGAGTAAGCTGAAAGAGGCGGTGATGGAGCTGTGACAACGACATTGGCAGGGTCGAAGATCCTGATTACCGGTGGAACCGGAACGTTTGGCTCTGCATTCCTCGACAAGGCGCTCACGGCTGGTGCGGAGGAAGTCCGCATCTTCAGTCGAGACGAGAAGAAGCAGTACGACATGGCTCAGAGGTATAGGAAGCACGACAACGTCCGCTTCTTCCTCGGAGACATCCGCGACAGGCGCTCGATTGACTCTGCGATGCAGGGCGTCGATTACGTTTTTCATGCGGCTGCGATGAAGCAAGTTCCGTCCTGCGAGCAGTTCCCACTGGAAGCCATCAAGACCAACATCAACGGCAGTGACAACGTACTCAGCCTCGCCATCCAGAAGCGAGTGAAGAAGGTCGTATGCCTGTCCACCGATAAAGCTGTATATCCGACGTCTGCGATGGGGATGACAAAGGCTTACATGGAGAAGCTGGCGATGCAGAAGGCCGCGGACCAGAACCGTACCGAGATCTGCGTGACCCGCTTTGGAAACCTCGTGGCATCACGAGGGAGCGCCGTTCCGCTGTTCATCGAGCAGGTGCAGAACGGTATGCCTATCACCATCACTGATCCGGAGATGACCCGTTTCATGATGACCGTCCGCGAGGCGACAGACCTCGTGGAGCAGGCGTTTATGATCGGAGAGAACGGAGACCTTCTGGTGAAGCGGTCGAAAGCCTGCACCACCGGAGATCTGGCGAAGGCAGTATGCAGATACCTGAACCTGCCGGCGGATTATCAAACCGAAATCATCGGTATCCGCCCCGGCGAAAAGATGCACGAAGCTCTGCTTACCGAGGAGGAAGCCTATCTTGCCCGCATGAAGGGGGACTACATGGTGGTATCCCACAAGCGCGAGCATTACGGCATCCTCGAAGCGGAGTACCGCTCCGACCTCGCGGAACGCATGAGCGCAGACGACGTGCTGCGGCTCATTGAGAGTGTGTTCGAGGAGGGGGCAGAGAGATGAAACGACACCTGTTCGTAGTAGCGCATCCGGATGACGAGGTGCTCGGAGCGGGCGGGTTCATCTACGACGCCGCAAGGGCTGGCGACGAGATTGGCGTGGCGGTCCTCAACACCTGCGACACGACCAGATACGCCGGCCATCTGGAGCAGATACGCGACGATATGCTCGAAAGTCACAAGATACTCGGCGTTCGGCATTTCTACCCGTTCGATTATCTCGACAGTAACTTCCACAATGCCGACCACCGAAAGATGGTGCAGGACATTGAGGAAGTCATACGGGATTTCCAACCCGACTACATCTACACGCAGCACCCCGGCGACATCAACACCGACCACTACTGGACAGCAGCGTCCTGCATGGAAGCGTTCCGCATTTGGCAGCGCGGCAGGGAAGACCTGCATCCCATCTCCGGCCTGTTCCTGATGGAGGTGCAGTCCTCGTCCGATTGGGCGCTGAACCCGTCCATCAAGAGGTTCGACCCCGACACCTTTGTCGAGATTACGGAGGACGCGCTGCTGGCGAAGATTGACGCGCTTGCGGTGTATGAGAATGTCGTCCGTCCCATTCCTCACCCACGGTCTGAAGCAGCTCTGATGGCTCTGCCGGTTCTTAGGGGAGCGCAGGCTGGGGTGAAGCTGGCGGAGGCGTTCGAGTGCGTGTTCAGGAGAGTGACCTTATGACTCAGCAGAAGGGCTTGGTGCTTGCGTCGCACCAGCCTGACTTTTTCCCGTATATGGGGTACTTCTACAAGATGTTTCAGAGCGACGTGTTCGTCTTCTCCGACAATGTCCAGTATTCCAAAACGGGGCGGCACAACTACAACGAGATTCTGACGGCGAATGGACCGCTGCGGTTTACGCTGCCGATACACTACCATGTGCAGAACTTGAACGAGATCCGGATTGCAGCGGATGACAACTGCGTCGAGAAAATGCTCAAGACCCTGTGGATGGAGTACAAGGGAGCCGACGGCTTCCATGAAGCGTTCCCGGTGATCGAAGACCTGCTTCATCATGCACCGGGGGCAAAGAGCCTTGCGGAGTTCAACACCGGATGCCTTCTGATGCTTGCCAATGAGTTCGGACTCGCATCCAGAGTGAAGTTCATCAACAGCTCTGACCTGCCGATCACGCAGCGGAGAGATGCCCGCATCATCGAGATGTGCGGGCTTCTCGGAGCGAAGGTGTATGTGAGCGGGAGTGGGGCGAAGGACTACCACATCGAAGAAGATTACGCCAGAGCGGGAATCGAGCTGGTGTACTCTGATTATCAACCTATCACCTACCCGCAGGTGGGGCGTCCGGCCACCGAGAATATGTCGGTGATCGACTACGTCCTGAACTGCGGCTTCAAACTGCCGAAGGAGTGGAAGAGATATGAGTGAGACGACCTTCGGGATTTACATTCCCAGCTACAAGCGGGCGAAGACCTGCAACGCACACAAGTTTCTGGAGTACGGAACGTACATCGTCCGCGAGAGCGAATACGAGGAGTACGTCGAGGCTCTGAAGGAATACGCCGACCACATCAAGGTGCAGGCGGTGGAGGACAGCCAGATCTGCGGATTGACCGAGGTGAATCAATGGCTGGCGGACAACGCGCCGGAGGATGTGATCGCCATACTGGATGACGACATCCACCACTTCTACTACCGGATGTTCGACACCAGCTCGATTGACGATCCTGAGATCGTCACATCGGAGTTGGAGCGGGTGGGGCAGCTCATGTCCGACCTCGGCATCGGCTTCGGGGCGACCGACGCGACCATCAGACCGTGGAACTACGATTGCGAGTTCTCGTTCAAGGGATGCGCGGGAGCTGTGAGGTGGATCAACCGGAAGACGTTCAAGGCGAAGTGCAACAAGGAACTGGAGTACAACTACGACCTCGACGTGGTGCTTCAGGAGCTTCTGGTGAATCGGGTGATTCTCAAACCGAAATACTTCTGCTCGAAGGGTCTGACAGACACCAACGAGGGAGGGGCTTCGGGGAAGAAGCGGGGAGACCAGATAGCCAGCATCAAGCTGATGGAAGCCAAGTGGGGCAGGTACTTCTCCTACAACATGAAGATGAATGTACCTCACATCAATGTGAAACGGTGATGTTGTGCGAAATATTCGCATAAAATACGCAAAAACATTGACTTTCCGCCGGAATAAGTTAAGATATAGTCAAAGCCAACAACGACTATGGACTGGCTGAAACGACGAAAGGATGATGAACTTGGCCTATCAAATGCTGACGCGGACTGGACTCTCATTCTGGGAGGTCACGTCTGCAATGCAGAACTCGATCCGAAAAGGCGACTATGAAATCGCCGGTTTCTGTTTATGGGAGCTTCTTCCGCAGTACACGCCGTACTTGCGAAAGCGGCTCCTTGTCATTTCTGCGGAGGATTGTTACGGCGTCATTACGAAGGAAATCCTGAACCTGTGCGAGATCGGCACAGAGAAGAGCCTGACGGATGCGGTGAACCTGCTCTGCAAAGCGAAAAAGAACAGAGACGCCGACTACTTCGTCTGCAACCTGATGTTCAACGACGCGGATGCTCGAAACTGGAGCAAGGGAGAGCTTGCACGAGCGCTGCATACGGCAATCCGAAGAAAGAATATCATCGACGCCGGCAGATACAGCGCGGAGCTTTTCAAAGTGAACCGTAAAGAGTTCTGGAAGATGCTCAACGACACGGCGATGGTCTTCTATCCCGACCTGTACGATGAAGTCAAAGCTCTGGAAGCAGCGAACGCCAAAATGAGCGAGCCTGCGGAGGAAACGATCTTCGTCGCAAAGGCGATGGTTTTGATGTGGACTCCGAAAGAGAAAGACCTGCTCGGCTATCCGGCGATGCGCTTCGATGGAGTGATGACGCCGGAGGAGCTGCCCGAAGCAAAGCCTGCTGAGGAGTGCAGAAAAATCAGAGGTCTGTTCCCTGAGTGGGCGTACAACTGGCACACATCATACGGCAAGTACAAGCTCAAGAGAGACGCGGTACACGCCATTGAAAACGACCAGAAGCTGCTGACGCCTCTGGTGGAGAACCTGTTCGATGACTGCTCGTGGAACCGGGACATCAACGCCTGCCTCCTGAAGCACAACCCGAACGGCTACATTCTCCCGTTTGACGACGGCAAGCTCGACCCGAGAGTGAAATATGGAACGCAAGAGTGACGCCGTCCGCCGACTGGTGGCGGCGGGAGACTTCAAGGCAGCCCTGCGGATAGCAAAGGATTTCCGGCTGGGGATTACCAAAGAGGACTCCGACAGCATGAAGCGGGGATATGAATGCCTGATCTATCCTGATTTCTATTCTCAGATAGGCGTAGACCCCCGCCAAACCGCGCTAAAGGGCGTGGAAACAGTGCAAAGGCTGTATGGGACATAAACCCATACCTGAAAATACAAGCCCGGAAAACAGCTCCTACACCGCAAGGTGAGGGGCTGTTTTTCGTGGGAAGAGGAGGTGGAAAGAGTGGCGAAAGGTAAAGGAGCACCGGAAAATCTGGACCCCGTCCGAACCAAGGAAGAAGCAAAGCGTCGAGGGGCGAACGGAGGCAAGAAATCCGGCGAGGTTCGCAGAGCAAAAAGGGACGCGAAATCCGCCATTCGATACCTGCTCGATTTGCCTCCTACGGTTAGCGTGAAAGCCAACCTGAAGGAGATGGGCTTCCCGGTAAATGAGCAGACCAACATGGCTGCTCTGCAAGCTCGCCTGTTCACTATGGCAATGGGCGGCAACATCGAAGCCTACAACACGATGATGAAAATGGCCGGGTACGAACCCGAAGAAAACCGCAAAGAGCGCGAGAGTATCGCTTCTGACGCCCGCAGAGAGAAAGAGCTGGAGGCGAAGGTCAACGCTCTGGGTGGCGATATGGACGGTGCACAGATGGCCGTCAACCTCCACGACGAAGACGAGAACAATGACGTCGTCATCTATATGCCGCAGACGGCCAGCGAGGAAAGCTGCACCGTCAAGGAAGACGAGCCTGAGAGTGAGGACACCGAACAGCCTGCGGATACGGAATAAGGCGGTGAGACTATGGCACGGATCGTAAAGCCGCAGCCGGGTCCTCAGACCGCATTTATGGCCACTCCGGCAAACGTGTGCATATATGGAGGAGCAGCGGGCGGTGGCAAGTCTTTCGGCCTGTTGATGTCTGCGCTGCGGTACAAGAACGTTCCGGGCTTTGGCTGCACGATCTTCCGCCGCAATTTCAACCAGATCTTCAGTCAGGGTGGTCTTTGGGACGAATCCATGAAGATCTATCAGGGCATCCGCGGAGCCGACCCGAAGTTTGCCCGCGGGCAGTGGTGGTTCCGAAACCAGAACGGTGACATCGTATCGAAGGTAACATTCGCACACATCGAGCGAGACGAGGATGTGCATAAATGGCAAGGCTCTCAGATCTGCGAGATCGGATTTGACGAGCTGACCCATTTCAGCGAGAAGACGTTCTTCTATATGCTGTCCCGTAACCGTTCGACCTGCGGCGTGGAGCCGTTCATCCGAGCCACCTGCAACCCCGATGCGGATAGTTGGGTGGCTAAGTTCATTGAGTGGTGGATCGACCCGGACACCGGATACCCGATCCCGGAAAGAAGCGGAAAGCTGCGGTGGTTCGTCCGCCGCGATGAAATACTGTATTGGGCGAACACGAAGCAGGAGCTTTGGAAGCAGTTTGACTTGAAGACGCCGGAGGAAAAGGCTGAACCACGCTCTGTCACGTTCATCATGTCGAAGCTGGAAGATAACCAAGAGCTGCTGAAGGTGAACCCCGGATACATGGCAAACCTGAAAGCCATGTCTGTCATCGAGCGCGAGCGGCTCCTGCACGGCAACTGGAAGATCAAGGCCGCTGCCGGACTGTTTTTCAAGCGTTCTCAGGTGGGCGACTACCTGAGCTTTGTACCCGACGACGTCATCGAGTGGGTGAGGTGCTGGGACTTGGCCGCCACCGAGAAGACCGAAAACGGCGACCCGGCCTTCACCTCCGGCGTCCTGATGGGGAAGCGGAAGAACGGGCGCTACATCGTGGCGGACGTTGTGAACAAGCAAATGAGCGCGTCCGATGTGCGGCAGACCATCAAGCACACCGCGCAGCAGGACATCGCCAAGTATAAGCGCGTCAAGATCAGGCTACCCAAGGACCCAGGTCAGGCAGGAAAAGAGCAAGCTGAGTCGTACATCAAGTTCCTTGCAGGCTTCAACGTCGTGACCGTCGCAGAAACCGGCAGCAAGGAAGCCAGAGCGGAGCCTATGGCAGCGCAATGGCAGGCCGGCAACTTCGACGTCCTGACTGGTGCGTGGAACGAGGAGTACCTGCAACAGCTCGAAAACTTCCCCGATAGTAAATTCAAGGACATGGTCGACGCATCTGCCAACGCCTTTACGGAGCTGGAGACCAAGAACGTATTCGACCTGTCCAACCTGATTTGATGGGACTACCGAATGAAAGAGGTGTAATGAACGCATGAGTGATAGCAAACTCACTCAGATGGACCGCATCATGCGCTATGCGGATCTGATCCAGAAGCAGACCGGAAAAGCGGTCAGACCGTTTCGTGCTGACGGCTACGTCAACCTCATGAACCGGTATGGTACATCGAAAGACCCTGCTGAACACTACCACTTCGAGCGCGAGCCGGACATCCCGGACGATGTGCTCACGATGGTCTACGAGGGAAACGGTCTGTTTGCCAAGATCATCGACACGCCGGCTGAGGAAGCCATCAAGCACGGCTTCACGCTGAAGGATGTCTCCGACCAGAATGTTGAAGACTTCTATGTCGAAGCTCTCGACGAGCTGGACTGGGAGGAGATTGCCATGACCGCCATTCGCTGGGCACGACTGTTCGGCGGCTCCATCGCGGTCATGCTGATTAACGACGGCGGTAGGCTGGAAGACCCGCTGAACTGGCGGAACATCAAGTCGATTGATGACATCCGCGTGTACGAGCGAGCCATCGTCCAGCCTGACTACCAGAGTATGTATTCGTATGATCCGAGCGACCCGTTCCGCACGAGAGGCTCCCGGCTCGGTATGCCTGAGTTCTATCAGGTGACCAGCCGGTACGGCAACTTCACCGTACACGACAGCCGCTGCCTCGTTTTCCAAAACGGCATCCTTCCCGAAAACGCGACGAACTCCCTGTACCAGCTCTGGGGCATCCCGGAGTATATACGCATCCGTCGCGCACTGAAGGACGCGGAGCTGGCGCACGAAAGCGCACCGAAGCTGCTTGACCGCTCCGTTCAGGCCATCTACAAGATGCAAGGCTTGTCCTCACTCTTGGCTACGGAACAGGGCGAGAATCAGGTACTCCGCCGTCTTCAGGTCATCGACATGGCGCGTGGTATGCTGAACAGCCTCGTCATCGACGCAGACGGCGAGGACTACGACTTTAAGACGTTCCAGTTCAACGGCATCACGGACGTCGTATCGGCAAGCTGCAATATGCTGTCTGCCATCACGAGCATCCCACAGACGATCCTGTTCGGTCAGGGCGTGGGAGGGATGTCCTCCACCGATGATACCTCGATGGAGAACTACTACAACTATGTCGAGCGCATCCAGAAGCGAATGCTGCGGAGCAATCTGCGGTATCTGCTTTCGATCATCTTCCAAGCCGGACTCTACACAGGAGAGGTGGACGAGGTGCCGAAGATCAACGTCGAGTTCAACCCGCTGTGGTCTCTGACCGATACTGAGCAGGCAGACCTCGACCAGAAGAAAGCAGCGACCCAGCTCACGAAAGCCCAGACCGTACAGGCGTATGTCTCTATGGAAGCCATCGACCCGTCCGAGGTCAGAAAGAAACTGGCCGACAGCGACGAGTTCGACGTGGAGACAATGCTGGATGAATACGAAGACGACGAGGACCTGTTTGCCAATATGCAGGCTATGGAGGGCGAAGAGAATAACCAGAACCCCGCGGAAGGCCAGCCGACTGAGCAGGGCGGCGTGGCTCCGACGAAGGAAGGCGCTGCTGACTACGCCGAAGAAGTTGACGTCAAGGAACACGACACCGACCCCGGCAAGAACGGCTCTGCATCTCCCGCTGCTGCACCTGCCGCAACCAAGCTGCCGCAGGATATGAGCGAAGAGGAGAAGGCAGAGGCTGCAAAGGCATCGCAAAACCCCGCTAAAAGGCCGGAAAACAGTGTTCAGGGGGACGGTGATACATCTCCATCCCCTGATGACCTCAAGGCTGGTGTAGGCGTTATTGTGGTCAAAGACGGCAAGATCCTGACCGGCACCAGAAAGACTGACTTTGGGTACGGCTTGATCTGCGGACCCGGAGGTCACATCAAGGTCGGAGAAACGCCGGCTCAGGCAGCGTTCCGTGAGACTGAGGAAGAGTTCGGCATCAGCCCGAAGGAATTGACGCCGTTAGGGCGCGGACCGGCTGAGCCCGACACTGAAATCCGGCCGTACATCTTCCTGTGCATGGACTACGAGGGCGAGCCGAACTGCGTAGACCGCGAGATGGCAGAGCCGGAGTTCCGCACTCTGGAGGAGCTGGAGCAGCTCAGACCGTCCATGTTCCAGCCGTTCGCGGATGATGTCGCTCTGATGAAAGCTATCGCAAGTGGGGAGGCTGAGCCAGAAGGCTTCGCCCCTTTTGATGAAGATGGCGGCCCCGGCAGCGGCAATCATGGGCACAAGGGAGTCGAAGGGCAGGTCGGTGGCTCTGCTCCGAGCGGAGACAACCCGCTGACCACCAGAGGACCGATTAAGGACAGACTCAAGAAGCTCGGGCATTCGCAAGAGAGCATTGATCGGGCAAGGACGCTGTTCGAGAAGCACTCCGGCAACAGCGGCAGCGACCAAGCTGAAGCTGACGCTGAAATCGCCAAGCACATCTCTGACGATGATGACATCGGCAAAATGCTCAAGGATAAGGCTCAGATGGAGTCTCAGGTCTGGAGAGACCAGATTGCCGATGCGAACGTGAAAGCGAAGCAGCACTACGAGGAGGAGCTGGACGATATTCGGCAGATGATTCAGCCCGGAGGTGCGCTTTCCAACTACACCGAAGACGACCTGAAAGACCTTGGTATGTGGCCGAAAGAACCGGAAGCGACAGAACCCAAGTTCTACCGCAAGGGCGGAATGGACAAGGACGTGCTGGCATTCACGACTGACCCGAACGGTGCGAATATGTCGCACCTGACCAACGGCGAAAGCGGGAGCATTGGAAGCGACCAGCAGTTCACACTCGACCAGATGAAAGAGATGGGCTATCTGCCTATCGCCGGCATTCAGTCGATGGACGTAGGGCAAGTAGGCGAGAGCGAGGTGCTGTTTGCAAAGTTTCCATCAAGCAAAGCGCAGGTGGCACCGTATGCAGGAGAAACCAGCCACGGGCTCGATGAAAGCGTGTACTCTGCAAAAAAATCCGAGTGGAGTAAAAACGCTGGACGTGCGCTGAGCGACGGAGAAGTTCAGGAAATGGTCGACGCCGTATCGGACTATACAAGGAACTACAAGGACGTCGTTGCGGCTTCAGCGGGATACTCCGGAGTGTACGCCTCTCGCGGCGAGCTGATGGATAAAGAAGAGAAAGAGGCGGCTGGTAAAAGCGCAGAGGCCATCGAAAAAGCCATATCTCTGTCTGACAAGTACACGGGGACAACCAAGCGGGCGATGACAATGGACAAGGACACCTTCGACCGGTTCGTTACGGAGGCGTCCAATGGAGGTTCGTTTGGGCTCGGCCACCTGTCGAGTTGGTCCACTGGGGACGATGCGCTCAAGAGAGTGTTTAGATCCAGAGACGCTGATGACGCCGACTCGTACAATGTCGTTCTTGAATGCAAGTCGAAGAGTGGAGCACCCATCAAAGAAATCGCCGATGTCGACATGGACGAAGTTCTATATTCCAAGAACGCGCGGTTCAAAACGACCAGTGTTGACCCAGACTACAATGTCGGCAAATACAAAGCTGTGAAGCTGACTCTTGAGGAAACCGACAGAACAGACAGCAATGAAAAAACTGTGGATTCCGAAGAAAAACCTCTTGACTTTTCAACGCCCACGGATACGATAAAGTCAAAGGACATCACCAAGGACGGAGCGCCGAAGGGCAATGACAATGCCGCTGGCCCGCACAAACGGAGCCACCTGAGCAGCAGCGATAAAGCCCGGTATCGGAACCGCATCGTTGGTCAGAAGACTTCTGACGGAGTGCAGGTGAAAGGCTTCAGCGATCACGCATTCGACCGTATCGCACAGCGCAACCTGTCACCGAAGCGTATCGAAGATATGCTGAGGAGTCAGAATGTCTCGCCCGATAAGACCTATCAGAACCGCAGGTGCTATGATGTGAAGGGCAGCCGGCTGGTCCTCGACCACACGACCGGCACTATCGTCACGATAGAATGGAGGAAGCAGAACCGATGAAAGAAGCACTTGACAAACTGACGGCGGAGCAGATCGACTTTATCTGCGCTGAGTGCCAGATCTCGAAAGAGGAGCTGTTCGCGCTGGACGAGGACGCTCTGTACGACCGCGTCTATGATGTCATGTGCGACATCGAGCTGGCCGAAATCCCTGCCGACGACAGTGAGGAGAGCGAACGGTGCGAGATGGCGTCTGACATCGTCACCGAACTCGGCAACGCTCTCGCCGAAGAGCAGGGCATCTACGACGAGGAGGATGAATGATGGTCAACGAAGCCAATATCCGCAGGTTCGTCACGAACCTGTTCGTCTATCCGGCTGGCTACTTCGAGCAGCATACCGCTGAGGAACTGCGCATCTCTGAGGAGGAACGGCAGGAATTGATCCGCCTCCACGGAGAGCGGAGCGGCAGTAGTTCCGACCGGAAACACGCAGACAGGCTCAAGGAGTTTGAGGCCGACTTCTTCGCGTGAGAGACCTGATTCCAGCGATTACAGCGACCCCATAGCTACCAATCCCACACGAGCGTCCGCCCAGCGGTTTTAGGCGCCCTCTCAGGGAAAGCAAATAGGAAATGAGCAGAACAGCCATTCGGCTGCTCTGCTTTTTTTCACGCCAAAAGGAGGCCGACCGCAATGGTTGGCATCAGTGGTCCGACGACGAAGGCTTTGTCGGAGCCATCAAGCGGTTCATGGTATTCGAGTGGATGCCGGGACGCTTGAAGGCAGTCTATGACGTCTGACAAGGGCAAGGTCGCTGAAAACACCCCGCCAAAACGCCATAAATGAGCAGGAAAGGGGGCATAGGGGTTGAACAACATCCAACACCACCTGATAGTCAAAGACGCGGTAAAGGGCAAATTCAGGGGCAATAAGGCATTGCGTGGAAAGACGACCCCGATGTACCCCGACAGCGCAGAGCGCGAGTTCCGCCGCATCACGAATGCTTATATGCGGCTGTTGAACCAGACTCTCAAGGAGCACCTGCCTGATATGATGGCAGCCTATAAGCGGGAGCGGCATGGTGACTCTCGCTTCGACGATGCGCAGGACCTCGATATGGAGGTCAGACAGGAACTGATGAAGGTAGCACAGGAGCTTGAAAAGAAACTGGCTGCCTACGGGCTGTACGATGCGGTCGAGAAGGTTGGCCGCCTAACGAAATCGACGTCGCTCCGAGAGTGGAAGCGGGCGGTCAAGGAAACGCTTGGCATCGACCTGTTGGACGACTACTACAAGGGCGATTTCTATGAACAGGCACTCCGCCGCTGGGTCGATGAAAACGTACAGAAAATCAAGACGATACCGAATGATTCTCTGGACTCCATGCGGCAGATCATTCTGGACGGCTACAAGAAAGGCCGTTCCATTCGGGACATCTCTACCGACATCCAGGAGGAGTACAACGTCTCGAAGCACAAGGCTCAGATGTTCGCCCGAGATCAGGTGGCGACGCTGAACGCCCAGATCACGAAGCTCCAGCAGCAGGACGCGGGGTGCAACCGCTACCGCTGGTCGACATCGCACGATGCGAGAGTCCGTGATTGCCACCGATCCCTCGACGGCAAGACCTTTAGCTGGGACGAACCACCGGAGATGTGGTACGAAACAAAGAAGTCCGGCAAGGTTTATACCGGCCGGCGCTGCCATCCCGGAGAGGATTACTGCTGCCGATGTGTAGCGATCCCCGTGTTCGATCTGGACACAATCAATGTGCCGTTGAAGGGGCAGGAGGATAAGTGAGATGGAAGAGAAGGAGAAAATCAAGGTCTTCGTCGATATTCAGAATGGGAAGACCGTCTGCATTTGCAGGCGTTCCAATAAGAAGTGCGGCAAGAAGTGCGAACCCGATGTAGTCGAGCGAGACCGCTTCGCTGACTGGGAGAGTGCGTTCCACCACGACAAGTATGGACGGTGAAAACCGGTATCAGAAAGGCGGAATGTACATGAACAGTTCGGAACAGAAAAGCCGCGATGCCCCCGCGCTGTCTACCGGACCTCCCGGCAGACGGGAAATCCAGAAGAAAGGAAGGAATGCAGAGTGAAGAACGCATACGGTATCAGTTCTCTGGCGAGACAGCTCAAAGCTGTTGCCGAGAAGCTCGACTCTCTTGCGATGGGAGTGCAGGACGTGGAGCAGAATGCTCCTGATCTGACCGGCGTGTACCAGAATCTCCTGCTTGACGAGGTCGAGCACGTTCAGATCCTGACGCTGGAGATTACCAAAGCGGTTGCGGAAGCGACTGCACCGAGCGAGACCAACGCCGATGAAGGCGAAGGCAGCGTATTCGCCCCCGGCGACCTCACGGACGATAAGTCCAAGAAGCCGCTGGAAGAGCCTGCTGAACCCGGTATGAAATGATCGGGAGCAGCGACATCACTCCGGAAGGAGGTGGGTCTGCAAGCATGACCCCGAAATTAACCCAAGTGATCCGTCTGGACAGCTTACCGCTCGGCCAGACGTCTTTCACTCCCGAAGGCTACCTGAAGGACAGGCCGATCCTGACCAGCACAGGTATCTTCGAGTACACCAACTCTGACGGTTCCGTCAGACGGGAGCTTCGGCTCCCGGAGGATGTTTTCGACCCTGAGAGCCTTGCCTCGTACAAGGGCAAGCCCATCATCATCACGCATGATGCCGGAATGGTAACGAAGGACAATGTTCAGAAGTTCCAGATTGGCACCATCCTGACAGAGGGCTATCGCAGCGGGGAGGACGTCCGGGCTGAGATCGTTATTCACAACACCGACGCCATGAAGGATTGCGGGCTGAAGGAGCTTTCGCTCGGATACAGCCTCGATCTGGACGAAACGCCGGGTGTGTGGAACGGACAGCACTACGACGCGATCCAGCGGAACATCCGCATCAATCACCTTGCTTTGGTCAGGGAGGCCAGAGCGGGCGATCAGGCACGGTTAAATATTGATGGCCGTGACTCTGAAAACACTCTTAAAGGAGGAAAAGTTATGAAGAAGTCTCCCAAGAATGCTCGTGCGGATGGCGTTCTGACCCCCGAGGAGCTCCAGAAGGCCATCGAAGAGTACAAGGCTCGCCGTGCCGCAAAGCCGGCCGCCACTACCGACGGTGACGAACCCGTCAAGGAAGGCACTCCGGTTACGGAACCTGCCGCTCCTGCTGCTGATGGCGAGAGCACTGCTCCTGCTGGTCAGGAGAACCCCACTGTTGAGGATCAGGTCGCCGAGATCAAGGCAAACCGCGACCGCCGCGACGAGGAGGGCGAACCCAAGGACGTCGAGGCTGCCAAGACTGTGATCGCCGATCAGGACGATGACATCGGCATCCTGTGCGACATCATCGACACTCTGCTTGCCCAGAGGGAGTTCGACGAGGGTGAACCCGCCCAGAAGCCCGCTGAGGAACCCACTCAGGAGCCTGCTGTTAAGGCTGCCGACGGCGAGGGCGAGTGCATCGAGCAGGACAGCGAGGATGACGACATCCCCAGCTCCACCCCTGCCGACGAGCCGCTGATGAACGCTGACTCCATCGACGCCATCGTTCGCCAGCGCATCCAGCTTGGCATGGTCGGTCGTTCTCTGAACCTCGACGGTCTGGAGAACATGAGCATCATGCAGGCTAAGAAGGCGGTCATCACCGCTGTTCGTCCCAACATGAGACTGGACGGCAAGAGCGCCACCTTCGTCAACGCTGCTTATGAGATGGCTGCTGCTGAGGTCACCGCTCGTGGCTCCAGCTCCGTACCCGCTCAGAAGAAGCAGATGTTCAACAAAGACTCCCGTACCGCGGGCGTCAAGGAAACCGGCGATTCTTCCATCGACGCCCGCCAGCGCATGATGGATCGCCAGATGAACAAGAAGAAGGAGGACAAGTAAATGAGTGTTCAGACCCGTTACGGCTATTCCAGCCCCATTGGTGCTGCCGGCGGCATCGTCGATCTGGCTCCGTATGCCATCGACGCCTTCCTGAACGAGGAAGACACCGGTAAGATGCAGTTTGGCATGGGCGTTGTCACCGGTTCCAAGAAGGGCACCGGCATCAAGCTGCCCGTCAAGGCCAGCACTGCCGCGAACTTCGAGGGCGTGACCACCAACCGTCGTACCACCGAGTACGATGTGGAGGGCGACCTGAAGCTGCGTAAGGCTGCGACCATCGGCGTGATGCGCTACGGTCGTATCTACGTCCGCGTTGCCGCTGGTGTCAAGCCCGGTTACGGTGACAGTCTGTACCTGATTACCGAGGGCGACGAGGCCGGCTGCTTCACCAACGCCGCTGCCAGCACCGAGTCCGGCTCCACCGACAAGGCGACCATCGCTATCAAGGGTCGTTTCCTCGGCGGTGTCGACACCAGCGCCCAGATTGCCGCCGTTGAGCTTTTCAACGAGGCTCAGGCGTAAGAGAAGGAGGAAAGAACAATGGCTAAGAATCAGCACACTCACTACGACAGCACCGAGATGAAGTCCCTGCTGGCTTCCGCTATCCCTGCTGCCATCATGGCTTCCGAGGGCACTCGCTTTGACAGCGCGGAGGACGCTTCCGTGTTCTTCGCCCGCGAGCTCGACTTCGTCAAGACTCAGTCTTACGATGTCGAGTACCCCGAACTGACTGCCCTGAGTCTGTTCCCCATCAGCTCCGAGGTTGACCCCGGCGCTGAGACCGTGACCTACTACACCTACGACCGCAATGGCGTTGCAAAGGTCATCGACAACTACTCCACCGACCTGCCCCGTGCAGACGTCAACGGCAAGCCCAGCTACGCTCAGGTCAAGTCTATCGGCGATAGCTACGGCTACTCCGCTCAGGAGATGCGCGCCTCTCGTCTGGCTGGCAAGTCTCTGGACGCCCGCAAGGCCGAGTCCGCTCGTCTGGCTATCGACACCAAGAACAACCAGATCGCATGGCGCGGCGACGAGGAGAGCGGCCTGATGGGCGTTCTGTCCACCGGTCAGAACATCCCTCTGTTCACCATCACCGCCAACGATTCCGGCAAGACCAAGTGGACCGAGAAGAGCGCCGACGAGATCCTCGCCGACGTGAACGGCATGGCGAAGCAGGTTGCCAAGGTGACCAAGAACGTCGAGCGTCCTGACACCCTGTGCGTTCCCGCCGAGGTGTATATGGACATCTCCACTCGCCGCATTCCCTCCACTACTGCTACGGTCCTGAGCTTCATTCTGGAGCACGCTCCGTACATCAAGAACGTCGTGTCTGCCGCCGAGCTGGATGCCGACTCCGTTGAGACCAACCCCTACGCTCTGGAAGAGAACGGTCAGGGCGTTGCGTTCCTGTTCAAGAACGACAAGCGCAAGCTGTCTCTGGAGATCCCGATGCCCTTCTACCAGTATCCCGCTCAGGTGCGGAATCTGGAGACTGTCATCCCCTGCGAGGCTCGTACCGCGGGCGTGATCGTCTACTACCCGCTGTCCGCCCTGATTGCGGTCGGCGTCTGCTGATCCTGATTTTTTGCACGGAGGGGATACCGATTGGCGTCCCCTCCTGCATTATCCGGTAACTGCCGCATCGCGGCGCACTACGAAATGGAGGTTAAGTAGCATGAAACTCAAGAACATGAGCGTGAAGGTTATCAACATCGGAACCAAGGTTCTGATGCCCGGTGCCGAGATGGAGGTCTCTGCCGAGATCGCCAACCTGCCCGCTATCCGCGCTATGGTCAGAATGGGGCTCCTGACCGTTGAGGACAACGGCGCTGCTGAAGCCGCTGCTAAGGCGAAAGCTGAGGCTGAGGCAAAGGCAAAAGCGGAGGCGGAAGCCAAGGCTGCCGCTGAGAAGGAAGCAACCGAGAAGGCTGAAGCCGAGGCTGCTAAGGCTGCTGAGGAAGCCAAGGCGAAAGCCGAGGCAGAGGCTAAGGCTAAGGCTGAAGCTGCCGCTAAGGCGAAGGCAGAGGCTGAGAAAAAAGCCAAGGAGCAGAAGTAAGGAGTGAGCGCCGTGGAGAAAGTCATCGCGTACATCCGCCTGATTGGCACGGAGTTCAACAGCATTGCCGACGAGAAGCTGAACCTCTGGATTGAGATGCTTCGCCCGATGGTCAGCCGAAAGCAGTTCGGTAACCTGTACGAGCAGGCTCTGGCCTACCTCGTCTGCCACAAGCTGAAGATGGCTGGAAACGGCGCAAACCCGCTTGGAGATATGGGCGCTATCGGCATCGGTTTCGCTGTTGGAAGCGTGTCCGAGGGCGGGAGCAGCATCAGCTTCGGGGCGAACCAGAGTTCCAACCTCGCAACGGATGCCGAACTCGGTCTAACCGCATACGGTGTCCAGTTTCTCCAGATCCGCCGCATGGTCATCGTGCCGATCCATTGCAGCGGGGAGAGCGAATACTACGGCGAAGCCCACGCCGATGAAGCCCCGAGCCAGACCGTCCCTGTGGCGACAGAGACCGAGCTGGGAGGCGTCATGGTACGCCCCGGCTCCGGCCTGAAAATCGGAGAGGATGGTTCGCTTATGCTCGACGACGAGCAGGGGGGCTGACATGGCATTTGGCTTTACAGACCTGACACCGGAAGGCAAGCGGTATTTTCAGGAGCTGAAGAAGCTCGCCGAGATGGAGGTCGTGGTCGGATTTCAGGAAGGGCAGGCTTACGAAGACGGCACCTCGATGGCTGAGGTTGCCGCGTACAACGAGTTCGGCTCGTCTGATACACCAGCGCGACCGTTTATGAAGCAGAGCTTCGAGAAGCGAGAGAAGGAGCTGCAAGCCGCCTGTAATCAGGTGAATACCGCACTGTCCAAAGGCGATACAGCAGAACACGCCCTGAACCAGCTCGGCGTCATTACGAAGGGCATGGTACAGGAGGAAATCGCCAGCGGGGATTTTGCCCCGAATGCACCATCAACGGTTCGGCAAAAGGGGTCTGAACAGCCGCTGATCGACACCGGCACGATGCGGCAGTCGGTCAACTACGTTGTCAGAAAGGCGGGTGCGGGACGTTGAACATTACGATTTTCAACAAGAAATACTGGGTGCGACACTTCGGAGAGCCGAAAAACGTCCGCGGATATATCACGAACGGCATGGAGGATCGCGTGGTCAGCCTGCACGTCCACCCGCTCAGCACCGACCAGATAAAAGCACTGCCCGAAGGCGAGCGAAAGCTGAAACGGCTGGAGGCTCACGGAACGGACGTGCTGGTGGTTGCCGATGAAGCGGCCGGAACGAAGGGCGACCTGCTGTTCTATATGGGCGACTGGTACGAATGCGTCAACGCGCAGCAGTGGGATCATACGCTGCTCAGCCACCTGAATTACCAGTTCGTGCTCGTGCCAAAGGACGCTTCTCGCTCTATCGACACGGAGAACCCGCCCGAAGGCGACCCGAATGTGACGACCGAGCCGGAGTACCCGTGGTTGCAGAAAGCGCCCGTCGCGTCTTCCGACTCTCTCGGATTCGTCAAGATCCCGGCTGATTCCGGCCTTCAGATTGACGAAGACGGCTACCTGTCCCTGAAGAAAGGCGGTGATGCACCGTGAGAGTGATGCGGGCTACGGCGCTGTTCCAGCAGCTTACCGCCAGCTACTTCGCCGGCGCGAATGTTGTGTTCTCCAATCAGAGCAGAGCGGCAAAGCAGAAGCAGCCGCTGGTAGTGCTCACGGTTGGCAACTTGAACCGTCCGGCTACGCCGAACTACTCGACCGTCAATGGTGTCGTAGTAGGAAACTACCTGTCGCGGTTGCCTATCACGGTAGACCTGTTCACGAACGGAGTTGCTGTGGTTGATCCCGATACCGGCAGGACGGTCGCCTACGAGGACAATGCTCTTGACGATATGCTGTCGTTCGCGGACTTCCTGAACTCGGAGCATACCGTCCACTGGAGTCACAATCACGACGTTGCCATCGTAATCGACGGCGATGTCCTGAACATGACCGGACTGGTGAACGACAACAACTACGAGTACAGGGCGCGGCTGTCGGTTCTGCTTTATTTCACCCAGCAAGCGGTCGAAGGTGCTGCCGTCCTCAGCGAGGATAGCATCGTCTATCCGACCGATGACCCCGAAAATCCGTACACGCCGGTTGAACCGGTTGAGACGGAAAACCCCACGGGTGGATACAAGACCGACTACATCAAGAAGATGGAGGAGGCCAAGGTCGATCCCGTTTATCAGCCGACCGCCAGCGGCGGCGGCAGCGAAGAGCTGGCGCAGGAGAGTGTCGGCTACTTCAATGAAGCTGAAATCAAGGAGGAAAAGCTATGAGCAAGAACTATGACATGATTGCTACCGTGGACATCGACCTCGAAACCCCGCTGGTCGACAACACCAGCTTCAGCAATCTGCTCATTGTCGGCCCGCTTCCCAAAGTGACGCCGAAAAAGGCCCCTCCGAAGGTTGGCGCCTATTCGTCCATCGACGAAGTGGTCGAGGCCGGCTGGGAGACCAGCGGCGATGGCGCTGACCCTGTCGGAGTTGCCGCGCAGGTGGCGTTCGGCCAGAGTCCGACGCCCACCACTATCTACATCGCCCCGATCCAGACCGTGACTACTCCTGCCACGGATGGCGAGGGCGAGGCAACCACCGCTCCCGAATCTGCCGTGGAGACTCTGCGTAGAGCTATGGGAACCAGCGGCTGGTACGTTGTCTGCACCGCAGGCGTTGACAAGGCGGAGTATGAGGGCATCGCAGCGTACATCGAGACGCAGCGCAAGATGTTCGTCTATACCGAGCTGGACTGCTTCCCCAAGGCGGGAGAGGAGCGCGGTGAGGACGAGGATCTGGTAAAGCCCTCTGTCGGCACGGTCTACTTCCGCACTGTCGGCGTATATGGCCGCGTGAGCACCGATCAGACTGACGAGGAGATCCCGGAGGCAAACAAGTATCTGAACGTGGCGTTCACCGCTAAGTGGCTCAACTACGCTTCCGGTAGTGAGACCAGCGCGTTCAAGACGCTGGCTTCGGTGTATCCGTCTGAGCTGAGCACCACCGAGATGAAAGCTCTGGAGGCAAAGAACCTCTGCTTCTTCATCACGGTCGGGAACAAGAACATCACCATGAAGGGCATCACCGTCGGCGGCGAGTGGGCGGACATCATCCGCTTCCGCGACTGGCTCCAGAACGATATGCAGCTTCGTGTGGTGAACCTGTTTATCACCAACCCGAAGATCCCGTACACGGACAATGGCATCGCTCTGGTGCAGAACCAGATGATCGCTTCCCTGAAGGCGGGTCAGGATGCTGGCGGCGTGGCAGAGAGCGAGTTCGACGAAGATGGCAACGAGATCCCCGGCTTCCAGACCTCTGTTCCTCTGGCATCCAGTCTGTCCGCGTCCGAGAAGGCGTCCCGAAAGCTGACGAAGTGTAAGTTCAAGGCCAGACTGGCTGGTGCGATCCACTTCGCCGAGATCAAGGGCAGCCTGACCTACACGCTGTAAGGAAGGGAGGACGTAACTCATGGGTCAGATCAAGACTTACAACCCGAAGGAAGTCACGATTGCCTTCGGAAACCACATCGTCACCGGTTATGCCGACGACAGCTTCATCACCATCGACCCGAACGGCGATGGTGTTACCAAGAAGGTCGGCTGTGACGGCGAGATCGTCCGCAGCGTCAGCCCTGATGATACCTGTATCGTCAAGGTGACCCTGCTCCAGACCTCGGAGACCAACAGCTACCTTCAGGCTCGCCTGAATCAGGACCGGAAGACCGGTGACGGTATGTTCCCTGTTCTGATTAAGGACCTGAAGGGCGGCATGGTGTTCAGCACCGACGCCGCATGGCCTGCCAAGCCCGCTTCTCGCGGCTACGGCAAGGAGTCCAACAACCGTGAATGGGAGCTGCACACCGGCTCCGCCATTCTGGAGGAATAAGACAATGCTGAGGGAGCTGCCTGCGGTTGCGGGCAGTTCCCTCATGCCTCGGCTACGAGGGGGAGGTATTTTACATGAAACGCATGGAACGGACTGAAAAGGTCATCGGCGAGAACACGTTTTACATCGTGCCGTTCGCCGCATTTACCGCAACGAATATCAGTGCAGAGCTGTCTGCTGTTCTGTCCCCGATGCTCGGCTCTATGGGCGCCATGATCGGGAACATCGACGCTGAAGCTGCTATGCGGGCAGCCAGTCAGCCGTCTTTCAACGCCGGCAACGAAGCGGAGGAGGACCGCGGCGTAACGGCATCCGACATCATGAACATGGATATGGAGAAGGTGCTGCCGGCTCTGGCATCCGCCTTCGGAAGTTTGTCCGGCGACCGGCTAGAACGCCTGATGCGGCGCCTGCTGGTCGATCACAAGAACATCTCCGTTGAAGGAGAAATCACCGACGGGCGCGTTGTCACGCTGGACAAGGATCTGGCAGACGAAGTGTTCTGCGGTGACATTCAGGATATGTTTATCCTCTGCTATGAGGTCATCAAGGTGAACTTTAGCGGTTTTTTCAAGAAACTCGGCGTCCAATTTGGGCGCCAGCTTCGAGCTATGGCGAAGGAGAAGGAGAAATCGAGCGATACGGAAAGCTCGACCTGACCCAGTTCAGCGAGCTGGAGCTCCGGATGTACGCGCTTATCAAAGCGCAGATAGCATCGAAGTCAGAATTGGAAACCGTTTATACCCTCGACGAAGCCTTGAAGCTATATGCTCTGTACCGCATGGATCAGGACATCGAGCGCGGTAGAGCCGAGGAAATGCGTCGGGAGACGCGGGATAGATAGCGAGGTGATGGCTGTGACGGTAGCTGAGTTCTTCAACAAGGTCGGCTTCAAGGTCAATGAAGGCGATGTCAAGAAGGTCAACAATACGATCAGCAATATCAAGCAGACTGCCACGAAAGTGCTCGGTGCTATCGGCATCGGCCTCAGCCTTACGGCTGTAAACTCTCTGGTCGAAGAGTTCGGACGAGTAAACGAGCAGGTTAAGAACTCGACCGCCGCTCTCGGAGATCAGGCAGAGATCCAGAAGAAGATCATGCAGTCCGCCCGCGAGACGCGCAGCAGCTATGCCGCAACCGCAGGCGTTATCTCCGACCTCGTACATGAAAGCCCGGAACTGTTTGGGAATATCGACGAGGCCGTTAAGTTCAACAATGCAGCGACAATGCTGTTCAAATCCGCCGGTAAGACGAACGAAGAAATCGCTGGCTTGATGGAAGCGATCAACAAGTCCTTTGCAAAAGGCTATGTTGACAGTGAAACCATGAGTCAGCTCTTGGAACGTTCGCCAGAAGCGGTGGAACTGCTCAACAAGAAGCTCGGCACCACCTCTGACAAATTGGAGGAAATGGCGTCCTCCAGAGCGATGACGGTTGCAGACCTGAAGGCGGCGTTCGTTGACAATGCCGACGCCATCGAGCAGAAGTTTGGCGGCGTTCAGTACAAAATCACGGACGCCCTGACGGTGGTACGAAGCGAGTGGGGACTGTGGCTCAGCCAGATGGACTCCACACTTGGTATCACGAACACGGTGGCGCGGGCAGTAACGAAGGTATCCGACATTGCACTCCGTGCTGCAAACCGTGTCCGTAACGCCGTGCAATGGCTGAGTGACAAGCTGGGTGGCAGCGACAAGCTGCTCAAGCTCATTACCATCTCGGTTGGAGCTTTTCTCGCAGCAAGCAAGGCCGGCAAGGTCATCAGCTTCCTGACAAGCGCAGGCGGTCTGCTTGCAAAGATAAAGACCGGTCTGGGGGCAATCCAGCTCAAGACGGTCGCCATTGCAGCGGCCATCATCATACTGGCGCTTCTGATCGAGGACTTCGTGAACTTCATGCAGGGCAATGACTCTCTGCTTGGTGCGATGCTTGAAAGGGCGGGCATCGACGCTGACAAGGTGAGGGAGACCATTCAAAACACATTTCAGAAGGTCAAGGACTTCCTTGTTACTGCGTGGGGTGTCATCAAGACAGTTCTCACGACGGTATGGAATGTTCTCAAGACGGTGGCTACGTCTGTCTTTGGCGGACTCCAACGGTTCTGGGAGAAGCATGGCGAACAGATCATGACCGCCCTCGCAAACATCTGGACCGGCATCAAAGACCGCCTGATCTTGGTGTGGAACATCATCAAGACTGTGGCGATGGTCGTTTTTGGAGCGCTCAAGAAGTTTTGGGACACATGGGGAGAGTCGATCTTGACTGCGTTTGAGGCAGTCTGGAACGTCATCAAGGCTGTGTTCGGCACTGCCTTTGATGTGCTGGCCGACTTGTTCGCCGCATTCTCCGCACTGTTTGCCGGAGACTGGGAGGGCTTCTGGGAGAACATCAAGCAGTATTTTGCAGACCTCTGGAACGGCATCCTGAACATTCTCGGCACCATCCTGACCGGCATCTGGAACGTCGTCAGCAGCGTGTGGTCGAAGATCTGGGAGATCGTTTCCAACATTGCGACCGGCATCTGGGAGTCCGTGACAACCGCGTTCACGAATATGTGGAACGGCATCACGACGACCGTAGGCAACATCAAGCAGTCCATCGTGGACGGCTTCACCGCTGCTATCGACTGGATCAAGAGTCTACCTGCCCAGGCGTTGCAGTGGGGCGCCGACATTATCAACAACATTGTCGAGGGAATCAAGGGAGCGGTCGGCAAGGTCGGCGAAGCTGTGTCTGGCGTTGCCGGAAAGATCAAGGGCTTCCTCGGCTTCTCCGAGCCAGATGAAGGCCCGCTGAGCGACTTCCACACCTATATGCCTGACATGATTGCGCTGATGACTCAGGGCATCAACGCAGGGAAAGACAAAGTGCGAGGCGCACTTGAGGCGCTGACTGGAGATATGTCCCTGATGGCCAACGTCGGCATCGTATCTCCTTCCACGGCTGCATCCACCGTCGGAAGCAGCAACATCAGCAAGAGTGTCGTGCAGAACGTGAACATCAACAACAAGTTCGAGGGCGATAGAGCGGGACAGCAGAAATCCGCCGCCGCTATGAAGCAGGCTGGAGGCGACATCACCAAGGAACTCGCTCGCGGTCTGGCTTATGCAAGGTGAGGTGAGATAGATGTCAAAAGCAAGGCAGCCCGTCTCGGTTGCGGGGATCGAGTTTGACGCCCTGATTTCCGAAAGCCGCAACTACGAAGCAAGCGTACCGGAGTACGCTGTTGAGAGCGGCGTCATGGTCAGCGATGACATCATCCTCGGCTCCGAGAAACTCGACATGACGCTGTACCTGACGGATACACCTGTCACATGGCGCGGCCACGCAGGCAGGGGAAGGGTCGAAGCTGTTGTGCAGCAGCTCGAAGAGCTGTACTACTCCAAGTCACCCGTCACGGTGGTTACGTCCGAAAAGACCTTCACCAGTATGGCGATTACGAGCATGACCATCAGCAAGACGTTCGAGAATGGGTACGCAAGAGAGATCCCGATTTCGTTCCAGAAAATCCGCATTACGTCCGCAAAGACAACATCCATTCCGGCAAGCTATGGACGCAGCGGAAAGACTCAGGCTGCTGCGGGTACGGCAAATACGTCCAGCGGTAGCTCTGGTTCTGGCAGTGGCAGTGGTTCGGGATCCGGCTCCGGCAGCTCGTCCGGAAGCGGCAGCTTGTCCGGCGGCAGCAAGTCCAGCATCCTATATAGCGCCGCAAAGGGCATGGGCCTGTTGAATTAAGGGGGCGAGATTATGGAACTGACAATCATTGAAGTCCCAGATATGAACGACAGCATGAGCCGTATCGTCCTGAACGGGAAGGCGTATCTGATCCGATTCACTTGGAATGAAGCAGGCGGCTATTGGAAATTCGGCCTGTATAACACGCAGAGTGAGCCGATTGTCATTGGCATCAAGATTGTGCCGCGGTATCCGCTGAATCTGTTCTATGGCGTGACCAAGCTGCCGGATGGCGTGTTCGGAGTGCAGACCAAACTTGCCCGCATCGGGCGCAATGATTTCATCGACGGGAAGGCACAGTTCGTCTTTTCACCCGTTGAAATCGAAGAATGATGTCCTCTGGACTGTCCTGCGGAATGTCCGTGGGACAGTCCGCGGACACGCCAACGGATAGTCCGAGGAAAACGTGCTGGACAATCCGCGGAATATCCGTCTCGGAGCATCCATCGGTCTGAATCGCTTGAAGATGCTCCAGACGGCGCAAGCGTAGTCGCAACAGGAATAGACGCGAGAAAATCCCCGTTGTCCGCACGGAAACCGAGGTTTTTCTGACGTTTCTTCCGCGCCCTTCGGAATGTCCGCGGACATTCCATCGGACAATCCAGTGGAACATCCGTGGACAATCCGCGGTAACCGTCACCGTCACCGTCACCGTCACCGTCACCATTATAGAATAGATACTAACGTATCTATTCTTGTGCGTTCCAGAACGCACGAGCGTGTCATTTCTTTGCGTTGAGCGTGTGTTTTTACAGGAGGGAGGTAGAGCTGTGAGCAACGAAAACTTTGACAGACAATATCGGCTCGCTGCTGGCAAAGCGGGTGGTATGGGATTCGAGATCGGAGAGACATCCAAGAGCCAGCCTGTCGCGCTGCACATCAACTTTTCTCTCCAGAAGAGTGATCTTGAGACGCAGAACACCGGGCGCGTTACCGTCTGGAACTTGAACAAGCAGCATCTCGCCGCTCTTGACGAGAAGGACTGTGTTCTGTCTCTGAAGGCGGGGTACGGAAACCGGATGCCGCTGATCTTTGCTGGCATCGTTTCGAGCGCTACCACGACTAAGGACGGCGCGGACCGGAAGACAGAGATTGAGGTTGTTGACAACCTCGTCGAGATCCGCGACACATACGTCACGATTTCGTACACCGGCAACGTCAACTGGAAGACCATCATGGATGACGTGGCGAACCAGATGGGAGTTGCCGTGACCTACTCGTACAATGCAACCTTCGCCGACATCCCGAACGGCTTCAGCTTCGTCGGGCAGGCGCGGGACATTATGACCAAGGGATGTAACTGCTGCGGACTGGTATGGAGTCTCCAAAACGGCGTCATGCAGGTCAAGAAGCCGGGAGACACCATGAGCAGAGAAGTCTATGTCCTGTCTGAGGACTCCGGCCTGCTCGGCATCCCCGCACGAGTGACGGAAGCGGCTGCACAGGAAAGCTCTACCCCGGAAATCGGGTGGGATGTCGAATACTTCTTGAACGGGGCTATCAACATCGACGACTACGTCAAGCTGGAGAGCGAGAAGGTGACCGGATATTTCAGGGTGTACTCCATTGAGATGTCCGGCGACAACGTCTCCGGCGACTGGATTTGCAAAGCAAGGCTGAAAGAGGTGAAAGCGGAATGATGCAGGAGTTCGTACAGCAGATCTCGGATACCGTCAAGCGCGGCATCCGTGGTATCCACACCGCTATGCCGGGGAAGGTGCTGGCATTTGACCCTGCCAAGTGCATCGCTACGGTTCAGCCTGCGATGAAGTTCAAGAAACCTGACGGAAAGACGATGGATTTCCCGCAGATCACTGGCGTCCCTGTGGTGTTTCCACAGGGGGCGGGTCAGAACACGGCGGTCGCGTTTCCGGTCAAAGCTGGGGATGGCTGCCTGATCGTGGTAGCCGAGCAGAGTCTCGATTACTGGCAGTACGGGCAGGAAACCAACACAGACCTTGCGTTCGATATGACGAATGCCATCTGCATTCCCGGCTTGTTTACGAAGGGAAATGATGCGGTGCAGACCGCCTGCGCAGAAAACGCCGTTGTGCTCAAGGCTGGCGGAACGGTCCTAAAGGTAGCGCCGGACGGCGTGACCATCACCGGAAAACTGACTGTGAGCGGAGAGGTGGTTGGAAGCGGCATTGCTCTCAGTACACACACGCATACAGGCGATAGCGGAGGAACGACGTCCGCTCCTGCCTAAGCGATTTTAAGCCCCACTGCGGGCTTTCTTTTTTGAGTACAACAATACCCACCGTGGGCGGAAAACATCATTCCCGAAGCGGTCAATCAATTCCGCGGCATCTTCAGGAGGGAGGGGAAAGGTGTGTTGGACATTAAGCTCAACGCTGATGGCGACTTGGATGTGAGTACATTCGGCGACATCAGTATGACCGAGAGCGTACGACAGGCGGTGCTGATCCGCCTCCGATGGATCTATGACGAATGGCGTCTTGGACCGGAGTACGGATTCCCGTGGTTCGAGGAAGTGTTCGTCAAGAACCCGAACACCATCAAGATCAAGCAGCTCGTTCGGGAGGAAATCCTGAAGGTCTCGGAAGTGAGAGCTGCTGAAGTAACGAAAATAGACTACGATCCGGCAAAACGAACGGCAAAGTTCTACTACACCGTCAAGGTCGGAGAAGAAACATACAGGGAGGAGGTAACGTTGTATGGCTGATTACGGCTTGACCCCGCGGGGGCCGAATATCAAGCGGCTTGACGTCATTCTCGATGAAATGCACCAGCAGCTCAGTGAAAAGTGGGGCGTCAACACCAAGCAAAACCCGGAGTCTCTGCTAAACCACCTCCTGACCAACATTGCCGACCAGATCGCGGAGCTGTGGGAGTTCGGCGAGGATGTCTACCACTCCCAGTATCCTTCGACCGCTGAAGGTACGAGCCTCGATAACGCGGCACAGTACGGCGGTTCGACCCGCGAAACGGCAGCGAAGTCGTATTACCCCATTCACTGTACCGGCACGGACGGCACGAAGCTCGCCGCCGGCACGATGATTGCTTCCGATACGAACCCGAAGACGGAACTGTCGCTGACCGAACCGCGGCAGATTACGAGAACCTCGTTCAACAAGGCAAAGATCAAGCTGACAACGACCGAGATGGACGACGCATACACGGTTGCCATCAATGGAGACGTGTTCTCGTACGAGCCAAAAAGCGGAGAACAGGCGGTGGATGTCCTGAAAGGGCTGGCTGCTGCTGTCGCAAGCGAAGCGTTCACGGCTTCGGTAGACGAAGTGAACGGGTGGCTGCTGATTGATGCGGCGGATAAGGCATCGAACAACGTCCTGATCCTCAGCGAGAACCTGACCACCGAGACCGTCACCAGTATTGTCGTGTTCGGAACGGTTGATACCGGAGACATCCTCCTGCCCGACGGCGTCATTACGCAGATTGTGAAGGCTGACGCCGGGCTGCTGGAGGTCGTCAATATGTGCGGCTACATTGCAGGACGCAACGAGGAGACCGATGCAGAGTTCCGCCAGTCCTACGCTGATAAGATTTTCAACAGGTCGTCCATGATGCTTGAAAGCATCAGATCCGCCATTTTGAACAATGTGCAAGGCGTTGTGAGCGTCGCACCGTACGAGAACCCGACAAACGTAGAGGACGCATACGGAAGACCGCCGCACAGCATCGAAATTGTTGTCGACGGCGGCGACCCGGTGCAAATCGCACAGCAGATCCTCGAAAAGAAAGCTGGCGGCATCCAGACCTACGGAGATACGTCCGTCGTGGTGGCTGGTGCATACGACGAGGACATCACGATCCGCTTCAACCGACCGACTCAGATCTACACTTGGTTCCATCTCGGCATCACGCTGAACCCGTCCGAGGCCCTGCCTCCCAACTATGTCGATCTGCTGCGGAATGTCGTTCTGGAGAATATGGACAGTCTGAACGCTGGGCAGGACGTTGTCCCTCAGAAGTTCATGGCACAGCTCTACAAAGCGTGTTCCGGCATCAGCTACATCGACATCAGACTCTACGCCACGGAAAGCTCCGCGGAGGAGCCGTCCGAGTACCCCGACCGCAGCAAGAACATCACGGCACGGCAGCGGGCGTACACGACAGAGGCGATGATCGAGGTGGCGATTGATGGCTGATTATGTAGTTGCTCTGAAAAAAGACCTTGTCGAACAGTTCCGAGGCAAGGCAAATATCGAAGCCCTTGTGGAAGTGATCGGGGCGCAGTTCCAACAGGTCTATGACTTCTACGATCAGCTTCGCTACAACAGAGACGTCTACACCGCCGTGGGCAAAAACCTCGACGGCGTAGGCGATATTGCTGTCCTGACCCGTATGGAGGCGGCTCAAATTGCAGGTGATCCGATTCCGTTCAAGGTCATCGACGACGAGAGATACCGCCAGTACCTGATCTACAAGATTCTCAAGAACACCTGCGACTGCACCTACCCCGACATCATCAAGGCGTTCAGGATGTTCTGGGATAAGCCGCTGTACTACACAGAAGACCCGGCATATCCTGCCACCATGATCTTCGACACCGGAGAAATGGATGGCACGGTCGATACAACACCGCTGTTCAACACGCCGCTGCTCCGCGCCGCCGGCGTGACGCTCAAGCTATACGCTCGGACGAAAACACCGATGGACCCGGCGAAGCTGTATATCCTCAGCGGCCTCGGATTTGCCGTCACAGAGACGCTGCTGCCGACGCTCGAAAGAGATATTGACTATGCGGCTCGTGTCTACATCGGAAGCGGGCACCAGACCATTTCGGAGGATACGCTTCCCGGCGTTGAACGGGATTACAAGTTTGGCTTCAAGCTGCACCTCGGAGCAGGGCTTCAGGCGGTGCTGGAAAGCACAATGCCCGAGCAGGACCGCAAGGTGTCCTACGACGCATCTGTCTGCGCGGGTAGCGCGGTGCAGAGCGTGATGGAAACTCGTATCACAGACGCCGTAGATAAGCCGACGAAGTTGGCCTCACCACAACGGTCCGCCGTCAAGCGGACGAAGCTCCAGAACCTCAAAGCCGTGACGGAGCGTCTGAAACGCGAGAACGCGGCAGAGAGGAACAACAAAACGATTGAAGGAGGAACACAGAAATGAGCTACTATGGCGGAACCGTAACGGTCGCCGGCCGCAATCTCATTACGAGCCTCATGGCCGGGAAGACGATTGAGTTCACCCGCATCATGGTCGGCTCTGGTGCCATGCCGGAAGGTGTTGAGCCTATCGACATGGTCGCGCTGGTCACTCCGGTTGCGGAGGGCGTTTCGTCCGTCCCGACTGTGGAGAACGGCGTACTGAGCATGGTGGTCGAATACCGCAACGACCTGAACGGCGGTTTGCAGGAGGGCTTCTGGCTCCGCGAGTTTGGCGTATTCGCCAAGACCGAGGACACCGAAGAGATCCTGCTCTACTACGCAACGCTGGGCGACAGCCCGCAGCCGGTCAATGCCTACAAGGACAACCGCATTGACATTCGGCGCTATCCCATTTCGATTGCCCTTGAGCTTGATGCCGACGTCCAGATTACCTACAACCCCGGCGCGTTCATCACGTCCGCTGAGGCTGAGGAGCTGGTGCGGACGATGGTTCAGGAGGCGATCAGCGGTGTCGGCACCGCAATCATCAAAGACATCACGATTCCCAACACCGGCTGGACATGGCAGGAGGAGAATCCTGATGAACAGGGCGCGTGGGACATGGACGAGTATCGCTACTACGTCGATGTTCCCGTGACGGAGGCTGCGGAAACGCAGTTCCCGAACGTCGCTCTGCATAAAGCGGCCCTTGAGACCGCGAAAAACGCTGGCCTTTGCCCGACGGTGCAGACCCTTGCCGGTGCTCTGCGCTTCTGGGCGAAGAGAAGTCCTGACGAAGATATGGAGGCGACCATCGCCCTTGTGTCTCCCGGCGCCAGCGGCAGCGGGGGAGGCGGCTCGACCTATGTGCTGCCCGTGGCTACGGCAACGCGGCTCGGCGGCGTAAAGATCGGCAAAGGCATCTCTGTGGCAGCGGACGGCACGATCACCGCATCGACCAGCGGCGTCAGCCCCGACGATATGGCCTCCACCGAAGACACGGAATCCATGCTGGACGAAGTCTTCCCCTCTGAGGACGAGAACCCCTAAGCAACCGGCAAAGACCATTGAGAGGAGCGATTAAATGGCATACGACACCTCTAAACTCGCAAGCCTTCAGGCTCTTAAAGACACGGCAACCCGTATCAAGAAGGAGTATCTGGCGGCTATCTCGAAGTCGAAGCACGCAATCATGCAGAAGGCGGCAACGATTCCGGCCGTAGACGAAGCCGAAGAAAACGTGATGTATCTCGTGAAGAACGAGAAAACCGGCCATTACGACATCTACGTTCTCGTCGATGGCGCTATGGAGTGGCTGGACGACACCACGATTGACCTCGACGACGTTGCTGGTGACATCTACACCGGCACGAAGACCGACAAGTCTGCGTCGGACAGCAGCATCATTGATGCGTTCTTCGCCGCTGACGACGCACCGGTCATCAAGAAGGGCGACGTGTTCATGGTGAACACCGTCATCAACGGAAAGGAGTATGAGAAATCCTCGTACTACTTCAGCGGCACAGCATGGGAAGCCATCACCGGCTGTGTGGACGCGGACAAAGTTATCGCCCACGAAAACATCCTGCTCGCCGGCGACTTCGACCGCATCGGCAACTGGACGAAGGACAAGAACGGCACGAAGTTGCAGGAGACGGATGGTATGTCCTTCATGGCAATCCTGAAGGAGATTGGTTCCAAGACCCTTCAGCCGACCATCACGGCGAACCCGTCCATCAACGGCTTCGGCCTGAGCGGCGCGGCTGCGGTGGAAGCCGGTACTGCGGTTGCGACCGCGTCCTATCTGGCCGCCACCCTGAACCCCGGTTCCTACAAGTACGGCCCCAAGGCCGGTACTGGCGTCGTGGCGTCCAACTGGAAGGTTGAGCGTATCACCGACGGCGGCACCGAGCAGGTGGCCTCCGTGGATGCCGCATCCCTGCCTGCGGGCAGCGACAACAACGGCGGAAACGGCTTCATCATCGGCGATGCTGGCGGCGACAACGCCGTGGCGAGCCTGAAGTACCGCGTGACCGCGACGCATGGCGCTGGTGTGCAGGCTGAGGACAACCTCGGCGGCGCGTCCAACCCCGCTGTTGCGGTTGCTGCCGGCACCAAGACGAAGGACTCTGCGGCGTACACTCCGTTCCGCAACTTCTTCTACGGCGCGACCGCCGAGAAGCCCGCACTGGACAGCGCGTACATCCGCGGCCTGACCAAGTCTGGCAAGGCGTACACCGCCGGCGTCATTACCGTCAATGTTCCCGCTGGCGCGAACCGCGTCGTGATCGCCTGCATCGCCGGCAAGACCGGCGTGAAGAAGGTCATCAACGAGACTGCACTGAACGCAGACGTGACCGATACCTTCACCAAGAAGACTGTCGCCGTCGAGGGCGCCAACGGCTACACCGCGAAGGACTACAACGTGTGGGTTTTCGAGCCGGCCGTTCCGTATGAGAACGCTGCGGTTCTGAAAGTCACGCTCGGCTGAGAGGAGGGAATGAAATATGGCAGTCAATAACACCCAGAACAGCTACGCCAAGATGGAGTTCCCGCTGACGATCAAGCGTCAGGATGCGTTCAGCATCGACCCCACCGAGATTTGGCCCTCTCTTGAGGCGGCTCAGGAGTACGCGCAGACCAACCCCACAGCTTACGTCGGCCAGAAGCTCTCTGTCGTCGTGGATGGTGTGTCCACGCCGTATCAGATCAAGAACGCGGCCGGTGAGCTGGAACCCCTCGGCGGTACGCCCGCGACCGACGACGAGGTAACTGAGATGCTCAACGAAGTGTTCAATTCCGAGGAAACTGGGAACTGACGCTTCGGTGAACAAATATTTTTAATCATCATTAGGAGGAAAACAAAATGGCTTACGACAACACCCATCTGGTAAAACTGGCGGCCCTCAAGGCTCTGGCTGAGAAGGTCAAGAGCGATTACGCTCTGAAGACTGAGCTGTCCGCTCTGTCTGACAAGGTCGATGACCTCGTCACCGCTGGCGGCGAGCCTAACAAGCTGGAAGGCGTCAAGGTCAACGGTACTGCTCTGGCTATCGCCGAGAAGATGGTTGACATCCTGATCGCTACCGGCTCCGCGAATGGCACCATCGCCGTGAACAATGTCGATGTCGCCATCAAGGGTCTGGCTGCTCTGGCCTTCAAGGCGAAGGTCTCTCAGGATGACCTCGACACCGCTCTGGCTGCCGTTCTGGCGAACAAGGCCGACAAGGCGACCACTCTGGCCGGCTACGGCATCACCGATGCCTACACCAAGGAAGAGCTGAACGCGAAGATCAGCGCCGTCTACAAGCCCGCTGGCTCCGTTGCCTTCACTGACCTGCCCGCGCTGGCTGAGAACGTGCTGGGTAACGTCTACAACGTGACCAACGCTTTCACCACCACCGACAGCTTCGTCGAGGGTGCTGGCAACAAGTACCCCAAGGGCACTAATGTCGTCGTTGTCAAGTCCGGTGAGGACTACAAGTTCGACGTGCTGGCTGGTTTCGTTGACCTGTCCGGTAAGGTCGATAAGGAAGACGGCAAGGGCCTGTCCGCCAACGACTTCACCAATGAGCTGAAGGCTAAGCTGGATGCCATCGCTGAGGGCGCTACCAAGGTCGAGGCTTCCGAGACCAACGGCAACATCAAGATCAACGGCACCGAGACTCAGGTGTATAAGGAGCCCACCGACGTCGTTCACGGCGCTGTCGCCACCGACGGCGAAGTGACTGAGATGCTCAATGAGGTCTTCACCACTACCGGCGTCTAATCCACAGGAACACGCGAAAGTGCAGGGGGAGAAATCCCTCTGCCCTCTATTATCCGACATGGAGGTATTAGCGCATGGGTAAATTGACACTCACGGAGCACCTGAAAGCCTGTGCGGAAGCGGCGAAGAGTTTCACGAACGGCCTTGTCGCCGAGCTGGCGCAGACCGTGACGGAGGCAATGCAGGAGATGGAGAACGTGAAGGCTGATAAGCAGGCTTCGGTGTCCATCACCATTCCGACTACGGGCTGGGGCGTCGATGAAGCGTCGGAAAGTTACCCGAACTACTGCGACATCACGGTCGAAGGAGTGACGGCAAAAGACCGCGCTGATATTGCGATTGCCCCGAACAGCATGGACGTGGCTATCGAATGCGGTATGTGCCCCACCAACGAAACGCTGGCGGGGAAGATCCGCGTGTGGGCAAGAACCGTCCCCACCGAAGCGATTGCCGCGGAGTACAAGCTGAATCAAGGAAAGGAGTAACCTGACGTTATGGCTTACGGAACTGTAAATGTCGGTCAGGCTCAGACCGACGACAGCAAGTATATCACTACCGAGCAGGTCGGTACGCCGGGTGGTCTGGCTACTCTGGACGCCAACGGCAAGCTGACCGCTTCGCAGCGGCCCGACATCGACGCATACACGAAGCAGCAGACCGATGACCTCGTGGATCAGGACATCGCCGCCCACAACAGCGACGCATCCGCCCACGGTGACATCCGCGCTTCCATCGCGGCTGTTGACGCAGCCGTCAAGGCTATCGAGCTGAAGTACGGCACGGAGATCACGAAAAATCCGTTCAGCGTCGGCTTCACCGACCTGAGTGCGGTCAACGTGACCGGCGTATGGAACGCATCGCTTGGCAGGATCGAGTTCTGATGGCAGAGGAAATCATTTTCTCGCGCCCCGCTGATGAAATTTCCTGCATCATCGGGAACCTGTTCTCAGCGATCACGCCGCCGTGCGACCTCAGACGCAGCACCGATCTTGTCATCTGCGGCATGACCCACGCTCAAAATTATGGGACGCTGACCGTCAAGAGCGACTGCTGCATTTTCATCGGCGAGCCTGAAGATCTGGCTGCCGTATTAAACGGGCAATGCCCGGAAAGGAAGTGCAGACATGGCCGATAAGGAGTTTCTGCTTGGCAACAGAGCAAGGGAGCTTCTGAAGTACACCAAGCAGGCGACGAGAGTTGTCTCCGGCGACATCAGCAAGGCCGACGTTCGAGCAATTATCACACGGGTTGCCGAGCTCGACGACATCTGCGATGTCAAGATGGTCTGCCAAGAGGTCGTACACGTCCTTGACACCAAGGACAAGGAGGGCTTCACAAAGAGCACCTTCCGAATGTATGGAGAGGATATGCGCGAAACCGCGAAAAAGATCCTGACGGACATCCATCGCGCCAACAACACGAACTTCGTGGTGGCGTATGAGGATAGAATCCACAAGATCGAGGAAGTGGTGGACGGCTGCTCCCTGCTGCTGGAGTATATCACGATCTGTATGGACGAAGGCATAATCAGCGTGAAGAAGGCAGGCGTCTGGACCAAGAAAGTCACAGACGTCAAGTATATGGCGATGGCGTGGCTGAAGGGAGACCGCGGCAGAGCCAACAAGCTCCGTTCGGAAGCGAAGGAAAAGGAGGACAGAAGCCTTTACAATCTGGTGATGTCCGCCTGCTCCGCAGCCCAGTCCGCACGGAAGTAATCAGGGTTCATGGCGGAGGCATCCGCCTTGAGTTAGGGTATGACTCGCATCGGCCGCCAACTGGTGGCTCCGCTCCCCGAACACCAACAACACCAACAACGTGTGGAACGTCAACTCCAATGGCAACTACAACAACAACAACGCATCCAACTCGAACGGCATCCGCCCCGCTCTGATGGAAAGTGAGATTAGTAATCCCTCCGATGGGACGAACACAGTACACCATCATCAAAGGGAGTCATATCCTGTCGCCCGTCTGTGCATGGATGGACGATAAACACATCACACCGAGGCTCGCCATCCCGACTTGGATGCTGCGGCTGCCGGGGGCAAGACGACCGGTGTTAGGAGTGATGGCTGGTCTGGAGCTTGCCCTATACCCAGACCAGAGGAAGCAACAACAGCAAAGAAGCGAGTTTATGACCTATCAAGAGATGTGCAGCTTTGAAACGCTGTACGCAGCTTACTTGGAGGCCAGAAAGCGGAAACGGTCAAAGCCCGGAACGGATCAGTACGAGCAGAATGTTCTGGCCTGCACCGAGAAGCTGTCAACGATCCTGCACACCAAGACCTACGTTCCGAGCAGGTTTGAGGTGTTTTATGTCTATGAGCCGAAGAAGCGGCTCGTCCAAGCGCCCGCTTTCGTGGACAAAGTCGTCCTCCACGCGGTCGTGGACAACATCCTGTATGAAGCCATCACGAAGAGCTTCATTCGGGACAATTTCGCCAGCCAGACCGGTAAGGGCACCAACGATGGTTTGATGCGGCTGAAGCAGCACATGGTCGATTACTACCGGCGAGAGAAGCGCGGAACCGATGGGTGGATTCTCAAAGGAGACGTGCATCACTTCTTCGCCAGCATCGACCACGACAAGCTGAAACGCAAGCTGAAGGCGCTGCTCGATAAGCGCGGTGTAGACCCGCAGATCTATGACCTGCTGTGCGTCTACATCAATACGACCGACGGGTTGCCCCTCGGCTACCAAACCAGCCAGCTACTCGCTCTGATGTTTCTGGACGAGTTCGACCACCTGATGAAAGAGAAATACCGCCTGAAGTATTACGGGCGATACATGGATGACTTCTACGTCATCCTCTCAGACAAACAGCGGTTGAAGGAGATCTTGAAGGACATTCGGGCGCTGATGGACGGCTGGGGCTTGGAACTGAACCAGAAGACTGGCATCTTTCCACTGAGGAACGGCATCGACTTCCTCGGCTTCCATTCGTACATTACCGAAAGCGGCGGCATCATCCAGAAACTTCGACGGGACAGCATCCAGCGAATCCGTGCGAAGGTGAAGTTCTGGGAGGAAGCCTACAAGCGCGGTGAGGTTACGAAGGACGCTATCCTCCAGAGTTTCGGAGCGTGGGACGCACACGCGGCATACGGCGATACGCACGAGCTGCGGGCGAAATACGCAAAGAAGGTGGAGGCTATCATCGGTGAGCCGGTGGAGATCCACCGGAAACTCAACGGAAACCGTGCGGTACGCGATAAGCGAAGGCTTCGCCAATGCCGCAACCTCTACAAAAAACAGCATCAGAACAGGGAGACGGAGAAATCCGGCTCCTTTTCTTATGCCCAACGCCCCACGGACGTTCCTCCGTGGGCTGACTCTTAACTCTTATCAAGGAGGAAAAACGAAATGGCAAATGTGCTTTTGAGCACCAAGGCCGTCGGCAGCACCGTCAAGCTGAAAGTCAACGGTACGGCAAAAGAGTTCATCGTCGTCCATCAGGGCAAGCCGAGTTCTCTGTACGATAACTCCTGTGACGGCACTTGGCTGTTGATGAAGGACATCTACGAGAACAGACAGTGGCACAGCTCGAATGTGAACAATCTGGAGAACAGTACCATCCACAGCTATCTGAATGGAACTTTCCTCAACCTGTTTGAGAGCAACATCAGGGACGCAATCAAGCAGGTAAAGCTCCCGTATCGCAAGAACGGTGGTTCCGGCGGCTCGGATCAGAGCGGTGCTAACGGCCTGCTCTGCAAGATTTTCCTGCTGTCCGGCTACGAGATTGGCTTCACGACCAGCGACAACTCCTACTTCCCGGTAGACGGTGCGAAGCTGTCCTACTTCGAGGCCGGAACCGGTTCGTCTGCGCTGAACAAGCGCATTGCGTACCTGAACGGCTCGGCCGCCAACTGGTGGCTCCGCTCCCCGAGCACCAACAACACCAACTACGTGTGGTACGTCAACTCCTATGGCAACTACTACTACGGCTACGCATCCTACTCGTGCGGCATCCGCCCCGCTTTGATTCTTCCCTCTACACTCTTGGTCTCTGATGACGGCACCGTATCTACGAATACGCCACCGACTATCACCAGTACCAGCGGTGCGAGTGGCGTGAACCTCGGCAGCAAGACGGCGGCGTTCAGCTTCAAGTACACGCCCAACGATGCCGACGGCGACAAGCTGACGGTCACGGAAAAACTGGACGGTGTCGTGAAGAAGACGCGCACGAATGTCACCAGCGGTACGCAGCTCACCTTCGAGTGCGCCAGCACCGCGGCGGAGTTCCAGAAGATCCTGAACGGAACGCACACCATCACCATCGAAGTGAGCGATGGAAAGGCGAGTGCGACCTTCACGGCCACCTTCACGAAGGCCGTCCACAAGGCGACCATCACGCTGAAGACACCGCTGGCGGTGTCCGGCGACATCACGGCGGCGGTCATGTCGGTCGTGGGGCAGATCCCGGCCGGCGCGGTCTACAAGGTCGAGGCAACCAACAATGCGAAGGACACCAGCCCTGTGTGGCAGGACGTCACCGCGGAGGTCAAGAGCGGCGCAAACATCGTCTTCACGAACAAGACGGCAGCAAACGGCGCGGCGTTCAACTTCCGCATCACTGTGGAGCGCGGCACGTCCGCCGGCGGATATATCTCCGGCGTGAGCGGCGCGTTCCAGTAAGGAGGGAAAGTCATGGGACTCGTATGGAGAAAGGATGACCTGCTGACGCTGTCCGAGAAGCAGCTCAGCATGGCGAACGAAACCTGCCAGCAGAAGATCTACGCCGGTATCGACGTAGAACTGAGCGGTGGGACGGAGCATTTCTCTCTGGAGACGCACGATCAGGCGAATATCGAATCCATGTTTACCGCCGTCACGCTCGGCGCAAAGGAGCAGCAGTACCATTGCGACGGTGGGGAGGTCAAGACCTATTCTGCCGCCGATGTGGTCGTGTTGTACGCGGCTTACAAGAACTACGTCACGAAGCACACGACCTACTGCAACCTCTTGAAGAAGTGGATTAAGCGCGAGACGGACAATGCCGTCATTGGTGCCATCCAGTATGGCGACAACCTGCCGGAAGACCTGACCGCGCAGATGAAGACGATCCTCGACGCCGCGACGGCGCAGCTCACCAGCATCACCACCGCGGTCAGCGACGGTGCGTTTGCGGATAAGATCTCGTCTCTGGAGAACCAGATGACCGAAACTCAGATGGCATTGTGCGAGGTCTACGAGCAGGTCATCGCAGTGACTTCGGCTACGGAGGGATAAAGCTATGGCAAGAATTTACGCGACCCTGATTCGCAAGGGTGAGAAGACCATCTAAGATGTCCCGGAGAGGCTCCGGGCAGCCGTGGAGGCTCTGCTCGCAGAGGACGCCGTATGAGCGCCCTCCGCGAGTTTTGTCTTAAATATCTGCTGAGAAAGGAGGAAGACGAAATGGCTGTTGTGTACGCTACCCTGATTATCAAGGGCAAGAAGACCATCGACCAGGTGCCCGCTCGTCTGCGTAAGCAGGTCGAGGAGATCCTGGAAGCCTGCGAGGTGGAGATCTGACCTCCCAGCGGCGGGAGCCGGTCGTTCTGACCGGCTCCCGTTTCACATGAACGCAATCTGGATGCCTCTCGCCATGCAGTTACCCGGTTCACCGGCGAAGAGCGAGTCCAAACCAAGAAACTGTTGAGAGAGGTACGAGAGTATGAATATCGGAGAAATCTTGATCGCCGTGCTGATGGCAGTCGCCGGAGGCGCGGCAGGAGCGGCCGTTATCAACGGCATCAACGAGAGATGGAAGTTCAAGGCGAACCGCAAGGCCGTGAAGGAAGACCGGGCGGAGGAGAAGGCTGATAAGACCGACGAGCTGACAAAGACGCTGTCCGGTCTTCGGGAACAGCTTGAGCACCTGAAGAACAGCGACACCGCACAGTCGGAGGCTTTGAAGCTGATCCTGCTCGACCGGATTCTCTGGCTGGGGCAGGGCTACATCAACAAGGGGGAAATCTCTTTTGATGACCGCCGCCGGTTCCACGCCATGCACAGTTGCTACCACAGCGGGCTTGGCGGGAACGGCGATGCCGACATCATCGTTGAGGGCGTCGATGCTCTGCCGCTGAAAAAGTAAGGAGGCGGTTGCATGAGCGCCCTGAACATCGTCCTGTTCTGCGCCGCCGGCTTCCTGCTTGGCATCGTCATTTCGTGGCTGGTGAGCAACATCGCGTCGCGCATTCGCAATCGCACGGCACGGCGCCGCGTTGAACCGCAGATGAACGTGAAGAAGAAGGGCATCAAAACGATGGACTTGATTCTGGTCATCATCGGCGTATCGCTTGTCTGGTTCACGCACCGTATGCTCACGCTGTATGAAACGACCGGCGGCATCCCTGACACGCTCTGCCAGTGCGTCTTTGCCCTGCTCGGCGGCGAGTGCGGCGTTATGGGCTGGATCAAGACCACCAAGGACAAACAGCAGGATCGGAAATGGGCGGAGGAAGACCGGCAGAGAATGGAGCGCGAGGCACAGCAGCCCGCGCAGGACTTCGAGCCGTCGTTCACCGCTAAACAGAAGAACCGCGACCAGTAAAGGAGACATGAAATGTCGCTGATTGGAAGCACAAATGAAGAGAAGATCTGGAACTACCTGAAAGCCAAGGGACTACCCGATTGCGGGATTGCCGGTCTGATGGGGAACTTGTATGCGGAAAGCTGCCTGATTCCCACCAACCTGCAAAACAGCTACGAGAAGGCCCTCAGCTTCACCGACGCCGCCTACACGGCCGCGGTGGACAACGGGACGTACCAGAACTTCGTGAAAGATAGCGCCGGCTACGGTCTGGCGCAGTGGACATATTGGAGTCGGAAGAAGAACCTGCTCGACTTCGCTAAGAAGAAGGGCAAGAGCATCGGTGATTTGGAGATGCAGCTTGATTTTCTCTGGAACGAGCTGCAAGGCTACAAGGCCGTCATCTCGACCCTGAAAACGGCGAAGACCGTCAAGGCGGCGTCTGACAGCGTACTGCTGAACTTCGAGAGGCCGGCAGACCAGAGCGAGGCGGTGAAGAACCGCCGCGCAGGCTTCGGCCAGAAGTTCTACGACAAGTATGCCACCGACTCCACGGCCCAGAAAGGAGTGTCTGGAGTGAGCAAATGCTACGCTTCCGCCGTGGTCGCCGTCGCAATCGGCGAACTCGGCTATGTCGAAAAGGCGACCAACAGCCAGCTCGACAACAAGACTGCCAACCCCGGTCGTGCGAACTGGACAAAGTACGCCAGAGACTTCGACGAGAAGTACCCGAAGTGGTACAACGGCAAGAAGAACGGCTACGAATGGTGCGATATGTTCGTGGACTGGTGCTTCGTGACCGCGTTTGGCTATGAGAACGCCCTGCGGCTGCTCTGCCAGCCCGAGCGCTCCTGCGGCGCTGGCTGCACTTGGTCTGCGAAGTATTACAAGCAGAAAGGGCAGTTCTTCACGTCCAACCCGCAGGTGGGCGATCAGATTTTCTTCGGAACGTCGATTGACAACTGCACCCACACCGGCCTCGTGGAGAAGGCAGATTCCTCGAAGGTCTACACAATCGAGGGCAATACCAGCAACAAGTGTGCGCGTCGCAGCTATGCGCTGAACAGCGCGAAGATCGTCGGCTATGGCCGTCCGAAGTACGACGGCGCTGGAACGGCCACGCCCGTCACGCCGACGAAGCCCAGCGCCGGCGGTCAGACAAGCGGCGCAGACTACAAGATCGGTGACATCGTCCAGTTCAACGGCAAGACGCACTACGTCAGCAGTCAGGCAATGAACGGAGTGCCCTGCAAACCCGGCAAGGCGAAGGTAACAAGCATTGCGAAGGGAGCAAAGCATCCGTACCATCTTGTCAATCAGGGCGGCGGCTGCACCGTCTACGGCTGGGTCAATGCTGCCGACATCGGCGCCGACTCTGGCGCAGAGCAGGCGGTCTATACGGTGGTCGCCGGCGACTCTCTCTGGGGCATCGCCCAGAAGCGTCTCGGCAATGGCAACCGCTACAAGGAAATCATGACGCTGAACGGCTTGAGCTCGACTGTGATCCGTCCCGGCCAGAAGCTCAAGCTGCCGTCGTGAGCATCCTGAGATGCGCGGTCTGCGGAAAAGAGATCGTAGAGGTCAAGCCGTGCATCTACAATCAGAAATACGGTCCCACCTGCGAAGAGTGCTGCGAGAAATGCCACGACACGGAGCCTTTTCCGTGCCGTGAGTATGACCAGCTGCACCCAAAGCAGGAACAATATTAAGCGGCCATGAGCCGCAAGTCAGGAGGAAAATGCAATGGATTTTCTCAGCGTACTCGAAATCATTGTGGTCGTGATCTGCGCGATCACCTACGGCTTCATGCTTTTCTTCAAGGTCAGAGGCAACGTCCTCGGTGCGGTGAGCGAACTCATTGCACTGGCCGAGGCGTCCGGTCTGACCGGCTCGGAGAAGATGTCTCAGGTCGTCAACGGCCTGTACGTCAAGATCCCGGCCCCTCTGAAGAAAATCTTCACCCCCGAGCGCCTTCAGAGCATCGCCCAGACGATTTTCGACTGGATGCGGAAGTATGCCGACGAATACAAGGCGAACAGCGAAGCAGGCGTGGTCAAGACGCCAGAAGAGGTGAAAACCGATGTGGCGGTAGCCGCCGCTGACCTCGCAATCGAGCTGCTCAAGCTGACCGTTCCCGAGCTGAAAAAGAAAGCGGAGGAATACGGCATTAAGCTGGACGGTCTGACCCGCAAGGACGAGATCCTGCGAGCCATCATGGAGGCTGTCCTGAAGAAAGCGTAAACAGGCTTCAACCTCCGGCCTGATACGCCCGCCATGCAGAGGGCTTGCGCCCCCTCGCTGGTCCTGACAACTGCATAGCGGATAGATGAAGAATGCCCCGTTTCGGCCCTTGCGGTCGGAGCGGGGCATTTTTTGTTTTTCTATACGCTTGCAAGATACCGCCAAACCACGCAACAAGGCCGGGAATAAGCGCAAGGGGATATGGAAGAGTAATTTCACCACCGAAACGCAAAAGCGCTCACAGGGGCGGGAAATGGACTCCCACGGCATTGGAGTAGAAGGATCACATTCGCACGAAAAATCAATACACATTCTGCACAAATCTCGAAGTTCGTATTTTACAAAATGTTCTCACGGGCATTTCAGAACTTCCAGATATACTTTTACATCTTCGCGGAAAACCCCGCTAAAAAGCTCTAAATGCCTTCTACGAGCAATCAACACCATAGAATATCCGGAGATAATTTTTCTGCAAAATCAAGAAATTCTTATTGACTTTACCGACCGGTAAGTTATAGTTAAGATACGATAAACAATACCAATCGGTAACGAGAAGTGACCGATATGAAAGGGCAAAAAAGATGAAAAGTAAACCGATCAAAGTCAGCGGACGGTTGTTCCGATACGATTTCGACCGGTCGGCGGTCGAGTACATCGTCAAGGCCGGCGCAGAGACCGTCAGAGAGGAAGAGGAGTGGAAGCAGAAGCACGGTTCCGCATTGTTCGGCATCGACTCCGAAGGCTACATAGTCTGCGCGACCGCTGGGTTGAACGCGGCGAACTGGAAGAACACGGCGGCTCGCAAGGAGTACCTGAGCGAATGGGCGGACGAGCTGAGTGAGGAAGAGAACTGTTTGGCGGAGGACTTTGTGAAGAACGAGCTGCCGTATCTGAAGGAGGAAAAGAGATGACGGAGTTGTGGATTGTATGTCATAGAAACGACAGGATGGACCCAAGAATCGCAAAGCCGATTTTCATAGCAGAAGTAGACGACGAGGGCTTTGACGCGATGAACCGTTATCTCATGCAAGCCAATAATATCGCTTTCAAATACGGCAGCTACGAGAAGTGGTTCAAGAACCGCTGTAATCTGGATGTGTTACCCAGAAAGCAATTCACGAAAGGAAGGAGGCAGCAAAATGACACCTGATCTAATTGGAGAGGCCATCGTCGACCTGATGGTTTTGGCTGGGTTTATGGTAGTGCTCGGAATCGGCGCACTGATCGCCGACTACGTATTCCCGCACATCCCGTTCATCCAGCGATACCTCGACAGCCTGCCGGACTATGAGGATGACGAGGAACTGTATCAACAAGAAATGGCGCGTGTCCGCAGGAAACGGATCGCCCACAGAAATAGGAGGAACGCCAGATGAAAGCAAAAGAGTATTACGCAAAGTACAAGGATCGCATCGCATCTGTTGACGACAAGGAGAGCTTGCAAGGCGTATGCGATATGCTCCACGAGTTCTGCATGGAGTCGAAGGAAATGGTCGCAAAGCGCAAGGCCCGAACGGACTGCGGCGCCGTCGCTGTTCTGCGTGAGCTGAACGACAAGTACAACGCTGTGTGCCGAATGTTCGAGCGAGACTATGGAGTACCCATCATCAAGAAGGACGGCTTCATGTCCTACTGGAGAAAGCAGATTCCTGAGCTGGATCTGCGCCTGAGCAGAAAGGAGCGTGGAAACGATGCGTCTCGTTCCGTTTGAGCGGCGCGAAGAAGTCGAACGGCTCCTCGAATCGTACCGCGAAAAGTACGACGAGCGCTTGGAGTACGGAGCGGAGCGGCTGAGAGATGAAATCGCTGAACGCGGGATGGCTCACCACAGCAATGCAGGGGAGCTCGTAGAAGGGAAGCGGTATGGGTGCATCGGGTATAGCGCCGGAGCTACGGCGATCCGAGGAGGGAGGCAGCTTCCGTATCACGGCGAAATCTATCTCTATGTGTGGGTGTGGAACGGCAAGGAGTTCGTGACACAGGATGCTTGGGGCGGAGTCCATAGCAAATGGAGACTTCTCGAACCGATTATCGAATTGAGCTAAGGAGGATGCAATATGTACCTGAAAAGAGATGGAACGCGGGTAGAAAACCTGCCCGTCCTCGCTGATTACGGCGAGGATGATCCCGCTATGGGCGTTGAGACGTCGTACATCGTAGAACTCTACGACGAACGCCACAACCTGCTCGACCGGGTTGAAAACGGTGACGCTTACCCGAGCGAGACGCAGCGACGGTTTTACCTGCTGAAGCACCCCGAAGCAGAGTATATCAGTGTCAAGAGAGTATATCGGAGGGCAATGTGATGGGGAAACGGAATAAGTTCTGCCCGTACAAAAAGTTCTGCCGGGAAGAATGCTACGAGAGCCAGCCGTGCGACTTTGCGCTCGCGTTTGACAAGCTGTCACGGAAGCTGGAGTGGTGGAGGAAGAAGGCTGATGACTTGGAGAGGAAACTGGCCGAAACCGGCAAACTTGTTCCGCGTTTTTACGGTGACTATGTCTTCTCACCGTGCCAGAACGCATTCAACGGAAAGACGAGCTGGTGGCTGAGTAAGAAAGACTGCACAGTAGCGATCTACTGCTTCACAGCAGGAACCACGGCCGAAGTTGACGCGCAGCTCTCCGCAGGCGGCGGGCAGGCGTACATCCAGATGTTCAAGGAAAGAACCGGAGGGAGGAATGTCGGGTGTTAGAGTTCTGGAATGAAACGTGCGTCAAGAAGTCCAAGAAGTCGCACAAATGCCAGCTATGCGGTGGCGAGATTCCGGCCGGAAGCGAGTATGTCCGGCAGAATGGTAAGTTCGATGGCGAGTTCTTCGACCGATGCCTGCATCCGTGGTGCCGCTCGACCATCGAGAAATACTGCCAAGCCACCGGCGAGAACGAATACGACGACTGGGCGGTGCTCGACTACGTTCAGGAAGAAGTCTGCACGGCCTGCCCGGAGTACGAGGACGGGTGTTGCGTCAAGCGCGTAATGACCTGTGAGAAAGTGATTACAAAATACGGAGGGAGCGAACATGAGTGATTGCGAGAGCTGCATCCACAAGAAGGTGTGCGACCTATGGCACGAGCAGGAGCGGCAGGATGCTGGATGCTTCTTCCTCGACGACTGCAAGTTGTTCGAGAGCGTCAGGCCGTTGACCGCACAGGAGAGAGCAGAGCTTCAGTTTTACCGCGGTTCCGAATTGGTTCCGTGGCAGGTGCGGGCGATGCGGGAGACGGTCAACGAACAGAAGAAAATCCTCGTTGGATACGAGAATGACCGCGTCAACGCTGACATCAAATGCACAGACGCCATTGCGTACCTGAACGACGAGCTGTTCCATAAGCTCGACTACGCCGATTACTCCAATCTGTTCGATCAGATTTCCGGTATTACCGACTGGGAGAACGAAGCGTACGGAGGGAGTAACAAGCAGTACATGAAGAAAGGTGGGAACGCAGATGACATCGAGGCGTAAATTCAGAGTTGGCCCGGTAGTTCACAGCTTCGAAGAATTGTTTCAGCACGACTATTTCATGCTGCGGCAGGGCAGCAAGTGGAAGACGGTCCATAACGCATTCGTGCGGTCATGGCAGGTGCAGTTCTGCTTCCAACAGATCCAGCGCAACTATCTCCGAGTAGCTGAGAGGCTGACCAATGCAGAGTATTACGCGGGCATGACCGATGACGAACTGCTCGATATGCTTGAAACCGAGGTATGCGAGTTCTGCGAAGGCAAGAAGACGGTCATCGGCTCTTGCGAAGGGCAATGGTGTGAGCAGGCTCTTGCCGCATGGAAGGAGGCTGAGGTGAAATGAAGTTCTTTCAGGTGCTTATGCTGAGCGTTGTGGTGCTATCGCTCATTGGCGTACTGGCCGAGGAACGTGGGAGATACAGATACGTTGCCATGTTCGCGGTTTCCGGTGCTTTGTACCTTGCGGCGTGGACACTGTCGATGATTTATTTTTGAGGAGGACACAACATGAAAGAAGAGTTTATCCAGATTTTCAAGGACAACATCAAACGAGACGGAGCTGACGACTTGCTGGCGTGGTTGGAGAAAAGCACGTTCTTCACTGACCCGGCCAGTACGAAGCATCATCTGGCCGAACCGGGCGGCTTGTGCCAGCACAGCCTGAACGTCTACTACCGCTTGAAGCAGTTCATCGAGGCGGAGGCGGAATGCGACATCAAGTATGCCAGCATTTCCGACGAGACCATCGCTATCTGTGGTCTGCTTCACGACCTCTGCAAGGTCGGCTGCTATCAGAAGGAACCGAAGAATCAGAAGACCTACGACCCGGCGAAGGTCGGACAGGCGCAGAGATACCAGATCAAGCACGACGATCTCGGCGACTTCATTTGGGAAACGGTGATGGCGTACAAGTTCGATGACCCCATGCCGTACGGACACGGCGAAAAGAGCGTCTACATCGCGTCCAGCTTTATGAAGCTGACCCGTGAGGAGTCGTTCGCCATCAGATACCACATGGGACCGTGGGGCAATGAAGATCAGAACGGTCCCAGCAAGGCGTTTGAGATGTATCCGCTTGCACTGTTCACACATTTCGCCGACATGGCCGCAACGAAGCTCGACGAAAAGGAGGACGCTTGATGCTGAGGTGCAGGTGCCGCTTTCCGGACGGATTAGCTGTGAAACCGGACGGAGCGCACGAACTCGACCCGTGCGTGTATGCAGACAAGCAGGTGCTGCGAAATGTGACGGTGACGGTCAGCCAGTGCATCCACTGCGGTCATGTAAGCATCGAATGGAGGAGGCAGGACAATACCGAGGTGGTCCAGTACGATGAACTCGACGAACAGCCTGATGAAGGCTGAGAATAACAAGAAGGAGAAAATGCAATGAAAGTCAGAATCAATACACATGGGAACCCGCTTCCCAAAAGCCACGGTGAATGGGTTGACCTTTACACCGCAGAGGACGTCACGCTGGAGCCGCTTGATTTCAAGATTATCTCGCTCGGCGTGGCGATGGAGCTGCCCGTCGGCTACTACGCGCAGGTCGTTCCCCGAAGCTCTACCTGCAAGAACTTCGGCATCATTATGGCGAACAGCGTAGGCATTATCGAACATAGCTACTGCGGCAATGATGACATCTGGGGCTTCCCTGCGGTGGCTATCCACCATACGGAGATTCCGAAGGGGACACGCATCTGCCAGTTCCGCCTCGTGAAGCAGGACGAGCCGGTTGAGTTCGAGCTGGTCGAGGATCTCGGCAACCCGAACCGCGGCGGCTGGGGCAGCACAGGAACCGGAAAGGAGAAGTGAGCATGGGATATAAACCGACTGTCGTTTTTGATTTGGATGGAGTTATCCACAGTTACGTTTCTGGCTGGCAGGGCGTAGATGTCATCCCCGACCCGCCGGTTCCTCTAATTCAGGAGGAGATTGAACGCATCCGCAAGGCAGGCTACAAGGTGGTCGTGGTGTCCACAAGATGCGCCAATCCTGCCGGCATGGATGCCGTCAAGAATTACCTTGACGTGAACGGAATCGTCGTGGACGAAGTGCTGGCAGAGAAGCCGCCCGCGCTCGTCTACATCGACGACCGCGCAATTCGTTTCGACGGCGACCCGAGGGGGCTGCTGGAGCAGATCCAGCAGTTCCGCCCGTGGCAGGAGGGAGGCCCTTTGCGCGGGAAGCCGCCTGTGCCGACCTGCCGCAAGTGCATCGCCCATGTGTATGAGCGCAAGAACGACGGATGGCACGAGGACGAATTTGTCGGCTGGTTCCACACATGGGGAAGCACGTTCGAGGAGTTCGACAACGGAGCTGTCCCTGTCACAACAGGCATCGTCGAGGACGAGAACGGCAAGGTGTGGAGTACGGCGGCGCAGAACATTCAGTTCATCGACTGAGAGGAGGGCTGAAGATGCCGATTAAGAACTATACGACCAAGGTGCCGGCGGTTCAGACCGTCGGCGAGATCCAAGGCATCCTCGCTGCGCATGGGGCGCGGAAGGTGATGATGGATTATGCCGAGAGCGGCAGGGTCACTGCGGTCACATTCGCGTTGGACTGCTGCGGCTCCTTGCACGGCTTTCGGCTGGAAGCGCGACCGGATGGCGTCAAGGCAGTAATGGCGAAAGAACGTACCAAGTGTGACGATGAACAGGCCGAGCGCATCGCGTGGCGCAATCTGAAAGACTGGATCGCAGCGCAGGTTGCGCTCGTGGAGACCGAGCAGGCCACGATGGACGAGCTGTTCTTCCCGAAGCTGGTTGACCGGAACGAGAAGACGCTCTACGAAGCGTTCCAAACCGGCCGGTTTGCGATTGGCGACGGAGACGCTGCGCGATGATTGCTTCAATGTTTGGCAACACATATTGCACGAATGCTGACTGCATCGACCCGCGGTGCGATGCCATAAGGGGAGGGATACCTGACACTGCCTATTTACCCACGAAGTGGTGGGCGCGATCCCACGGAAGCGACGCTCCCACGCCAACGCGAAGCCTGAGAAATTGCGAGAAAAGGAGAATAGTGCAAATGTTTGACTACACGAGAGAACACGAGAACGACTTTAGCTTCTGGTATCCGAAAATCAAGGATTGCGGAATCCCAACGCCGCTGACGTTCTACACGAAGCTGCCGAGCGCGGAGGAGGAACCTGAGTATGTGAAGCGGCTGTACGAGGCATTTTACATGGAGCACCCGAAGGAGGACGAAGCAGTTGCCAAGGCATATCTGGAGGAGCGCGTCATTCCGAAGCTGAAGGAGATGGGGCTGACCGGCCATGTGTTCGTCAAGAACGGTCGCTTCAGCAACAAGTTCAATGCGAATGGGACGTGTAACCTGTACGGCCTCCATGAGCTGTACCGGGCGATCATCCTTATCAACTACGAGGCGATGTGCTGCGGAGCAGAGGGTGCGGACGAAATCGTAGTGCGGAAGTTCATAGAGAGTCCACATGGCAAGACTCCCTGCATCTACAACGGACTGCCGCTGCGCCCGGAGTTCCGTGTGTTCTACGATTTCGACACAAGAGAGCCGATCTTTACCGCGAACTACTGGGATTACGATTACGTCTACCCACACCTGTACGATGCCACTGACAAGATCGTTTTCGAGCACGAACGCGATAGAATTGAGGGCACGTTTATGCAGCACAAGGATGCTGTTCAAGCGATGGTTTCCAACGCGATGCGGGACGTGCAAGGGTTGACAGGGCAGTGGTCGGTCGATGTCCTGCTGGACGAACAGGGCAAGTTCTGGCTGATTGACATGGCGATTGCACAGCGCTCTGCATATTGGGAGATGCGCCCCGACAAAGAGAAGTACAGCGAGTGACGAAAGGAATGAAGGAACAGTATGCTGAAAATTGAACACGTAGAAGTAGTTGGCTGGGAGGCCGCTATCCGCGGAATGCGTAATCCGATGAACTCTTGGGAGAAGAGTGATAGTCTGACTTGTACTAATTGCAAGGGATGCCTGCCCGGTCAAGAATGTGATCGGTACAATAGTGGAACTTTTATTGGCCCTAACGACCTCGACCTCATGACTCGCCTCCGTAACGCCGGCACTGACCATCGCAAGTTCATGCGGATGATTACCGTGTACTTCGACATCACGGCGCCGCTGTACTGGTGGAAAGAGGCCGATACCTACAAGGTTGGCACAGTCGCCAATTCCTGCTCTACAATGCACAAGATCCATGCAAAGGAGTTCACACTGGATGATTTCAGCTATGAGCACCTGATTGACTCACCTTTGGTTGAGGAAGAACCGGGAAAACCCGCACTGCTGAATATGCAGGCGCGTGAGATGTTGGTGATTCTCGTCAATGTCCTGAACGCTGCCAGGTACAACTACCTCAAGACCAAGGACAAGAAATACTGGTGGCAGATGATCCAGCTTCTGCCGACTTCCTACAACCAGAAGCGGACGGTCATGTTGAATTACGAAGTTCTGGCGAACATCTATAAGTCTCGCCGGCATCACAAGCTCGACGAGTGGCACACGTTCTGCGACTGGGTGGAGACACTTCCGTACGCGAGCCTGATTAACGCAGAGATCGCCAGTACGACGAGCGAGGAGCGCGACAGTGAGTAACGAAGGCTTAGGAGACATTCCTGCGGTCCGCAGCAAACAATCATCCATCCGAGACCGCCCCAGCGATTATAGTCTGGCTTCCGGAGATGCACACATATCCGCACAGGAGATCACCATAATGATTGGAGACGAGTCCTCCAAAATGCCGGAGGAAGCCTTGAACCGCATACTGGAGGAAATCCATAAGCCTCGCTTTGCGTTCGAGCGGACGCTCGACGGCCACAGATACACGAGGAAAATCCGATGAAAGAGCAGAAGTACATCGTCTACCGCATCTACTACGGAGATTGCCTCGTGTATGTTGGGAGAACGAAGCAGCCGCTTCAGAACCGTATCCGCGGTCATCTGTTCAGCAAGCCAATGCACCGCACAATCGACATCGAACAGGTGACCAAGATTGAGTACGCGGAGTTCGGCAGCGAAGCAGACATGAACCTGTACGAGATCTACTTCATCCTGAAGCTGCATCCTCCACTGAATGTAGACGATAAGGCAAAGGACAACCTGAGCGTGTCGCTCCCGGAGGTTGCGTGGAAGGAGTTCTCTACGCACCTGTGGGAAGGATGGAGGCAGGAGATCCGGCGGCAGGATGGCGAAAACGACAGGGTTAGGAAACGGTACGTCGAGATACCGCAGGAGATTGCGGTGCTGCGCGGCCTCAGACGCACTGGGCAGGTGACGGAGTTCGAGTACGAAGAAAAGCTCGAAATACTCCGGCGCGAGGCTGATTCTCTGAGGGAGAAGCTGCGAGGAAGATAACGCACCGCACGACCCGAATACAGCGATTTCCACGAACCGCAGCAATACCCACTTCAATCGGAACAATTCCAGCGGTTTTAGGCGGCTCTTGGCAGGAGAGATCCTGCTGAGGGCCGCCTTTTTTGCATCCGCGGTAGATGTTCCACATGAAACACATCGGTAACGAAACACTTATACGATATACGATTATGTTGATTATGAGCGAATAATTTTTATGAAATATACAAATTACCATTGACACAGGCGGTAGGCATTGTATAGTAAAGTTACGAACCAAACCAACACACAGAGCCGAAAGACGGGAGGACATAGAAATGGAAAGAACAGAAATTCGCAAACAGCGTGGTTTGACTGCTATTCACCTTGCGGCGGAGGTCGGCAACTTCATCCGAGACGAAGACACCGGTCGTTCGGCCGAGCGAGTGGATATGGCCGGCGGTAAGTACCTCACCTACGACGAACACAAGCGTGTGAACGGATTCATGAACCTGCCGGACGCGCTCGATTACCTCGGCCTTGCGCTGAAATGATTTTAGGAGGAAATGAACATGGAAGACAAGAAGATTACCACAGACGGCATTGAGCTGATCCCTGTGTGGCAGGTCCTGTACCAGCAGGCGTGGCAGAAACGGGCGGGGGATAACAGATTCTGGATTCTCAGAAATCCGGACGCAGACCAGCAGAAAGCGAATTGGGTCGGGCAGCATACGTTCAAGGACAAGCAGAAGGCGGTCGATGCTCTGAACGCGCTGATTCGAGACCATAGCAAGGGCGCCAGAACCGAGACAACTGTGTGCGGCGGGATTGGCGTCGACATCGCCACCGACGAGGATACGGCAAACGACGAGCGCATCGTAAACTGGAAGATCCGCAAGCAGTACAAGACTCCGTGGGAACTGGACGAAGAAATGGAGGCATTGAAGTGAGTGACATTGCAAAGATGCTGCTTTCACAGCACGACAGCTACATCGACGCGCTGAAAGAAGCAATCTCCGAATGGGAGAAGGCCGATAGCTACGCAGCCAAGTGCGACTTCATGCGAGCCATCGGCGACATCGGCGCTGAAATCCACCACATGAACAAGGTGACCGGTTTACGGTGAGGCGGCGCAATGAAGATAGCACAAGCGAGAAGGTTGCTCGCTGAAGATGTCGAAACGATGACTCTGGAACGACTCCAGAAATACCGGGTCAAGGTGATCGACGCTTGGCGGGAGAGCCGAGCAGACTACGGCATAGCTCAGGCTGTTAGGGACGGCTTCTACTTGCAGACCGGTGAGAACGCCTCGGAACATACGCCGAAAGACCTGTGGCTTACGCAGAATCTCGTAAAAAGGCTCGACGCAATCGACCTGAGAGAGCGAGAACTGCTGCGCTCACGGTAACACATGGCGCGGAGGCATCGCCAAACCGCCATACAAGGCCGGGAAGCGTTCCTGCGGATGTCAGAATATAAATTCACACCCGAAGCGGAAAAAGCGATCTGCGGCATCCTATGGGCTTAAATGACCGATTGGTTATGAAAGGAGAATATATCGGTATGAAAAAGGATTTGACTTTCGACGAGAGAATCGCGCTGAAAGCGAAACGGTACGGACTGACTCCGAAGTGGCAGCAGCTCAAGTACGGATTCAAACGGGCGGTATTTGACTGCGACAGCTTCGACGAAATGTACGCCATCGAAAAGATCGTACAGAGCATGGAGGACGCGCACTGCAACCGCTGGTACTGCGCCGAAGGAGGCGTGTTCGAGGGAAGCGTGTACGCAATGGACGCGGCCGACCACGCGGAGCTGACACGGCTGATGAACGAAGATTCTGCTCGCCTCGAAGATTGGTGGCAGAGATACCACGTTGCAGACGAAGAGACGCGCCGCCTGATGGCCTGCGGCGCGATTGCTTGAGAGAGGGGGAGACAGATGCACAAGAAAATGACAGAGCGCCAGATTGAGAAGCTGGCGTACGAGATCCGCAACTTCCTGCTGAAGCGGGGGATGTGGATCGACACGGCCATCTACTTCAATGGCAAGGCAATCAGCACCAGCGATGGCAACGGGCATTATGCCTACAACGACCCGGCAAAGCTGTTCGTTCTGGAAAATCAGGACCCGAAACGATACTGCGAGTACGCTGGCGGTGTTCTGACCATGACCTTCGAGGGCGATTTCTACGAAGTCATGAACTACGGTTACAGGCCGAAGGTTTTGGAGGAGTTCTGGGATCTGCTCGGCAAGTATGGCTTACACTACGAGCTCGGCCATGCGTGGAGCCTGTCGGTCTATCCGAACTAAGGGGGAGCGAGAAGGTGAAGAAGTTTAATTTCGTGATCGCTCCCGCCACACTGGTGGATGCAATGCTTGGAGATCTTGGTAATGGACCGGCGCCAATCAACGGGGATCGCTCGTCCGGATACTTCGTTGTCGCAAAAGAAACCGACGAAGACGGTGAAGTAACGGCGGCACTGATAGAGAATAAGGCGTTCCTCAAACCGGAGGAACGGTTCTACTCCGTCCACCTGATTGATGACATCACAATGGCGGACTGCGAGCTGATTTGCACGGACGACCTCAGCCACCAGAACCTCACTCGCACCATCGAAGAGATGTACGTCTGCATCAGGAATCGCATGAAATAAACGCCAATGTGGATAATATGAAAAATATTTGCTCGGACTATTGACTTCTACGCCCGGTCAGTTAAGATAAGTACGATGAAACTTACCAATCGGTAATGTAGAAAGGAGATAGTGGTAATGCTCATGGACTTGGTGATGGAGCTGGTGACAGCGACCGACCCGAAGGATAAAGATCGGGCTTATCGCAAGCTCGAAAAGGTCGGGGTGGACAGAATAACCGCCGACGTTATGGCGGCAGAGTTCTGGAAGGAGGGGCAGAAATGAAAGAACAGGTAGCCGTTCACTACGCAGCACACACGTCTGACTGGATCGAGTGTTTTGTATTCACCAGCGAAGAAAACGCTCAGGAAGTCGGCGAAGCTGTTCGACGCGCAATGAATGAATACTGGGACAGCGATGACCTGTGCTACGGGGACATCCTCGAATACGAGTTGGAGAAGACCGGTCTTCCGTTCAAGCTGGTTCTCTGCGACTTCGATGACATGACCGACGAACCGACTGCGGAATGGGAAGCGTACAGCGCGGCGGTCTACCAAGATACAACGGTAATTGAAATTGAAATCTGAAGGAGGGCATCGAAATGCTGGATATGAGCATGGAAGATTACATCCGTATCCGTCGGAATTACCCGGATGCTATGGATGGTGACGACGCGGCTGACTTCGTCGCTGACTTGCTGGAAGTCGAAGCAGCCACGACACGCAAGAAACACCCGTATGCGGAAAAGACGGCGAAGCGGCTGGAAGAGGCGGCTACGACGGTCCGCTTGGTTGCAAGCGATCTGTCGGGCGAAATGTTTGGGGAGGAATGATTGACATGAACATTGACGAACTGCTGGATAAGGCCGAAGAACTTGGCTGGTGCGTCCATGAAAGCGACACCGAATGGGAGTTTATCCAGAACAGCCCCGCCGGTGAAGATTTCTCTTTCGACGTCGGCACGGACGATGTCAACAACGCGGACGACATGGTGCGCGAGATCCGTTCCTATGCGAATGGCTTCGACGCTGAGGAACACGCCAAGATGTGGATTGAAGCACAGGGACGGGTGTCCGGTGTCCCTGGCCTCAAGACGCTTGTGAAGGATGCTGATGACATCAAACTGATGCTGAACAAGCTGGCGTCTGCGATGGAGGATGTGCTGCAAGGCGAGTCTGATGACGAAGATGACCGAGCAGAGCTGTCGCCTCGCCAGATTGAGCGTCTGGACGAGATCGACAACGCTATGTACCGGTTCCTGCTGGTTCTTCTGGAACAGGACGAGGACGAGTTCGACTGGGATATGTACCACATCGGCGAGGCTGTCGATGCGGTGCAGCAGGTGATGCTCGACCACGGGTTCGACATCCATCGCCCGTATATTGAAGACGACGGCGAGCGCCGGACGGTGCATGACTACGAAAGGGCTGGTGATTGCTGAGATGGAAAAGGCGTATGAGTGGCTGCTGAAGGAGTTCAGCATTGACGGCGCTGCGGCTCGCATCATCCGAAACGTTTTGGAGTACGCCGACCGCATGGGAGGCGACGAACAGTACGACTTCCTGACCGAGATGTTGGATGGAACGATTGGACTTTCTGATCGAGAGATCCGAAACTTGTGCTGGAACTGAAGGAGGCAAGAAAAGTGACGAAAGCTGAACTGCGTGAGCGGCTTCGCAAGGGCGCGATCATGGACGACCTGTTCGAGTTCCGCGAGGGTCAGGAGTGCTGGATGTTCAAAGCCCCGGAGTTTAAGCCGGGAGAGAACATCCTGTATATCCCGGACACGGATCTGAATGACATTCCGATTGCGGAGCACCCGACCTGCGAAGAAGAAATCGAGGAGATTATCGACCAGTGCTATACCGGCAATGACTTCATTGAAGAGTGCGACGGAAACGTAGAAAAGGCGGAGCGGCTGTTCTGGTACTGCGATTGGCAGCATCCGAGCGCAGCACTGCCTGAAATCGAAGATGACGAGGAGGATGACTGACATGAAGAAACATATCTTGTGCGGCGACAACGACGTTTTCAAGTGGGAGCACGACGGGCAGAAGTTTTGCCTGCACATCCGGAGCGACGATTGCGCTGGAAATCCGCGCGAGGAGTGGGACAACCTGTGTTTGATGGCTTGCTTCCACCGTCGGTACAATCTCGGAGACGGCATCGCACAGAAGACGCCGGAGGAGTTCTGGAAGCAGATGGTCGCGGATCTGATTCCGGGCACGACGCTCGTCCAAGCGGCACGAAACGGAGAAATCGCAGGAATGAAGGTCACCGACTGCAAGGATGACCCCGGCTGCGTAGACCTCTGCCTGCTCGACCATTGGAGCGAGTCGAAAGACAACTGGAGCCACAACACGATTGACGGGCTGTGGCTGGAGGACGAGATCCGTGAGAGCCTGACCGTTGGGAACTGCCAGAAGCTCCTCGAACCGTACTGCGAGTGGATGCCGCTCTGGCTGTACGATCACGGTGGAATCACGATTTCCTGTGGAGCAAGAACAGGGCAGTACGCTGACCGTTGGGACAGCGGCTGCGTTGGATGGATCGTCGCCATGAAAGACAAGATTATGCAGGAGACAACCGAGATCCTGCGCGGGGAAGACGGAGAACCGATTCGCGTAGAGTACAAGCATGAGGGCGGCCCGTCTACATATGGCGTTATGTCTCGACCGCTGACCGATGAAACGTGGAGAAAGAGAGCCATTGAAGTCATGGAGGGCGAGGTCGAGGTGTACGACCAGTACCTGCGGGGCGAAGTGTACGGGTACACGCTCTACGAGCAGGAGGATGGCGAATGGGTTGAACAGGAATCCTGCTGGGGCTTCTACGGAGACGACCTGCTGGAAAACGGTATTGCGGATGATGCTGGCGAGGGATTTGCAGACGCGCTGAAGAACGACACCTACGAGCAGGGCAAAGCTGCGGTTCGCACCGTGACCTGCTATGATTTCGGTTGAGGAGGGAGAAAATGAACGCATTGAAGTTGAAAGCCGAGTTCGAGATGCAGGTGACGAAGGATGATCTCGATGACATTCTGTTCGAGGCTCTGAATGCAGGCGGGGTTGCCGAATGGGCGGACCGCGTGGTAGCGGTTGGCGGGAAGCTGGGAGAGCGCATCTGCGAACAGATCTCGCTCGGAGGAACGCTCAGCATCCACGAACGCATCGGCGGTGCGTGGCACGAATTGACGCTGGAGAAGATGAAAACCGGCATCGAACAGTACCTGCGAGAGAGCAGCCATATCCGCGTCGAGGATGGACGTTTCGTAGCGGGTGATATGACGGCAATCGACGCCGACACCATTGTGCAGTATGCGATTTTCGGAGAGGAGAAGTATTGATGACTTTCGAGCTGAAGAAAGGCATGACTGTAACGATGCAGCCGACAGGCAACTTCAAACGAGGCTGGGACGGAAAACCTCGGCATGGAGTCGTGGAGAAGCTCGGCAGAAAGTATGCACACGTTGCGCTCGATGGTTATGGGAGAAGCGTATATCGGTTCGACCGGGAGACGCTGGAATGCGTCGAAGAAGCGGAGTACAACGCCGGATACGAGCTGTTCCCGGATGATGCGGCGTATCAGGACGAGATGTACAGGCGCTTCATGATGCAGGAAATCCGCATCCGTGTCCACGAAGGGGCATTGGAGGATCTCAACCTTGAACAGATGCGGCGAATCTATGAGCTGGTCGCTGGCGAAGCCATAGGAGACAATACAGCGGACTGATAGCCACCATTCCTCTACTCGGACACGCCAAAAAGCATAGGCGCCCTCCCTGATACTGGCACTTTCACAAAATCAACGCATCTGTGGATTTTTTGCGAATTTCCTATTGACTCAGGCGGTAGGTAAAGTACGATAAGATTACGGGAAAATCCAATTACATGACTGCCCGCCATCGGGAAAGGAGAAGTATATGAAAGATTTGAATGAGGTTGTCAGCCGAAAAATCGACGACCTGCATGACGAAATCGGCGACAGACGCAAGAAACTCGAAGAAACGGTGGTGGAGTTTCACCAGTTCACCAGCCGCTCCGACGCCTATGACATCGTAACGTTCCTGCCGGGGAAGATCAGTGAGATCGAATGGCAGCGCCGACGCATCGAGGAGCTGGAGGCGCAGGCAAGGATGCTCGTCTGGCTGGAGCGGGAGGTGGAGAAATGAAAGGAACGGAAGTCACCTGCCCGTTCTGCGGGGCGAAGAAACTGGTAGGACACCCGTGCCCGGAATGTGGCAAACAGGGAAGCGTGATCCTGAAGGTCGAGGACAATAGCATCTGGCGCATCTGGCATCCGATTTCAGAGCACCGCAACTTCGACGATGCGCTCAAAGCTGCTGGGGAATTGTTCGACGCCGGTATGGAAGAAGACTTCCGCATCGACGACGACCCCGGACCGGATGGCAACTGGCCGGGAACGCTGATTCCAGCCTACAAGCTGGTGAAGGAGAAATGCCCGGAGTGCGGCGGAGCAGTCCGCTCCTTCGATATGATCCGCACGACCGATTATCACGGCATTCCATACCGCCGCGTCTGCATGAAATGCTATGAGCGCATCATGGAGACGAATGGGTACGACGGCGAGAAATACGACGAGCGAGACGAAAATCTCGACTACGATTACTGAGGAGGACGTGACATGGAAAAACAGAAGAAGTTTGGCATACATATCGAGCGCGACATCAAGCTGACGACCGAAGACATCGACGACATCATGGTCGCCGCTTTGGAGGGCGGCATCAACTACTGGTGTTCTGAAGCTGAGGTCGTTGAGGATCGTCGCTGCGCCGACTGGGGACATGAACAGATCGCCCGTGGTGGCACCATGATCTTCCACGACATCGAGGACTACGACGAGAAGTGGGAATTGGATCTGGAGAAGTTCCTGAAGGGCTTCAAGCTGTGGGTGGAGCAGGGGCTCGACGAATACGGAGCGGTTCAGAAAGACGGCACCGTAGACTGCTGCCAGATCGACGCCGCCTGTGCCGACGAGATCGTCCAGCTTGCGTTGTTCGGTGAAATCACATTCGCATAGGAGGCGAGGGAGAATGCGATACGCAATCGGGCGTCCCATTGAGGGCGTCACGCTGAACGGTAATGAATATGTGCTTGACGGGGACGGCAAGCTGATGACATTCGACAGCGTGGAAGACGCGCTTGACTTTCTGAAAGCCTGCGGCTTCGCGGATAGTGACATCGAAGGACAGGGCATTGTGATTGAGGAGGTGCAGCAATGATTACGAAGGAAATGGTACGCGATGGCATTCGCAATGGGAGCGTCCACTTTGTCAAGGACCCGAATATGGAGCACGGAACTGTATGCCAGATTGGTGGCTACTGGTTCTACTTCGGAGGAGAAACTGCTGAAGGTATGCAGCCGGAGGAGTACCTGCGAGCTGTGTCGTCAGAAGACATTGCCGGTGAAGTGTATGACACACTGGAAGAGTTCCGCGTGAGCGGCGAGGAGTTCGAGGCCGAATACGCTTACTACGAGGCGTATCTGATCGAGCGGATGGAGCCGAACATTGCCACACTGCAAGAGCGCGATACCGAGCTGGAACGGCTCTGGGCTGAGTTTGCCGATGTTCCAATGGACCCCGAGACGGAGGAGATGGAAGAACCATTTCTGCATTTCCCCGTAGGAACGAACCGCGAGGAGATCTGGCACTGGTTCGATGAACGCCACTCGAAGGGCGTCGTGTATCTGCTGTATGGGACAGAACCGAAATACTCACTCAAGAATATGGCACCGCTGGTTCGAGCGCAGAGCCTCTGCTGCGAATGTGACAGCGAGACCTGCGTGTTCAACCCGAAAGGGATCTGCATGGTTCCGTTCGTCACCGGAAATGCTCCGGGACTGAGCGAGGATGGATGCACAGACTACTGCTACAAGGAGGATAGCTATGTTTGAAGACGTTTCTTTCGTTGAGTTCTTCAACGATGCCGGCGGCGCGGAGGAGGGCATCAGCTTCATTGCAGCAATCCGAGGCTTGAGCGAGACCGGCCTCCGCAATCTCGAATGCTTGGTACACGCAGCGACCGAGACGATGACCGCATACGACTCGATTGAGGAAAAGGTCCGCGAGGTTCTGACTCGTATGGGAGCTGAATATGAAATCATCTATCCCGACCGCTTCATTGCGGTATGATAAGGAGGGCTTACGATGGAATCTCAGATGTATGAAGTGACAACCTGCCCGTTGTGCGGGCAGCTTATGTTCAATGGAGAATGTGAGAATCCGGACTGCCACTACCATTGGCACCCAATGGAGGACGATGATGAATAGCGCGGGCATCATCACCGTCCAAGACCTTGACCACATGGCGAAGCGATACAGGGTGTGTGACTCTGACGGGCGAGAAATCGGAGAGAAAGTCGGCGAGGCCGAGTACAGAAAGCCGGAGTATGACAAATACGGCCGCAGACGCTTCGACAAATGGGCCAGTTTCGAGAGCAGAAACTACAAGGGCAAGCCACCTTGGTTTACGGCCGAGGTTCAAGGGCTTGAGGCAAGTTCGGGCGTTCTGAAGATTATCGTCAGGAGGCGAGCGAATGAGCGAGGCTGACTTTTGCGGCATGGATGCCGGCGAATATTACGCCATGAAAGACTTCTGCGACCGCGAGCGGTTCTACCGACGGCAGGAAATGGAGGAACAGATGAAGAATAGAATTACGGTCAGACACGGGATGCTGCCAGACCTCAAAACCTACTTGCAACAGAGCGGATGGAAGCTGGAAGATCCAGTAGGTGAGTATGAGGTTCTGCGGGCAAGAAATCTGAACTATCCGCGTCCGCTGCTCGTCCACGACCGCGCCGAGCGAGGCGTCGGATACAGCGTCGACGAGCGTGATCTGAAGGTCTACAAGGGGTGGAAGCGCAACCGCAAGAAACGGGGACTTGATCCAGACTGGCCGACTGAGCAAGAGCGAGACGCATACTGGAGAGGAGCAGACGCATGAGCGAAATTGTGAGCGTACAGATCGGGCAGTCTCTGCCGCCGGAGCGATGGGAACTGGCGGGTCAGCGGTTGGCGCCGCTGTTTGCCAAGCTGCCGGAGGCATTCCCTGAAGATAAGGACAAGGCTAACGCTCTCCGCGAGGATTTGCAGCTTGCGCTGATTGCTGTTGGGTATGTAGCGACCTGCGCGTCCGAGAATTGCCGCTTCATCAATGTGGATGGGCTTCCACGCAAAGGAGAATAGCAAGAATAGCTCGGAAACCGCCATAAATGAGCAGGACGCGCTACATAGTTACCAACTGGTATCATTTCACCCCTGAATCGGCAAGGGGCGCACACAGGCTCTCACGAGCTTCTACGAGGAGGATTAGAAATGGGATACGGAATTAAACGCGGAGACATCTTTTATATCAGCAGGACGCCCGTAATCGGACATGAGCAGTTCTCCGGCAGACCGGCCATCGTTGTTTCCTGCAACGCCAACAATAAGCACTGCGAGACAGTGGAAATCGTCTATCTTACGACGCAACCGAAGGCTGACCTGCCGACACACGCCATGATCCGCAGCGCAAAGTTCCAGAGCACCGCACTGTGCGAGCAGGTAACGACCGTGAGCACATCACGGCTCGGCGATTATTACGGCTCCTGTACGCGAGAGGAGATGGAGGAGGTCAATGCCGCCATTATGGTGTCGCTCGGTCTATGCTTTGACCTTGTCGAGCAAGAAGAACCATGTGAGGAAGAAACGCCCGAACCTTCGATGGCGTGCGTCAAGAATGAAAGCGGAACCATCGCAAGATTGGAGGCCGAGCGAGATACCTACCGAACCATGTACGAGTCGCTACTGTCTAAGGTGATCCGCACTGCGTAAGACGTGGATTGCGGCAGAAACCTTGCGGCAGAATCAACAGGGAGGAAGAATTTGCTGAAAAATATTGATTTTATCGCCACCTCGTTGTATGATGAACGCGAAAGTGCATCGAATGGAGGTGTAGCTATGACGGCACAAGAAGCACTTACGGCGGCATTGGTGGCGACAGGACACACGCAGGCTGAGGGAGCGAAGGCTATCGGATGGCAGGCGCAGCGCCTGAACCAACGACTGATCCGTGGCTCTCTGAAGGTAGAGGAGTTGTTCCAGATTCTCGACGCTATCGGCGTTGACTTTCACATGACGGTACGGGAAACCGGTAAGCCGGTCAGAATCCACACCCCCGGATACGGACGCAGAATCCGGGCTATGTCTGATCGCGTGATGTACGACACCTCAACTTCTGACGCCCTCTCCAACAGCTTCTACGAAGATGGAGAGCACGAGTTCGACGCCGACGGCAGGGCGTCCGAACTGTATATCGACCGAGAGGGCCGGTATTTCCTTGCCAAGTATTCCAACGTCGAGGGAGAAAAGGACAAGGTACAGGCGATCAGTGGAGACCTCGCAGCGGCGTTCATTGAAAAGTATGGAACGCAGCTCGATAAGAGACCGAAAGCCGAATAAGACGGTCAATTCAGAAAGAAGCAGGACGGTATATCCGGCCTGCTTCTTTTTTGCTATTTGTCAACGCATACGGAGATTCCAAGAAAAATATTTGAAAAAATCTGCAAAAATCATTGACTTCTGCGCTCGGTCAAGTATAGTTAAGTTACGATAAATAACACCAATCGGTAACTCGCAGATGACCGGCTGGTAGCCGGAGCAACAGTTCCGGAAAGCCAGCGGTCGGAAGCGAGACCGGCAGTAAAGAAGGAGCTTAGAAGATGCTTTACAACGAATTTCTGGAAGGCACAGGTGCCATCGACACCCCGGCGAACTACGCGGAATACAAGCGCGTGGAAGAAATCTACATGGCAGCCGATTCGATGACGAAGGCAGACGCTTACAGAATGGCTGTGGTCGTCACCGAGAAGGACTACAAGAAGCAGCAGAAAGCGGAGATCGCGTGGGTGAAGCAGAACATCATCCCGGCAGCGGCTTTCGTCCGTGGCATGAGCGACAAGGTCAGCGGGTTCCGCGACAGCAAGTATTGGACCTCGGATCTCGGCAACTTCTTTGAGCTTCGCTTGGAGCGCGACATCAACTGCGGTTCCGTTCGCCTGTATAGCTTCTGGTGCAACGACAAGAAGATCGACGTCAGCTCGACTGGCAGAACCCTCGTCGAATCCGCCGAGATCCAGAGTTACAGAGCTGGATGGCAGGGGAAGACCCGTGAGGAGCTGGAAGAACTGTTCGGCTACATCGCCTGAAAGGAGAACCACATGGAGATTCTGGTTGTTCTGGAAGGAGTCTGCGGCGAGATCCGCAGGCTCAAGGCAAAGCCTGAAACGACCCTCGACGATGCGATGGGCTTCGCTGAGGAGTCGGTCTACAACGGAATGTACGCAAGAGCCACCGTCGAGGTAGACGGCGAAAGCTACTGCGAGTACGAAATGTAAGGAGGAGACGAAATGGCAATCTACACGAACGTGTACGGGGATGGTCACACCCCCGACTACGAGGGCTGCGTTCTTGACTGGTACGAGCACAACGGCTACGACGATTCCGACTGGTACGCGATCTGCTGGAACGAAGAGAAGCAGACCATTGACAAGGTCCTGTTCAACACCACCCGCTGCGCCTGCGGCGGCCGTGCTGAGATCGACGCAACGCCGGAGGTTCTTCGCAAGGTGTATCGCTACTGGAAGAACATCGGTCGCGCCATGTTCGACAACAGAACGAACCCCGAACAGGCGAAGAAGCCGCACGTCGGAGACACGGTTCGCATCGTCGGAGGCCGCAAGTTCAAGAAGGGGACGGAGTGCAAGGTGTTCTGGGCGGGCAGTTGCCACAACCCGTACTCCGGCTGCGCCGAAGATAGGCTGGGCGTAGAAGTTGACGGCAACCGTCAATTCATCAAGGAGGAGCAGGCGGAGCTGGTTGACTGGCAGGCTCGGCTGATGACCGGTAAGGAGCGCAAGCGCCGCATCCAGAACTTCGCAGCGAACTCGATGCCGGCGCACTATCGCCCCTGCTTCAGCAAGAGCGAGTGGGAATGGGAACGCAACGTTGAGAAAGAACTGAGCTGGAAATGGCTCGTTGGTTGATAAGGAGGAACACACAATGGAAAGAACGATTTTGGCATACCTGACCGTAGACGAAGACCGAGCGTTCGAGGAGACGGACGGCCCTATCTCGTATCTGGAGCGCGAGGCTGGTTGGATGGAGCAGAGCGGAATCCACTTGGATGATGCTGCCATCGTTGATGACGACGCGGAAGATCCGAAGGAACGGTATCTGGTGTACCTCGCTCGATTCGCATTCGAGCACCTCTCGGATGGCAATGTCCACCCGCTGAGTTACGCGGAATGGAGAAGCCGGTGATGGCAGATTACAGTCGCTACAAGTTGGAGACCCTCCAGAAGATGCGCGAACGGGCACAAGAAAAATACGAGCAGGAGGTAATGAAGCCAGTAGGAAACTGGGGAGACGGTATGAGACTTGCAAAGCTGCCGAGTATCGCCGGCTATGAGAGAGCAAAGGAACGGCTGGACGCAATCAATGAAGAAATCCGAAGGAGGAAGCAGAATGAACTGCAATAAATGCCGCCATTTCTACCGAAAGATGACGAACAGCATCGGGTACAACCCTGTTCCGTTCTGCCATCTGCGAGACGACACCGGACGGCAACCGGACACGCTGGGACGGAGTTGTTTCGAGCCGTGCGAAACGATAGGGCAGTTCCAGAAGCGAGTCTTTGGAAAGCTCGTTCTCCGATACGACGAGACGTTCCGATACCAGCTTCTCGACCGCTTGATGATGGACTGCAAGTATTTCCTCGGCTACGGGAACCGACGCGAGAAGTATCTGTGGGCGGGGAATGTGAAAGACCACATTCTCGCAATGATGGTGCTGTGGCGCAGTTTCCCGGTCGACAAACAGCCCGAATGGCTGACGTGGGAGCAGATTTGCGAGTACAAGACGCTGATGGAGGGGGATTCAGAATGAAGACGGGATGGTGGAAGGTGCATTTTGACGTCACACTCGACGGTGTAGGCATCGACTTCGATGAACTGCCAGCGTCGGAGAAGCGGCGTATCCAGAGGCTACTGGCGTTCGGAACAGTAGCCGGCGAAGTGACTGTTCCGACCACTGGCGAAGACGGCCCGTGGATTGGAGACATCGTTCGCCTGAATTTCGGCGGCCGGATGGGGAAAATCGTCGACGCGACGTGCGGCTCAGACGGTAGGGCGCTGTACGAAATCGTCGGAAGTGACGGATACCGAGACTGGTATCACCAAGAACAGTTCGTAAAATTGCCTTAGTAAAAAATCAACGCCACCGTTGATATTTTGTGAATTTCCTATTGACCACGGAGGTAGGTGTTGTACGATAAGATTGTGGGAAATCAATCCCGCAAAAGGCATCGGACGGGAGGTGCAAACGAAATGGAGCTTGATAACATGACCCAAGCTGAACTCATTGTCTGGTTGGAAACCCTCGCAGAATTGGTCGAAACAAAAGCGGAGAGCGGCGCTGATGCAGCGGAAATCATCCGCAGCAAAATCGCCGCCCTGAAAGCAAAATAAAATCGGGCTACCCCGACTGACTCACAACAGAAAAGGTAGCCCGATACCCAAAAGGGGCGAGACGAACCCGTCTTCGTCTTGCCCCCTAATGGTAGCACAAAGACGGGAAGAAAACAAGAGGAGGTAATGCCAATGCTGTATGTAACAGTAGAAGACGTACAGTACGCGCAGCAGCAGAAGACGATTGACGACATCGCCAGAGAACTCGGTGTAGTTGCATATCGCCCGGACTATCATGGGAAAGACAGGGACAAGAATACGGTTCTGCTCTACTTGAAGCAGGACGCGGAACACAACCGAAAGGTTGACTGCCAGCCGGTTCACTATTCTCGTTCCGAGGCGCGAGATCTGAAGATGGATGTCAACGGGGATTGCGTCTATCGAGACCACTTCTGGTCGTTCGAGAATAGCGACTCCAACGGTATGCTTGACATGAGATTCGCCAACTACGGGAAGATAGACCTGCGAGGCATCCGCTGGAAAACGGTGCTGGAAGGCCATATCCGATACGCGCTTGCTCGAAAGCTCCAGTTTGAATATGTCCGAGGATCGGGCGGATACTGGGCTCTGCGGGAAGCAGACGGTGTTTACAACGACTTGAACCGCGAGCAGTTGCGGGCGTTGAAGATGATGTATGGGCGGCTGTTCCTTGGAAACATCAACTTCCACGGCGACCAGCGCAAGAAGATTGTAGCTGGCAAGGAAGACGTTTACGAGGAACTGCTCGATCAGATGGTCTACAACTTCGGATGCGACTTCGCCATACCGGTTCCCGACAAGGGATTGGAGGAGCTGATCCGAGCGTGGAACGGAGACGATCGGCTTCCAAAGAAGCTCGTAGACGTCGAGGCAATGACCGGCCGCGTGGAGCAGCTCGGTGGAATCAATTTGATCTGGTATTGAGGAGGGACTGAGTTATGGCGAACAAGCCGGTGCTTGGCATCATTGATTGTCCGCATTGCAGGAGAACGAACATGGTAGGATGGAACGGGAACTACAAGGTTCCGTGTTTCTGCTGCAAGAAGAAGTTCGTGGTGAAGCGGACACGGATGCGCCGCACGACGCCGCTGGCAGCCAACGAAGGCGTACAGGAGGTGAATACTCATGATAGATGACATTGCGGTTGAAGCGATGGACGCGCTGATCGAAATGTGCAGCAACCGCCAGCAGGAACTCGGTATGTGCAGTATCAGGGAGATGCTGTGCGATCTTGACGCCGACGAGTTTCCCTGCATGAGCGAAGATAAAAAAGAAGAGTGGCTGGAGCAGTTTCTCTCCTGCCCGAAGAAGGGGGATAAGAAATGAACGCATACGCAGAAATGAAGAAACGCCATCAGGAGGAAGTCAACGCACTTCCGATGTACTGGGCGTTCACGGAGGAACGCTTCGACGAGATTCTGAAGGAGTTGGGGCTGACAAAGAACGACACCGACAAGCTCTGCAATACCTTTGGCGGCGGTTTCTGCCTCGCCAGCGACGCGAAGATGATCGCGGACACGTTGATCCGGCATCGCAAGGAACTGGAAGTCGCCATCGAAGCCGATGCAACGGGCGATGACTTCATCAAGGATATGTTCATGTATGAACTTCGCGACCACGAGTACACCTACACCTGCGAGGTCGAGGAAACTGTGGAAGCCTGCGGCTTTACGATGGAGCAGGTCGAAAATGACGAGAGGCTCCTGCGCGGCCTTGAAGCTGCCGCAAAGAAACTCCGCGAAGCGGCGGGCTTTTCGTTTTAAGGAGGCTGCCATGAAAGTTGAAATCAGAGCTATTACCAAGAAAGAAGCTGAACCGTATGGAGACAACGCGGACATCGTCCTGACCGGGCGAAAGGCTGTTGTATTCACCGATGAAAAAGGCAACACCGGAAAGCTCTACATGAAGGAAGAGGACATCGAGCTGCTCGGTGAGTCGTACATCGCGGAGAACTCTACGATGGAGTACAGCGAGGTCTGCGGCGAGTGGTTCCCGAAAGTGTCTTGGAACGCATACAAGAATGACCTGAAAAGAAATCCGCCAAAGACGGTTGACGTCGAGTTTGTCTGCGATATGGAGGGCGAATGCACAGAAATCTGGCACAGACTCGACACTGGAGGCTACCTTATGCGGCAGCTTTGCAGAGAACCGTTCGCCCGCTGGCTGACCTGCCGGAAGTTGCAAGGAGGATGGCTGGACGGAAACTGCATCCGTCCGAATGTTACGTTCCGGCACGGTACGCAGGTGGAAACTGTCTTCTACGACGACTGGAACGGAACTGCTGCGTACAGCAGCACATTCAACCCGAACTTCAGAAAAGGATAAGGAGGAACGAACATGATTTTGATGGACAAGACGAAGGAGACGGTGACCTTCGAGTTTGAGGGCAAGGTGTACCAGATGACCCGCGAGGAGATCGAGGCGGCTTACCGATACCGCGAGCGGGAGTACCGTCAAAGCGATGCGGAGGTGGCTATCGAATACTTCGCCTTCGGCTCCGAAGACCCTGAGAGCATGACCGACGCGGAATACAAGCAGGCGGTCGACAGCTTCGAGGAGCAGTACGGTGTGAAGTACAACGACCTGATGAAGCGAGCTCCGGAGATTGTCGATCTATTCTTCCAGGAGCAGGACTGCAATATTGCCGAGAACCAGACTTGGGAGGACACCATTGTCGATGTCGTCCAGCGAATGAAAATGCAGTAAATCAACGCCAGCGGCTATGTTAAGAAAATTATTTGCGAAAATCTGCATTTTCTATTGACTTAGGCGGTTGGTAATGTAAGATAAGAATATAGAGCAATTACCAATCGGTAATGCTTGAACGTTACATCGGAAAGGAGAGCGATTGCATGGAACCGAAGTGGAAGCTCGGAGAGGACCTGAGCACGGAAGATAACCTGTTCGACGGCGTCACCTTCGACGACCTGATTCTGGCTGTTCACTGCAACTGCAAGCAGATTACACCGGCCGCAGTTACGGCGACTGCGAAAGAAATCATCGAAGGACGCATGACCGACTTTGTGTATCTGCTGGACAACAACATGGACGCAATCATGGAGGCAGCGATGAAAGGGAGAGCGCAGTATGAGTAGCGCAGTATGCTTCCCGTACGAGCAGCTCTCGCTGATCGATGCGGTAAGCGGGACGGCGGCAGTGAACCTGTTCGACGGCAGAAAGTATGGGGCGACAGAGCCGACCGACTTGATGAAGCGGCTGGTTCCTCGTGCGACATACGCTGTTGTGGTCGGAGACCACCCGCAGGCGCTGGTTCCAACAAGGCTAAAGCCGAGCCAGATCCCGGAGGGGCATGAGTTCTACCACTACATGATTGACGGAAATGTGTACGCTGGTACGTTTGTGGGAGGCTGACGGTGAAGTTCTGGACGTTTCAACGCAAAAACATTGTAGATAAGCTCGCGGCTGGTTTGACAATTCGGCCATGCTGGACCGATGGCGCTGTGACCATAACGGGATGTAGTTTGGACGCATACCGCTATCTTTTGAATCGGTTCAACGAGGACGGCAACAGGAAAGCATCGGGATTGATATTCGGATATGCAGACTATGAATCCTCGGAACAGCTTTACAAAGCTATTGATAACGCCGGATGGCCGAGCGGCGCATCATTCCGTGGAGAGACGCACGCTCTGATCGAGTGCAACATACCAGACCAGCAGCCCAAAATTACGATAGACTTCTACCGCTTCAGCGATTTGCTTTTTGCATTCGCTGAAGGCGACCTCGGAGATTTGACATTGGAGCAGGCAAAGCGGGATCTGAAGAAACCCAACGGGAAACAGATGGAGCTACCTGTGACGCATATAGAGTGCCTGCGACCCGAATGGGTGAAAAGCATACACAAACCGAGAGGAGAAGACGATGTACCTGACGAACAATGACCAATATGAATGTGACATCTGTGGTTTCAGGGGGAAATTGGATGCTCACGATGACCGACGCGGCGATCTTTGGGAATGCGAACGATGCGGAAAACATTTCTGCACGAACTGTTTCAGGAAAGCCTGCGGCGAAGAGGATTTCAGAAAGATGTTGTCTGAGACGGACAACGTTCTTTGCCCAGAATGCTGGAACAGCCAGACAAACAAGAAGGAGTTCCGCATCAATATCCGCGAGACACTTGAAACGCAGGTGACGGTGGAGGCAGAAAACAAGGAAGACGCGCTGAGAGAAGTGGAGAAGCGTTGGAAGAACGGCCTCGACGCCGACAATTTTCAGAGAATTGATTTCTGGGAGGATGAAGCAGGCGACGAGTTCGGAGAGCTGTGGCGAGCATGGAAGGAGGGGCGTGTACTAATCCCACCATGTAAGGTAGGTGATACGGTGTATGTTTCATACGGGAAGGGATATAGACCGTGTGTAGTAGACCGCATCCACGTTCTCGCCAACAATGAAGTTCAAATAAGGGTGCGGCACTTTATCACTGAGACTTTGTGGCTATCCGCTTCTGATTTTGGCAAGACGGTGTTCTTGACGAGAGAGGAAGCCGAGAGAGCGAAAGCGGAGGAGGAATGACCGTGAAAGCTGTGATGATCTCGATTCGGCCGAAATGGTGCGAAAAGATTCTGAACGTGGAGAAAAGGGGTGAACTCCGCAGAACCAGACCGAAGCTGGAACCGCCGTTCAAATGCTACATTTACTGCACGAAGGGCAAGAGACCGCATGAAGACTTCATTGAGACCGAATGGCCGAAGCCGCAGTTTTATGGAGGCGGAAAAGTGGTCGGTGAGTTTGTATGCCACCGCATTGATGCGCTCGCCAGAGTCGGGTACGCCGGCAGCGGTGAACTGCCGCGATACAACATTGTGAACGCCGATGCCCGCGTCAGGCCGGCGAAAGAACTTTTTCTGATGGCCTGCCTGACAGAATCCGAAGCCGAGGATTACCTCAAAGGCCGGTATGGGTTTGGATGGCACATCTCGGAACCGAAAATCTATGATAAGCCGAAAGATCTGAGCGAGTTCTGGTTCCCACCGGAGTTGTACTGCGAAAAGGAACGATGCGGAAGCTGCCCGTGCGATCAGGTGGCGGATGTAAATGGAGAATACAGCTTTGACTGCGAGTGGAGGCGTCCGCTGATGCGACCGCCTCAGAGCTGGTGCTATGTGGCAGAGGAGGCGTGATATGGAGAAACGACAGTGCTGCCGCTGCGTTCATGGCATTGAGGCAGATTTCAACTCCATCAACGAGCTGATTATCTACTGCGAACTGACGGGGGAGTGGATGAATGTGACCCTCGGAGATTGCCTTGGCAACTGTGAAAGTGAGGAGGACAAGCCGTGGAACGCCTGACGAAATACAGCAATGAAACCACGCACGAAAATGGAGTTTGCTGCACACATTTTGGCAGCACTGAATGTTGCAAAGTCGGTGGAAACTGTGCCTTGAATTGCAAATGGGAAGAAGCTGCGTGGGAGCGCCTCGCCCGCTACGAAGACGCAAGGCTGTCTCCTGCGGAGGTACACAGTATGTACGGCGAGTGGAACGCTATGATGTCTGTCCTGAACAGCATTGGAAGCTACGACAGACTGCGCGAGCTGGCTGAGGCCGACAGCGACGGGCGCGTAGTGATTCCGCCGTGCAAGATCGGCGATAAATTATACCGCGTGTTTGCCGGAGAAATCTTCGAGCACCGAGTCGGGAGCATGAAATACTTCGCAATACAGGGAAAGTGGGACATTGAAACGTACCCGTTCTGCCCATGCGTGGAAAGTTCCATAGGAAAAACGATTTTCTTAACCCGCGAGAAAGCTGAACGGGCGCTGATGGAGCGGTGAGATGAAAGTACCGAAATACATCCGAAAGAAAATGCACCAGATTGCACTCTACGCGGGTTTGGCGGCCAAACTCGACCGCGAGGTTGGGCTATGGTTGGAACGGAACGGTGTAGACGTGGAAATGCTGAGCGACGGAGGCGGGTACGGCTATGAAGAACTCAGCTATGGTAACGATACAACAGACGGGTTGTGCGAACTGATAGAGCAGATGGAGGTGCCACAATGGAAATGCAGGAGGTGCAGCCATGACTGACATTTTTGATAAAGCGACCGATTTGGCCGTGCGCCTGAGAAAACTTGCGGATTCAGAAGGCTGCGAGGAAGCCAGAAAACTGATACGAGCCGCAAAAGAGGCCGCGGATATGCTGGAGAATCAGGCGTACATCATCCTCGGCGTCATGCACAGCGTTGACAAATGGCTGGACGGCAAGAAACTGGAGCAGGACGAAGTCAACCGAGCGGCGACCATGCGAGAGAAAACTCTCCGCATCATTGAGAGCAGACCTGAGCGGATTCACGCGCACCTCGTCATCGACTGGCTGGGCGACGCACGCTGCTCCAACTGCCGGGAAGATGTAAACTGCACCGAGCCGTTCTGTCAGCATTGCGGCGCACGGCTCGATGAACCGGAAGTAAAGGAGTATTGACTGGATGGTAGACTTGACTACGCTCGAACAGTACAGAGACCGCGACTTCGAGAGAAGGTACTACGGCTGCAACGGCGATAGCGGAAACGGCGTGTTCCGAGTTCTGGTGAACCAGCGCTCATTCCATTGCATCGTCAGCAACGGAGGCGGATGGGATCACGTCAGCGTGTCACCGTGCAATAAGAAGCGGACGACCTGCCCGACGTGGGAGGAAATGTGTGCGATCAAGAATGTGTTCTTCTTGCCGGAGGAGTGTGTGATCGAGTATCATCCGCCGCGAAGCGACTATGTAAACAACTGCGAAACCTGCCTGCACCTGTGGCGGCCATCGGATGGGAAGATTCCGATGCCGCCAACCGAATTTGTTTGAAAGGGAGACGGAGAATGACATTTGAAAGACTGACGATACGCAATAGCGATGGCACAGTGTCGCAGCCAACCGGAACCACCGTCGAGTCGGTGTTCTATCGACTGGCAGAGTATGAAGATACCGACCTGCGTCCCGAAGACATCGTAGAGTACAAGAAATTCGAGGACTGGCTTGTACAGAACAATACTACCATTGCCCATGTGATCGAGCTGCTGCAAGCCGAAAAGGACGGACTGGTGACGGTTCAGAAACGGTTCACCGAAGGGTGCTGCGGCGGATGCCACCACTTTCTGCGAGAGAAGGGGAAACGCTCCGGAGTCTGCGAAGTCAGGAAGTACAAGCATTATCCGAGAGAGGGACAGCCTCTTTACTGCTGCCAGTCCAAGCCAGCTTGCCTCGATTTCGAGGATCTCGACGGGAGACCGGCTCGGTACATGGAGGGCGCGAAATGATGCCTGCACCACAAAACGGAGGAACTGACAATGGCAAGAGGACGCCAGCAAAAATGGATATGCCTCGACTGTGGGGCGTCGTTCTCGGTTCAGGGCGTTACGCCGAAGATGTGCTGCTCCTGCGGTTCTGAGCGAATCGGCAGAGCACCGAGTCCCGAACTGGCCGAGAACTTCGCTGCGAAGCGAGATGAGCTGAAGAAGCTGTGCGCCGACCTGAACCCGGCGTATCTGTACTTCTCGGACCTGAAAGCACAGTACGACGAACTGATGGCATACTGGAAGCAACAGCGCAGGCGAGGATATATCACGGATGAAGAATACGCAGAGCTGAAGGCTCTGTACGAGGGGAAATGACCCGAATACAGCGTTTTCCACGACATCCAGCAATACTTTCATCATTTGAACACGCTCCAGCGGTTTTAGGAGCCTTTTTGATAACTTGATGTGACCGATTGGTAGTTAGATTGCGGCACACCGGAAAGGAGAAACGATGCACCACTACACCGTATATCGAGCAAAGGATGACCAGCTCGTAGCGTTCGGGATTGCAAGGGAGTGTGCGAAAGCGCTGAAGCTGTCGAGTACAGCATCGTTCTATTGTCTTGTCTGCAATGTAATGAAAGGCAAGAACCGAAAGTACGAGATCCTCATTGAAGCCGAAACACCGGAGGACATCAAGCGTAGAGAAGCCGAGTCGCTGGAGCGACTGAAACGGAGGATAGAACGATATGAGAGAGACTGAAAAACCGACCGACTTCCACATCGACGTGAAGCCGGTCTCGATCACGTTCGCTTGCCCTCACTGTGGTCAGACAGTCGTGGTTCCGTGGAGAGAACTCGACGTGCCGGAGTGCTGGGGAGACGATTGGGGTTACGTCGAATGCCCTGACTGCGAGACGGAGGTGAAACTGGGTGAGTACGAATACGACTGAGCGAGCCAATCTGTCTTTGGGAGATATGGTTGTGTGCAGCGCCTACATCAGGCCGAGCGGCAACCACTTCGAGATCGACAACGGCGACGTGGGAAAGGCGCTGCTGTGGGAGAAGGGCGCAACGGAGGGCCGGGAGATTGACGATTACGAGTCCTGCGATAAGTTCGTGACGAAAACGGCTTTGTTCACCGGAGTCTTCGTCGGCGTGACATGGCTCTGCACGGAATTGTTCTGCGAATGGAACGAACCTCCGTACGGAAGAAGCGGCTTCCAATGCAGTTCGATCAATCCGAAACCGTTCGCCATCGTCTACTACGCCGAGAACAAGAAACGGCTGGTCCCGATGGAAAGCATCAAGAAGGTGGAGCTGTGAACTACTACGAGATCTACGACCGATACAGCGACGAGCTTCTTGCCAGAGGAACTGCGCGAGAGTGCCGCGACCAGCTCGGCTGTGCCAGCGTGGACAGCTTCTATGCACTGGCGAACCGGTCGAAGCGCGGCATCAACAAGAACTACCGTGTCGTCATCCTGAAAGGCGGGGAAACCGACTACCCTGTTTTGGGAGCAGACGGTCCAGACCGGCAGATACGAGAGAAAACGAAGAAGGAGCTGCAAG